GGGGGTGGGGTAGGGGGTAGCATGACCAGTCATAGGCTGGGGTACCTATGACCAGTCAAACCTACTACTCTGACTTTACTGCGATAGTACGATAGGTAGTGCGGATAGAGCGAGGGTCTTTAACCTCAACTAGATAAGCCTCTGCACCTTCATAGTAGATAGGCTGAGGGTGCTTTTCTGCACTGATAATTTCACCTGTAAGGGTGCGGGACTGATAAGTCTTACCTACTAGTAGGGACTCAATTGAATATAGATTAGCCATAGGGACTACCTTCTTTCTGTTTATATATCTAAGCCTACACCATAAGGGCGACAAATACAAATCGAGAATCGGACATATAGGACATTTTGAATGTGATAAATATCATAGTGTGTCGACACGCCCGAGTGCGACGTGCCCACGCATATTTATGCAGAACTATAAATAATTATGCATCTTCTAATTCTGCATTGCTACGCATGTAGTCTTCAAAATCTAATAGACCTTGATCATACGCAACAGGGTCACACATCTTTAAAACTTGCGAAGGCTGAAATTTATAAATACCAATTTCAATTTCACCTTGCTCATCTAGTAAATCGTTATATAAATCTGTCCATGGATTATTCATTAGTTATCACTCCAATGCATTTTGATGTGTTGAATCTGTTCATATAAATCAGCGGTAGGTTCAGCCATGCCATATGGATTACCTTTATCTTCAATTAAATCAAGAAGATTAGATAAAGCGGTTTCAAGAAGGACAACCTCATCAATGTTGCCTAGTAATTCAATTTTTTTCATTAGTTGTTACCTTTCTGATAAAGAAATCCCCATGCCTGTCGGCATAAATAAATGCTTTCGCAATTGTCACAACAGATAATTCCATTGTTGTTTAGTTCTAGGTCATAGATATCTATGCTAGTTGTTTTGTCTCCACATATGGAGCGGACATTTACATAGTGACTCATTATTTAAGTCCTTTCGTTCTTTTGATAATTCGCTTGTTTCCACAAGCCTTGCAAGTTAAGTGGAAAGTTTCTTTAAACCATCTTTCGCTCCACAATAGAGAGCCACAATTAGGGCAACCGTTCATTAGTTAGCCTCCTTTTCGTTAAGCATTTTTTGAATATTGCGAACCTGCAATAACCAAGGGTTAGCGGCTACGATAGCCTCATGGCGCAACGCATTGCGCTTTTGTTGTTCAACGGCAAACGCCTTGAAATATTCGTGCGTGTTCTTGTCACGCATTTCTTGAGTTAAGTGAGTCATTTTGACCCCTTTCATTTTTAAAGATTTACTTTTTGTTCAACCTTGTATAGATACAAGTCTAGCAGGGGGGTCTGACATTTTGGAGGGTATAAATCGGACATTTTGGACTTTGTGAGGTAGAACACATGTGACCTACGCCACACGGGGGACGTCCCGATTTAGTTGAAATTTCAAGCAGTTTTAAATCATGCTCAGGATCCCGCTGCAGGCCTAGTTTTGTTTTCGCAAATCGTTTTTAATTTCTTGCCAGTCTTCTTGTAGCATTGGAATCATCATTCTTACTAACTGAAACACTCCAATTGCTAAACCTAACTGCACTACTGTTGTAATTAGTCTATTCACTTTAAACACTCCGCTCTAAACTTTTCGAAATCGAAACTTTGATTGTCACTAGAGAACATATCACCAAACTCATGAATTAAATCCTCGAATACATCTTTATCCATATCCTCAACGAATCCGTTTAGAATATTTGCAACAGACACAAACGCTTTGCGTGTATAGGTAGCCATTATGCAACACCTACCAATTCTAGAAACATCTCAGTGCCACCCTCATTGATAAAGGCAACTTGCTTTTCGATTGAAGCCCATGACATATCTTCAAGGTCAGGCATGCACTCATCAATTGCACCCTTGTTCATTTCGATGAAGCCTTCACCCATCATCATGATTTGTGGGAGGTAGCGATTTGTCTCCGCAACCTTTGAAACGAAATTGTAGCCCTTGTAAGTAAAGGGGAAGCGAGCAAACTTAATTGTTGAAGTCATTAGAGAACAGCCTTTCCACGAAGTGTACCTGAAATTGAGAGAGCGTCGCAAGACACTTTGAGAGCAACACCTACTGGCAGGCTATCTGCATAAGTAGAGATGAATTGAGCAACTGCACCCTTTGAAGGGAGAGCGATTGACTTTGTTGAACCGTTGAACGATTCGAGTTTTACAGTGTAGTTCATGAGAACCACCTTTCTTTTGTTAAGTTGATAAGACTATCCTATCAGACTAGACCGACAAATTGGGCACTTATTCGCTTAGGCTCACTGTGATACTAGTCACATTTATTTGCTAAGGCTCATGCCTTTATTTATCTTTATTTAATTGTATAAGAGAATACTACCAGAGAAATGTCAAAAAGTCAAGTTTAGACACGGACAATTCGGACATTATTTATGTGTTTCGCATCACACGAACATCTGTTCGAAAACGGGACGTCGCATTTTTGCAAGTTTTTTACTTGTCAAAAATTTTTAGCAACTCTTCACATTGTTCATCAGTTAGATGTGTTATGTCAATTGCTTTTTGAAATAGATCCGTGATTTCATTCATTAGTTTTTCTCCATTGTTTCAATAATTTGTTTCAATTGGTTTTCGGTAAGTAGTGCAAACGCTGCACCCCACATTCCTGCATATCGGAATTGACCATATTTGTTTTCTGCAAGGTTAAGAATTTCATCTTGCATTTTTACTTTATCTTTATACATTAGTTATTCACTTTCCAATCTGACCACATAGATAAACGGTCTGAATCAAAATCCATCCAATAGGATTCGATATTCTGCTCGCATGATTCGCAGAATGTGTATGCTACATCATTATAGAATGAGATAGCCTTTTTATTAGGGGTATGCTCAACGCATACGGTTGTTAGTGTAGTCATTATTTACGACCACCTTTCTTAGTAGTACGGCAATACTTAGCGTATTTGATAAAGAGTTTTCTGTAACCACATGAATCACAGTAGCGATTTAAGTAAGGTTGTTTTACATTAGTAGCATGGGTATCTGTCCATGCTGTGTGCTTACATGTAGGGTCATTACCCGCTACATTGTAGTCATTGTAGTAGTAGGGAACATGGCTCCATGAATTGTAGCCAGTAGGGATAACGCTATTAAGAGCGTTTATTGCGTTAGTGTTAGTCATTTTGACCTAACCTTTCATTTTTCGTTAATAACCTTTATTAACTTTCTTTATATGATAATACTAGCAGATAAAACCCATACTGTCCAGTATACCCATGAGTAGTCTCAATATATGGAGCGTGGGTATTGTGATATAGACCACACACATAGGGGGTAGTTATCCACATAGTTATCCACAGGGCACGTCCCCATGTGGTACACATCACACCCGACACGCCGTGTATGGGCTTGACTTTTGAGGGTATATATGTTAGTATTCTACTATAACAATTAAATAGAGCAATAAGGAATACCCCCTAAAATGTGATACGAAACACACCCCTAAATGCTTGACTTTTAGAGATATGTATGCTAGTATTATTACTATAAGAATTAAATAGCAAGGAAATCCTAGTGAGCCTCTGAGCCTACCAAATAAGGTCGAAAGACATGAGCGTAGCAAATAAGAGCAAATAACCTAGGCAAGGAAAACAGTTAGCAAATTGCTAATAGTATTAAATGAAAGGAAGTTAAAATGACTTCACTATATAACCATATCGAGATTGGTGATACCATCTCATTCCCTACATCTATGAACCTTGTTAAGTCAGGTGTAGTAGAGTCACTACGAAAGTGGAATGGCACTGCTATGCAGGTGCGTTGCACTAATGGTGCTAAGTTTGAGATTAGTCGTTATGTAAATGACTATGTACTAACAGTAGAGGAGAACTAAACATGAGTTTCCCTACTATCCTAGTTATCTTGTCGGTACTATCTACTATACTTATCCTTATCCCTACAATGCTAGACAATTCTAGCGAATACTAAGACCCCCTAAAGAAAAGAGAAAATAAATATGACAACATGCAAAGTAATTAACTGTGATTCAACAGAACTAGTATATAGCGGTACTGATGCCTTTATGTTAGGCGGTATCCCTACTGAGACCTATTGCTATAAGTGTGCTAATGCATACAATCAAATAAGCAACGGTATGGCTATCTACCTAGCAGACTATGTAGATAACACCCCTCTCTCTACTACATCTTGCTAAGGAGTCCTATTGTTTGATTTTATTACTTCACCATTCGAGTGGTTTGCCAATATAGTACAGTACTCACTTATATTTATGGCTATTATTATAGTAGTCCTAACTATTGGTGCAGTAGTCGCTATCCCCATAGGGCTCAAGTTATTGGGGGTAGCATTCGCTAAGACTATTGTAGTAGAAACTAGTAAGATACTAAAAGACCTACAAATAGATAAGATATCGCAAGATACAAAGCAACTTACTAACAATATACTAAGAGTAGTAGGAGATAACAGATGATAGATTCAATGTATGCACACACATGTAGTGAATGCGGTGATACAGGGCTAGTATTTTTTAGCGATAAAAGTATCCATATTGATCCGTGTGCATGTCCTCCATCGAAGGTGGGCGTGTAGTCATTAGATTTTATGGGGGTGTAGTGTCTATTAGATTAGGCACTCACCACCTATAAAAGTGCACACTATATTTTTCTATTTGATTCTTTTATATCCTGTATCATTCATCTGGTAAAAATATTCAGATTTTGGTCAAACCCAATTTTTATAATTTTTCAGATTTTGCCAGGGTATCAATCCTGATCCAACATCATGCTATAATAAATCTATGACCGATAACCTATATACTGGAAACAACTGCTGTGCAGCATGCACATGCGAAGATCCACATCAATCAAAAAGACCACAGACAGAAGAATAACATGGCTATCCTAGACAATTTTGAATCAGCCTGGGACGAAGAGTTTGTTTTTGAATCCAAGCCTATGCCTATTACTGACAATATGGGCAGAGAAGTGTTTTGGGAAGATATGGGTAGACCAGAATCCTTGGCTACAAAAATATTTTCAGAAACCATATGCGATAACTGCTCTACCAAGACATCCTAATTTTGCGACGGTATAGAAAGCCTATGGCTCGATCTGATAAAGATCCCACATACGTATATCAATAAACCCTATTCGAGCAGAATCGGCTAACTCCTCATTATCTGCTTCAATGACAAGTACAACATCTGACTCAATATCAACTTTTGTTATAAAGTCAGTTTTAGCATTGGCCTGATACGCCTCTTGAACCTTTGATAGGATTGGTTTGTAATAATACTTAGGCAATTATTCCAGCAGCCTTCATACGATCATACATGTTATCCACAATAAGGGTCAAAGTAGGTTGACTCTGAGCAATTTGAGACTCAGCGTCGGATTCACTCATTCCTGACTTCAAACATAGATCTCTATTGTCTTCATTGATACTATTGAGCATTAATGCTAGGGCTTCTTGCTTTTCCATTTTTACCACTTTCCGATAGGACACTCTGCTTGTTTGAGTGTAGATTTTAACTTCATAAAACAACCACATTTTGTGCACTTCATAAGGCTTTTACGAAATGCTGGACATTCATTGCAAATGGCGAGTCTTTTCTCAATTAGTTCTTTATCTGACCTAGGCTGGTTAGGATCAAATAAGTCACTAAACTTTACTTCCATTCAATCTCCTCATTATACGTTACAGAGTATTCTCCTGTAAAGATCTCTGCATATGAAATTATATCAGACATGTAACGCTTCACCGTATTTACCCCGACTTTATCAGACATATACTTTTTGCCGTCGGCTAGAGGCTTGTGGATAAGTCCTTCTTTTTCAAAAGCATCATTTAGGGTTTGGATATATCTTTCCTTGCCAAATCTTTTCGATGCAAATTCTTGTCGAAGGTATTTTCCACGGATCTCATCATCGGCTTTTTGTATTTCATCTGTATTCCAGATAACATAGGAAACAGCATCATGTTCCATCCGCTTAGACCAATTTCGCATATTGTCTCCGTACTTCTCCATGTTTCGGAGAGTAGAGTCGGAGAAAGCCATGCGTATTTTGTCATCAATGGATGTGGGCACCTCTGTTGCGAACGAAATTAAAAACGTCGTAGCGTATGGAAACTTTTCGTAATACTTGTCGACCTCATAGTGATGATTTGGATTAAATGATCTCTCTGCTGCGCCGTCGCTTAAAAGCCTCATATGATTTCCAATCGACACATAGTCCGAAGTATTCATATCTATATCGACGAAAAGACACTCTTTCGGATCGACCCCATCGGCGAGGCATAAAAGATTTTTATCATAAGTACCAACTACTGTTGAGCCATTGTAACGATTGAGTAACGCTGCCGACATAAAACCATCCATATCAGGGGAAATGATCAATTTGTCCGAATAGGACAATGTGTCCAGTATGTCTGTTTTCATTTTTATAAAACTCCCCTTATAATGTATTTCATGACTGCTCAAGAATGGCTTGGCCTTATTTTAACAACTTTGTCAATTGTAGCACTTATCGCAGGGGCTGTCAAACGATACATTGATGCAAGATTTGAGCCTATCAAGTGCGTTGTAGAAGAAATCAGAGCAGAGACTAAGACAAACGGTGGATCTTCAATGCGTGATGAGATTAAGTTCATCAAAACCACCCAAACAGAACATATTAAGCGTCAAGAATTAAGTGACGAAAAATTAAATCACATGTACGAAGTTCTGCTAGACTATATTTCTACAAAACGATAGACTTCTGGTCTTTGATATATATAATTTATATTTAATATAAAAACCCTTTAGAGATAGTTTTCTTTTCTTTATATATTTAAAGTATACACCATCCAAACACTTGATGCTTTAGTACAAACTATAATAAATCGGACATTTAGGATTGTAACAATCTGATAACTTTTAAATATATGTCCGTTTTGTACTGATATGATATAATTTATATACTACTATCAAGAACTGTTCTTCATACCCACCTTTCTTGATAGTAGTACTATTTTAGTGGTATAATCGTTCTATTATGACAAGTTGCTGCAGTCCTGAAACCTTTGGTGCTGATCCTATTTCCATTAAGTGGAATGTTGTTAGAGGAGACAAAGCATCTATCCGTATTGAGTTTTTAAATAACGATGAAGTAACTTACTTTGATATTTCTGACTGGTCATTTAAGTCACAGGCCTATGATCCTAAAACAGATATTATTGATGAATTAGAAGTTGTTGTTGGTGATGGATATGTAGATATTATTGCTCAACCTGAACTTAGTCAATACTGGGGAACAGGCTATACATCAGTAGTTAGTGAATTAACCTTTGATTTAGAAGTTACCCTGGCTGACGAGACAGTCTGGACACCCGTTATCGGCGTTGTAAGGGTCTTAGGCGATGTTTCAGGAGGAAGTCTATAGTCATGGCTATCATTAAGGTCTCTAATACCCCAAAAAGCCTCCCAGCCGTTATTCGTATTAATGGAAAATCTTTTAAGGTAACAAAATAGGAAAGATAATCAATGGCTATTTCAAAGAGCGTTGATTTTCCAGGTGCAAGCAAAAATAGTTATGCTGCCCAAGTACAACAAAATAAAGAATCTACATCACAGGAAAATGCTTTGTCATTTTTACCAGTTCCTGGACCACAAGGACCACAAGGAAATCCAGGCAGAGATGGAAAAGATGGGATACCTGGAAAAGAAGGATCTCAAGGCCCAGAAGGACCAAAGGGGGACAGGGGTGAGCGAGGGTATCCAGGTAAAGATGGAGAAAGTTCGTTATCTTCTTCTGGACAACAGGCAGGCTGGGCAAGTTACTCTAGTAATGACACCAAAGCAATTCGTCTTGGAGCAGACAAAGGTACAGATGGTTGGGTCGATGTATTTTTAGGAAAAACAGTAAAAGCAAATGAAGATTTTTTGCCAAAAGACTCAGTGAGCCTTTGGAATGAGCACAATAGGCTTCTAAACTTTAGAGGTCTGAAGATTGGTTCTCAAGTCTTTGTAACCTATAACTTTGATGTGACTACATTTTCTCCAAATACTGAAATCTGGCTAAGAACATTTTTCCCGTCAATTGACTTTGATGTGTCTCAATTCGTTGGTTCTTTTAAGTATCAGCACACATACTCTCTTTCTGTTACCCAGAAGGTTTTTGTAGAAAACAAGGAGGTCTGGGCAGCAGGTGCCATACCTCAGATCCGATCAGACTTTGATGCTTCAGCAATTCTTAATTCTATCTATGTCAGCGTGGTATAATAAAACCATGGCATTTCCAGGAGAACTAAACTTAACATACTACAAGGGTGATACCCAAGAATTTCGCATCTACCCAAGAAAAAATGATGGGTCTTCTTTTAACATGTCTGGATACACAGTTAAATTTTCTGTTGCAGAAAATAGAGGATCTTCCTCAGTTATTGAGTGTTATGCAGTTATTGACGGAGACAACTCAAATATAGTAAACTGTGCAATCCGTCCAGCAGATGGAGAACAACTTGTACCTGGAACCCAGTATGTTTATGATGTAGAAGTAAAGAAAACTAGCACCCCATATAATCTTGTTTACACAATTTTAACGGGCACAATCTCAGTTACTGATCAGGTTACTCAGGCATAATTATGACTAACCTATTGACAAATGATGATGTCACGGTTCTTGGTGGACCAGCGGAAATAACTGTCGATTTAGATTTTGGACCAACTGGCAACAGGGGAAGTTATTGGATTGTTGGAAGTGGAAACCCTAATGACTCTGAAACTGAAATAGGTCAAACTCCACAGGTTCAAGATATGTATCTTAACCTAAATCCAGAAGAAGGAGAGTACCTGTCTGTTTATCAATATCAAACTGGAATTGGAATTACCTCATGGGTAAAACTTGTTAATTTAATCCCAAAAATTTCTAGTAAAAATGTATTGGCAGATTTTACAACTGGTTTAGCAACAATCAACTTACCCCTTGTTGGCATCGTTCCAGAAGCCAGCATTGGAACTCTAGTCGCAACTGACTTTAACATTCAACACTCTGTTGTAGGAACTGACTCCCCAGTGTCTTCTGGGCTATCCGTTGTTGGAATTACAACTGATAATGGTGTTAGTGTTTTGCAGATTGAGGTCAGAGCAATCCAACAAGTAGATGGAGCCTGGGAAGAAATATCTGGACAGCAACTGATCCATTTGTTTATTTCCGTGGTATAATTTTGGGGGAGATGACTAATGGCTGATAATATTAATTTAAATGGACCTTACAACACTAAGGTTCCTACCTATAGCCAGACTGCTGATATTCAAGAGGCATTAAAGTTATTTCTTTATGGCGAAGGAGATCTCCCAACGAATGCTTCTGAGATTGCTACCGTTTCTCTTGCTGGACATCTAAAAGCAATTGAAGACGACATTAGTGTTATCGATGCAAGAGGCGTTGGATCAGAAGTTCTTTCTACACAGCCAACTGGAGTTCCAGATGGTTTTATTTGGGTTGATTCAGTTGGTTCTGCACCAGCATTAAGTATTCCAGTATGGAAACTAAAAGGCAGTGGGTCTTTGTCTGGAGAATCATTATCAGTATCTTCACTCAATGGAGAAAAACTATTTATTATATTAAAAGACTGGAGCCATGACAATTCTGGCTCAGTAGACTTCTCTTTAAGATTTAATTCAGATGCTGGTCCAAACTATGTTAATACTGGTGGTTTGATTTCTGCAAGCCATTTAAGTTCCCCAGAATTTCCAGCAAGCGGAACATACGATATGACAGTATCTGTTGATTTAGCAAATACAGAAGCAGCATTAAAGCCAGTCTCTACAATTGCAGACATTGCAACAGGATCTTATTTTGGTTATTATAAGAACACAGCACCAATTACTTCTATTCAGATTATTCTTCCATCAGGAACAGCATTTGATTCTGGATCATATGAAGTTTGGAGTTATGAATAATGGCTAAAGTAAAAACAACAGAAGAACAACTTCGTGAAACAGGGATTGCAAAACTTATTGCATCAACAGGAATTACAGAAGCAGAACTTAGAGCATTGGGGTTGACATCAGATGGCAACAATTAATTCAGATGGAAAACTTGCCTATATTTATAATCAGGCTAACGATACTTGGTATGCAATCTCAGGTGCCGTAAATACTAATGCAGAATATACCTGGACATCTGATCAAGAGTTTGCAGCAGCAGTAACATTTGACGCTGTAGCAATAGCAAAGGCTGGAGTAAACAATTTTCAAAACCCTACAGCAAGAGATGCAGCACTAACCTCTCCTACAAATGGAATTGTTTGTTTTGTTAGACAAAAAAATGACGGCACAGTTATAAATCAAGTTCAGTATTATTACAATGGTGAATGGAGATATATTAATGACTCTACCACTTTTGTTCCAGTAACAGCAGATTACACAGTTACAAAGGATGATACAGGAAAAACCCTTCTGGTTGATTCCTCGTCAGATATAACAATTACAATTCCATCAAATAGCACTACAGCATTTGTTCGTGGACAAAAAATTGAAATTGTTAGAAATGGATCTGGCAAGGTTACAATTGCAAGTGCGCTGGTTAGTGGTACGCCTGTAGTAACAATTAATAGCAAGTCATCTAATAAAGATCTTTCTTCACAATTTTCTAGTGCAACAATTACAAAAGTTGACACTAATACCTGGCTACTTACTGGAGATCTAACTGCTACAGTTACTCCAACTCCAGTTGCGCCTACCCCTACTCCTGTAGCACCAACCCCTGTAGCACCAACCCCTGTTGCACCTACACCAGTGGCTCCTACTCCTGTAGCACCAACCCCTGTTGCACCAACCCCTGTTGCACCAACCCCTGTTGCACCTACACCAGTTGCACCTACACCAGTTGCACCTACACCAGTTGCGCCAACGCCTGTAGCACCTACCTATGACATTTATGTAAGTTGCAACGGCTTTAGTGGTAACTACTCAGGTGCCTACGGCACAGCACCAGCAGATAACCCACCTTACAGTTATTTGAGCGGAACGACAACTCAACTAGGTCTTTCATCTGAACAGATTATTGCAATTGTTGGTATCCCAACCTCTTGTCAGGGAGTTAGCCCAACACCTGTAGCACCAACTCCAACTCCTGTTTCACCAACTCCTGTTTCACCAACTCCTGTTTCACCAACGCCTGTTGCACCAACGCCTGTTGCACCAACGCCTACACCAGTGGCTACGACCTATGACATTTATGTAAGTTGCAACGGCTTTAGTGGTAACTACTCAGGTGCCTACGGTACAGCACCAGCAGATAACCCACCTTATAGTTACTTAAGTGGAACAACCACCCAGTTGGGTCTTTCATCTGCACAAATTATTGCAATTGTTGGTATCCCAACTTCTTGTCAAGGAGTTAGTCCTACACCTGTAGCACCAACACCTACACCAGTTGCTCCTACTCCTGTAGCACCAACACCAGTGGCTCCTACACCAGTGGCTCCTACACCAGTGGCTCCAGTAGCAGTTGATCCTACACCTGTAGCACCAACACCAGTGGCTCCAGTAGCAGTTGATCCTACACCTGTTGCACCACCGTTCTTCCCGTACTTCATTCCTTGGTTCGGACCACCATGCGTTGAGGAGAACACTCTAGTGGATACTCCTAATGGACAGATTCCAGTTAAGAATCTTCAGGTAGGTGACGTAATTTGGTCAACACCAATTGCTGAACTTGATCCTTCAGAACCAGACTGGCAGAAGTATGCTTGGAACTCTTCAAGCCTAACAACTGGCGAACTTGTTGAGACAACGATTACGGCACTTGACTCTGTAGAAGAATCAGATATTATCTGCTTCAATGGCAATGAAGACATTAGGCTAACATTTACTCAGCCAATGTTTGTTAAGACATCTGACGGTCAATACAAGATTAAGGAAGCCTACTATGTTGAGGTTGGAGATAGCCTAATCGTTATCGACTCAGCAGGAGACACTGTTGAAGTTCCTGTCACAAGCATTGAACACTTCACGGACGAAGTAGTAACTGTTTATCAGTTATCTTGTGAGCCTTATGACTGGTTCTTTGTAAGCGGAATTTTAATTCACAACAAGTAGTCAAAGTGATCATTAAGGGGTTCTTGACAGAAGAAGAGTGCAACGCATTTCTTTCAGAAGTCGAGGGAAATCCAGATTGGAAGCCTCAGAGTAAAGACACTGGAATATACATTCTTAAGTCAAGGAATCATAAATTGCTAGTTAATATTTATAAGCGAGTTTCCGAACTTTTTGAAAGCACTCTGCATGCTCAGATTATTAGGCTGATACATAAAACAGACAAGGCCTCTATTTGGGCAAGGCATTCAGACAATGCAGGCGGTAGTGAAATAAAGTACGGAGTAGTTATATATCTAAATGATAATTTTGAAGGCGGAGAACTTTATTACCCAAGCCTAGGTCTTACAATAAAGCCAGAGAAGGGAATGCTGGTTTATCATCCAGGAGATGAAGATCATGAGGTATTAAAGGTAGTGGCTGGAGAGCGGTACACCCTAACATCATTTATAAGAAGTCAAGGTAAAAAATAAAGTGTTTGGTGTATAATATAATTATGTCAAATATAGTAAACAATATCAAGAAAATTGTTGACAACAACAAGGCCTCTGGTGTTAGCCCCATAGATATTTTTAAGCCAGAGACTGAGTGGCTAGATAGTGAGATGTCTGATTCTCGTATTGCTATATGCAAGGCATGTCCAGAGTTGATTAAGTTGACAAAACAGTGTCGTAAATGTGGATGTTTTATGGCTATAAAAACTAAAATAGAAAAAGCATCATGTCCAATGGGGAAGTGGTAGTATGAAAGATCCATATTTATTAAAAAATGTTCTTCCACCAAAAGAGCATAAAGAGTTGCAAGACTTGGCTTTGCATATATGGTCAACAGACAAGAGCACATTTGATGACGGCTTTGGCAGACACCAATGGGCAATTTGGGATGGTACGCACAAAGAAAATATAGAACCACTTAGAAAGTTCCATGAAATGCTTTTGCCTCTTGCAAGAGAAGAATTTGAGTCAGATACTCTAGTACCATCTTGGTGCCTTATAAGTATTTATGAGGGGGAAAAGGCAAGGCTCTGGAAACATAAAGATGACAATGCCTGTACATATCATATAAATTATACAATTTTTCACAAGACGCCATGGGATTTTTATGTGGAAGGAATTAAGTTTCAGCCAGAAGCCAACGATGCCGTTCTTTCATATGGGAATGACCAAGAGCATTGGAGAGAAGAGTTCCCCAATCCAGAAACAAACCTAGTTGCTAACGCTTTCTTTTTTTATACTGAGCCAGACCACTGGTTCTTTACAGAAGGCCCTCAATACTTATACACAAACATTAGAGCAAATAAAGATGAGCAGGGTATGTAGTAATGGGGAAAATTTTTTATCAACTCTACCAACCCTGCGGACTATTCAATCAAATGACAAGTTTAGAGGTTGCAGTTGGTTTAGCCAGCAGATATAAAAAAGATTTAGTGTTTCATAATATCAGTAATCCATCAGATCGAAACTATAATAATAGGAGCGTTCCCATATACTCTGCAAACTATGCATTTAATGATAGAAAAGGGTTAATAGATTCAGATGTATTTCCAAGAATATCAGATCTAGTTGACTGGGAAAACAAGAATTCTCAAAGCCTCATTGATACTAAGATTTCTTATTTTAAAGGCGAAGATTTTAGAGTAGATAATTTGATGGAGTATTATTCAGTTAAGCCAAAAGATAGTTTAGAAAATGAAGAGTCGTTTTCTGAGGGCAGACAAAGGATAGACCTAACTAATTATAATAACATCCATCTTAGAAAAACTCTTGGATATTACAGCAGGTTCTTTTTTAACAGAGATGCGAAACTAGATAAAAGTTTAGCATCTGTAAGATTTAAGCCAGAATATTATGAACTAGCAGAACTAGTTGCAAAATCTATTGGAGATTTTAACGGAGTTCACTTTAGGCTAACAGACCATAAGGGTATGTTTGATCCAGATAATAATATTTTAGATTCTGGTATAAACCAAATTGATAGTGGTCTTCCCATTGTTATGTGTACTGATCAACCAGAAAGTAAACTCATTAAAGAGTCTACTTATAACTATTTATTATTAGATGACTATATTTTAAATAATTTTTATAAAGAATTTAGGCAGTTTAAGTTTAAAGAAGAAGTTTCTTTTGGAATACTAAATAACTTAGTTATGCATTACAGCAACAATTTTATTGGTAGTCCAGGAAGCACTTTTACTGGGTATATTCATAGAGGAATAAATCAAAAAAGAGATATCAGTTGGAAAGTTTTTGGAGAAACGGAGCATGTTCAAAACGGTCCATACTCCTGGAATGGCTATGATGTTAAAGATAGCCTTACAAAGCAATGGTGGAGAGAATGGAAAGAGTCGAGGCTAGCAATATGAAAACTGCACTTGTATTAGGGGCTGGAGGCTTTATAGGAAGCCATATGGTTAAGCGGTTAAAGTCTGAGGGGTACTGGGTAAGAGGAGTTGACTTGAAGCATCCAGAGTTCTCTGACACACAGGCTGATGAGTTTATTGTTCGTGATCTATCAGACCAAGACAATATGAATAAGGCCATCTTGTTTAAGGGGTATGCAGGAAACTTTTATAAAGACATCCCATATAAACTATTAGACTCGTTTGACGAGATCTATCAGTTTGCAGCAGATATGGGTGGAGCAGGATATATATTTACTGGAGAGAATGATTCTAAAATTATGGAAAACTCTGCATTGATTAATCTTAATTTGCTTAGAGCACAGTCTAGGTTTAATGATGAGTATGGGGTTAACAAGACAAAGATTTTTTACAGCAGTTCTGCCTGTATGTACCCTGACTATAAGCAGTTGGATGTTAATAATCCTGGACTCAAGGAGTCTGACGCATACCCTGCTGATCCTGATAGTGAGTATGGCTGGGAAAAGTTGTTTAGTGAAAGATTGTTCCTAGCCTTTCAAAAAAATAATGGTATCCCCGTAAGAATTGCTAGATACCATAATATTTTTGGACCAGAGGGAACTTGGCAGGGTGGAAAAGAGAAAGCACCAGCAGCAATATGTAGAAAAGTTATACAGGCAATAGATTCTATGGAAATTTGGGGGGATGGAGAGCAGACACGATCATTTCTATACATAGATGAATGCATAGAGGCTACAAGAAGGCTCATGTCTTCAGATTTCTCTGGACCTGTAAATATTGGATCTGAGGAAATGGTCACTATCAATCAGTTAGTTGACATTGCCTGTGAAGTTGAAGGCAAGGACTTAAAAAGGATTCACATACCTGGACCGCTAGGCGTACGTGGCAGAAACTCTAATAATGATTTGGTTAGAAAAGAGTTAGGCTGGGACTACTCAATGTCTCTTAAAGAAGGTATAGGAAAAACTTATACCTGGATTAAGGGTCAAATAAATAGCCCCAGCCAACAAATTAGTTAGGGAACTGAGCCATCCACTGCTTAGTGCGTGGAGTCAATCCATGCCAGGCAGACCAGTCTCTGCCACCATTTGACATATGAAATGCAATCTGTGCATTAACTACTGGATTCAAAAGATCAGAGTTAGTAACAAGTTCAAACTTGTCACGACGATCTGGTCCTAGCATTCCAATCATGTTAATCTGAAATAAACCCCAAGAGTTATCCCCAGTTTTAGCATTAGGGTTAATTCTTATGGGCTGTCCGTTAGTTTCTTTCTTTGCAACTCCCCAAGCCTCAACAAGGTTAGATCCTCTGAATCCAACAAGATGAAGCAGTTCCTTTAGTTCTAAATCAGTGAGAGTTCCTTTGTTCTCAAAACTCTTTAATTTTTCCTCCTTAGAAACCAAAAAAACCTCTTGCGAGGTGGTTTTCAAGATCTGAGCCTGTTCGGGCTTGGTATTACTTTTAAGCGGAGCAGCATTAGCACTGTTAGAAAATACAGCAAATACTGCGATGATACTGAGTGTGCTAATGATCTCTTTGTTTCTTTCGATAAATTTAATCATAGTTTCCTCCTTAGAAAACAATAACACCCTGGTAGGTGTCTACTGACAAGTATAACATAATTTTCAACGGTATGTCAAGTTATAGGAGTGGTATAATAAATACACTATGGCTACAGGAAATACAGGCGACGGACTCTATAATCTACCCTTCCCCGTTGCAGACGACCCAGTAAATGTTCATGGTGACATAGAGTCATTAGTACAAAGATTATTACTCATATTGCCACCCCTAGGTCTTTCTCAGTTTCAACTTGCAGTTATTAACAAGAGTGGTTCAGCAATTCCAGCGGGAACACCAGTTTATGCTTCAGGATTTGACAACACCTCATCAAAGACAACCGTATCAAAATCCCTCCCCTCAACTGAAAACCCAATCTTGGGTTTAGCAAAGACTTCAATTGCAGATGACTCTGAGGGAATTGTAGTCGTTGCAGGAGTTATGGAAAATATTAATACTTCTGGTTTTGAAAATGGAGACACCCTTTATGTTGGTTCTTCTGGTGGACTCTCTAGTACCCAGTCAGGTGGCGCAGTAGGCGTCGTAGCCCATGCAGCATCTTCAGGGGTAATTATTGTAGAGGCAAAGGGTAATGGAACATGGGGGGCACTAAAGGCTGGATTAGCCTAATAGTGATATAATAACAACATGGCAACTTTAAGAGGATCCGCTTCATCATATGATATTGGCAATAAGCCACCAACAGTTCTTTGGACTGTGGTTCGTGGAGATACCTCTGGGTTTAGAGTTTATGCAACAGATGACGCAAAGCAACCACTAGTAATTTCTGAGTGGGATATCTCAATGAAGTTTAAGAGACCAAACTCAAACCCTGGAGTTATCTCAGATGATGCAACTCTTATCTTTACATTAACTCCAGCACCAGATGACGATGACCAGATTGGTGAGTTCACTGTATGGTTAACATCAGCGGAATCTGTTCAACTTGAAACAGGAGACATCTTTGACATTCAGTTGTCTGACCCAACAAGAGTTTGGACTGTTGCTCAGGGCAGCATGAAGATCCTTGAAGATGTAACTGACTAATGGCAACATCAGTAATTATAAATGATTTAAACCATCAAACTAAAAAGATTGAAACAATTGATTACCCAATTATTCAGATCGATGACCCACTAAGATTAGTTTCCATTACTGAAATACTTCCATTTAGAGTAAAGTTTACAGCAATTCAAATCCAAAGCGCATCGTCTATGATTCCTGCAATCCCCTTACAGGTTATTGGTTATAGCAACTATATTCTTTAATTATTTAATTAAAACCATGCTATAATAACGACATGGCTAAAATATCAATTCCAGGAGTTAAGGGTCTGTTCCAATCTGGAGATAGACCATCTCAAGAAAACTACGAAGACCTCATTGACACGCTGTCAGCCCAATCAACAGATTTAGGTACAGCAGGTAACAATGAAAATACAATCACGGGTATTGAGAACGTAACTGTTATTGATAACTTTGATGCTACAGTTTGGCGTATGGTGAAGTACATTATCTCTATCGCTAAAACATCAGCAGGGGACAATAAGTTCTATGCTACAGAAATGACAATTCTCGTTGACGGTGCAGATGTATCAGTCAGCGAATATGGAACAATCGACAATGATGGGAATATTGGCACCATTAATGTCTCTCGCACTGGAAATACCGTGGCCTTAACAGTCACTCCAGATAATGCGATCAAGCCAGTCACTGTACGTTACGCACGTATGGGACTTAAGGCATAATTAAAAAGGAGATATAAAAATGGCAACAGTAAATAAAGATTTTAAGATTAAGAGTGGCCTCGTAGTTGAGGGTACAACGGGTACAATCAACGGATACAACATCCTTACAGAGTCACAAGATTCACAAGACTTCATCATTGATATTATTGGTGGAGAAACACTCATCACATCTGTTGAGTCAACACAGTTGGAAGTTATTTCTGGCGAACTCAATGTAAAGTCTGGCGTATTTGATGCAGACGGAGCAGCAGCAGCCGCCGAGACAGCAGCAAACTCATACACAGACGGTGAAATTACAACAGCACTTAACACTGCTCAAGGATATGCAGATACAGCAGAGGCTGACGCAAAGTCATATGCTGATGGTCTTGCCACCAACTATGACCCAGCAGGTTCTGCTACAACAGCAGAAAACAATGCTAAGTCATATGCCGACGGTCTTGCATCTAACTATGATCCAGCAGGCTCTGCTACAACTGCTCAGACAAACGCTGAGAACTACGCAGACAGTTTAGCATCTAACTATGATCCAGCAGGTTCAGCAACTACAGCATATAACGATGCAGTCTCAGCAGCATCAAGCGATGCTACAACAAAGGCAAATGCTGCAGAAACAAATGCTAATGAGTATACAGATGGAGAAATTTCAACTGCGCTTACAACAGCACAAGGATATGCAGATACAGCAGAGGCAAATGCTAATGCATACACAGACAACGCAGTTTCTGGCCTTAACTGGAAGCAAGCAGTAAACCTTCTTTATGATGCAGCAATTCCAGTACTATCTGGCAGCGGAGCGTCACAGTTAATTGTTGATGGTCACGACCCACTCGGAGATGCTGATAGCGGATACAGAGTTCTTATTACTCAGTCATCAGATGCTGGTATCTATGTCTTTAACAGCACAGCAGGATCTTGGACACTTACTCGTGCAGATGATGCAGATGAGTTTGGTGAACTTATTGGTTCAGCAGTCTATGTTATGGAAGGAACTCAGTATGGTTCAACATCATGGGTTCAGTCAAATCACTACTTAACTAACTTTTCAGGTCAGTCTTGGACACAGTTCTCAGGACAAGGATCTGTAACAGCAGGTTCAGGTATCACAGTAGACGGTCTTGAAGTTTCTATCAACCGCACAACTGTTGATAACTGGTATGATGAGTCAGGCGCAGCATCAGATGCACAGGCAGCAGCAGAATCATACGCTGATGGACTAGCATCAAACTATGATCCAGCAGGATCTGCACAAGGTGCATACGATAACGCAGTTACATATGTAGATGGCGAAATCACAACAGCACTTGGAACCGCTCAGGGGTACGCAGATCAAGCAGAACTTGATGCAGTATCAACAGCAAACTCATACACTGATGGTGAGATCACAACTGCACTTTCAACTGCACAGGGCTATGCTAACACAGCAGAGCAAAATGCAAAGGACTATGCAGACACTGTAGCAGGCGGACTTGACACAGACGATATTGAAGAGGGTGTAAACAACCTTTACTATACAAGCAATCGTGCAAAGTCAGAAGCAGCAACATTATTAATCAATGCTACAAAGACTAATATCACAATTACTGGAGATGTAAATAATGATCTTACAATCACAGCAGAAAACGGTGTAGCAGATTCTACAACTGATGATCTTGCTGAGGGTGAAGATAATCTTTACTTCACAAACACTCGTGTAATTGATGCGGTATCTGGAGCAAATATCGAGCCAAACAGAGTTATCTTCGGTGGCCTAACAAAGCAAGAGTACATGAATCAAACAGTTGCAAATGCATCAACAGTAACTCTTGGAATTCTTGGCGATGGCTATCTGGCAGCAAAGTACGTAGTTCGTGTAGGAGCAACAGTTTCTGGAGTAGAGCACTCACAGATGACAGAGATCCTCATGACAAAGGATGGCAATAATAATATTGCAATCTTGGAATACGGAACAATCTGTACTGATACAAATAACCTTGCTTCATTCACTGGAGATGTTTATATGGGTACCCCAGCACTAAAGGCTACTACCCTTGTAAATGATGCAAGCATTGTAGTCTCAGCAACACTAATTAAATAAGTAACTAAAAGGTTTGGGGGATCCTTTCAAAATCCCCCATAATAAAATGTGGTAAAGAGGAGAAATAAATGGCAACAGTAGAAAAAGACTTTAAGGTCAAAAATGGCTTAATCGTCTCACTTGGGGGAACCTTTGGTGGGACTGTCACAGTTGACACTCCTACAGAAGCACAGCATGCAGCAACCAAAGATTATGTAGATCAAGCAACTGGAGTAGAAGTATCAAGTACTCCTCCAGCAATTACAAGAGATGGCCAATTCTATCTCAATTCAGACACATTGCATTTATCTGTCGCATATGACGATGAATGGCTCGTTCTAGCGAATTTCCTAGACACATTAAATTTACCACAGCACATCCACGATACATCTATCGATGGCAATGGACTTGTGGTGACATTATTCCAAGATGCTGGTTTTTACTATGAAGTCCCCCAATCATTTAGTGATGGTGGAACATATCAACAGACCATCTGGGATGTGCTTTTTGACGGCGGTATAGCAGTAGATAATTTCAATTAAATTGATGTTATAATAAGATAAGTAATGGGCAGCACCCATAAGGAGATATAAAATATGGCAACTAGAATGCAACAACGCAGAGGAACTGCAGCGCAATGGACTAGCGCAAACCCTATCCTGGCAGCAGGAGAAATCGGTTTTGAGTCAGATACCAGCAAGTTTAAGATTGGTGATGGAGTAAATCACTGGGCAGACCTGATCTACTACGCATCTGCAGAAGAACTCTCTTCCCTTATTGATGGTGCACCAGACCTACTTAATACATTAAATGAACTAGCAGCAGCCATTGGAGATGACCCATCATTCCTTACAACTGTCGCTGATAACCTTTCTGCTCACTCATCAGATACAACATCTGTACACGGAATTGCAAATACAGCACTTCTTGCCACACAGTCTGCCGTAGATAGTTCTATTGCTACTGCTCAAGCAGCAATTGAATTAGCATATGCTGCAGCAATTTCTGAGCATAGCACAGACACCACAAATGTCCATGGTATTGCAGACACGGCTGACTTGGCAACAAGTGGAGATATCGACGCACACAATACACAGACCACAAACGTACATGGAATTGCAGACACAGCAGCACTAGCACTGACATCAGATTTATCTGATCACTCAACTGCTACAGAAAATATTCATGGTATTGCAAATACGGCAGATCTTGCAACATTCCAAGATGTTCAAGATGCAATCGCAACTGCATCGACTGACCAATCAGCCTCAGCAGGTGTCGGTATTGACTGGAACACAGTTTCACAGGCTTTTGATATTGATAGCACAGTTGCAACTAAGACATATGCAGATGATTCAGTCTCTACACATAACTCTGAGACAACGAACGTACACGGTATTGCAGACACTGCAGAGATTGCAACTAAGACATACGCAGACAGTGCAGTATCAACTCACAACTCTGATACCACAAGTGTGCATGGCATTGCAGACACATCAGTTTTAGCAACAGATTCTGACGTACAAGATGCTAAGGACTATGCTGATTCACAAATTGATTCACACGTAGCAGTTACTACAAATATTCATGGAATTGCAGATACATCAAAGGTTGTACTAAAAGATGCAACAGCAACAACACTTGATGGAAGCCTTACAGTTGATGGAGACCTAATTGTAAATGGTACAACAACAACTGTTTCAGCACAAGATCTCGTCGTATCTGACCCACTGATCTACATTGGTGAAGGAAACACAGCAAATCTTGTTGACCTTGGTCTTGTATCATCATTTAATGATGGAACATACCAGCACTCAGGTATTGCTCGTGATTCCTCTGCTGGAAAGTGGAAGATCTTCAAGGGTGTAACTGATGAACCAACTACAACAATCAATTTTGCTCAGGGATCACTTGATGACCTAGCAGTAAATAATGTTGAAGTTTCTGGAGTAGTCTTTACAGACGGAACACAAACAAAGGAAGGCGTTCCTTCACGTACACCAATCGTAAAGAAAACAGCCTCATACACACTTTCATCACTTGGTGAGAGAGACTCAGTAATTGAAGTTGAATCTTCATCAGCAACAACAGTTACGATTCCAGCAGAATCTTCTGTGAACTACCCAGTTGGAACATCTATAGATGTACTACAAACATCAACTGGTCAAGTTACAATTGCAGGAGCAGCAGGGGTTACAGTCAACTCAACACCTGGTCTAAAGTTAAGAACACGATGGTCTTCAGCAACTCTCTTTAAGCGAGCAGCAGACACATGGGTTGTTTACGGCGACTTAACAGCATAATAAAATTTAATAAGAAACTAGGAGATAAACATGGCAGCAGGTAAGAAATCAGGCAGAAAGTCCCAAGCGTCAAATGACTTCTTGGAACCATTAGCACCAACAGGTGTGACTGGAACAGATGTAGGAACAGGAAGAGCATTTGATAATGGTGCAGCAACTGTTACCTTCTCTTTACCAGCACTATCACCTGCTGCTACATCCTATACAGTAACAGCAAGCACAGGGCAAACAGCAACAGGATCATCTTCTCCTATTACAGTTACTGGCTTGCCTTCTAACACATCTGTAACCTTTACAGTAACTGCAACTAATGCTGCAGGAACTTCTCAGGCCTCATCTGCTTCTTCAGCATTAACAGTAACAACTGTTCCAGCAACACCTTCAGCACCAACTGCAACAGCAGGTGTTAATCAAGATACAGTTGCATGGACAGCACCATCAAATGGTGGGTCTGCTATTACTGGATACACCTGGGCGTCATCAGACTCTAAGGGTGGATCAACTGCAGGAACTTCTGTTACAGTTTCACAGGAAGCAAATACTGCACAGACATATACAGTCTATGCAACAAATGCTAACGGAAACTCAGGAACATCGGCAGCATCTAACTCTGTTACGACAGTGCCACCGTTCTTCCCACCGTTCTTCCCACCTTACTTCCCTTACTTCCCTTACTTCCCGTTCTTCCCACCATTCTTCCCACCATCATTCCCATTCTTCCCACCGTTCTTCCCGTTCTTCCCACCATTCTTCCCACCGTTCTTCCCACCATCATTTCCGTACTTCCCGTACTTCATCCCTTGGTTTGGACCACCATGTGTAGAAGAGAACACACTGGTTGACACACCTAACGGACAGATTCCTGTAAAGAATCTTCAAGTTGGAGATGTAATTTGGTCAACACCAATCACTGAACTAGACGAGTCTGAGCCAGACTGGAACAAGTACGCTTGGTCCTCAAACAGCCTAAATACAGGCAACTTGGTTGAGACAACTATTACAGCGATGGAGACTGTTGAGGAGTCAGATATCATCTGTTTCAATGGAAACACAGATATTCGAATTACCTTCACACAACCAATATTCGTAAAAACACTCAATAATCAGTACAAGATTAAAGAGGCCTACTACGTAGAAATTGGAGAGAGTTTGATAGTCGTAGACTCAACTGGTCAAAAGGTTGAAGTTCCTGTAACAGATATCGAACACTTCACAGACGAAGTAGTCAATGTATACCAGATTTCCTGTGAACCGTACGACTGGTTCTTTGTAAGTGGTATACTAGTACACAACAAGTAATCTAATAGAAAGCAGGGGGCATATGTCAGTCGAAACTAACGACGGTATGCTCCCTGCCTCTTCTATTGATAGGGAAATACTAATGCCAGGTTTAGTGGTATATAAAAATGTTATCCCTAATGGGCAAAAGGTTATAGATGATCTTGAGGGCGTTCTTGTCGATGGAAGTAATTATAGATGGAGTCAGGCAACAGTTGGCAACAGGCAAAGAATGGTTGACTACAGAGATTGCCTAGATTTTAAATTTAAAAAATCCACTATTGTTGGAACAGATGAAAACTCTGAAACAGTCAAGGATTCTTGGCAATACCTATATGACAGAATGAACGCAGCAGTCGAAGATTATGTCAAACTCTATCCAATGGAAAAGTTAGAGTATTGGGAATCTATTAATTTAATTAAGTATTATCCTGGTAATCACTTTCAGTCACATGCAGATGACGGGGCATCATATAAGTCTGTCGTGTCTTTAGTTGGATACCTAAACGATGACTATGAAGGTGGAGAACTGTCGTTTGATGCGTACAACATTAAGATAAAGCCACAGGCGGGAGATCTTGTTATTTTCCCATCTAATTTTATGTTTATCCACAAGGCATGGCCAGTAGTTGAAGGCATTAAGTATTCTATAGTCACTATGCTAGACTACAGTGACAAGTTTCATACACAGAGGTTTTATTATGGAAAGTAAAGAATTAGCACTTGGAGTAAGACTATATAGCAATATAGATCTTCCATGTAAAGAAGAAGTCCTGAATTTAAATTTTGCTGGTGCAAAAATGGAAGGGGTAATCAAGAATAACCAGTTTGAGGTAGATTATGAAAACCGTATAACATATTCTATAGATATCCCATATTTAAATAAAGATGATAATAAGTTCACAGATATATTCAGAGAGACCTTTGATCCAGTAGAACGAGATTACATGTCTTTGATGAACATTGCCATGAGATCGCACAATCCATACAAAATATTAAAGTATGAAGTTGGTGGAAAGTTTGAGAGCCATATAGACGATGGTGGTGGAAACTTTAGAAGAATGTCGACAGTGTATTACCTAAATGATGACTATGAGGGCGGTGAGTTATGCTTTCCACAGTTTGGCATAGAGTTAAAGCCAAAGGCAGGAGATATGGTAATCTTCCCATCCTCATACGTTTATTCTCATAGTGTAAATCCAGTCACATCTGGTAATAGGTTCTCAATAGCAAGTTGGCTAAAATGATTAAGGTTATAAGTACACCTGCTAACATAGAAGATCTAGTTAATATTAATGAAAAACTAGACAAAGTTCTCCCACTCAACAAGTTTGAAGATAATCCACATTGGTCAGATGATGCAATTAGCGCAGATCAGATTTATAGAATTCAAAAATTTGTAGGTCGTGTTGTTGAGGAGACTGGTGTAATTTTGCAGGGGCAGGTAATAGATATGTTTGGTAATACAAATAAGGTGTTCCCATATAACATACAACTTATTAAGATAGATAAGAATACATTTAGCACAGATGTCATAGTCGAAGATCAGATATGTCAAACAATTACCCCACTTAAAAATGAATGCAAGACCTATGTTTTGATGAATGATTCAGGGTATGTAGAGGTGGAAGATCTTGTTCATGGAGATTATGCTATAGCAACATACTGGACTGAGTATAGAGACATGAGATATAAGAATTGGTTTATTGGCAAGTATATGGTGAGATATGTATAAGAAGGACTTAGATTCTCCAAAGGTAAGGGTTGTAGAGAATTTCATCGATGATGCTACATGTGATTATTTAATTAACTATGCACAGCAAGAGGATCTTTGGGATAACTTTAACGACACTATCAAGAGTTATGTTTTTAAAGACAAGGAAGAGTATATCTCAGCAGGTAAGCAGTGGAACAATAGAAGAATTGACATTAATGAGTTATATCTCCAGGGCATGGATAAGAGAAAGGGTTTCTTTGATGTTGTGCTACCACTACAGTACAAGATGCACGATGAGGTAGTAGATTTTCTTAAGCCAGACTTTGAACTTCACAGTGAACTGTGGGAGATTGTAAGATGGCAAAAAGGAAATCTGCAAGAGCCACACGTAGACCATATTGATCCAGACTTTGACCTTTCTTCCGTCAACCTTGACCTAGTTCCAGAAGAGTGTAAGTACTTTTTTGAAGAAAGAAATATTGAAAAATATAAAAGACTCTTTACAAACAAAGCCTTTACTTCTATTATTTATCTTAATGATGACTACGAGGGAGGCGAATTATATTTCCCACAGCATGATGGATTTAAGATAAAACCTAAAAAGGGAACGATGCTAATATTTAGCGGTACGATTGATAATATGCACGGAATCAAAGAAGTTACAGATGGAACAAGATATACACATGTTACTTTCTGGTCCAACAACATTTCTAAATCAAGCAGAATTGCTTTTGATAAAAAGGTTAATCGTCTTGTTGTTGATGATGAGCATAAGCCTCTTATAGATTAATCATTTATGATATACTTGACTAAAAGGGGAAAGTATGAATAACATTATTTCATTTATGTCTAATAGGCCTTGGCTCAAAAAGGATAGCAACTCTGTCCCAACCCCAATGATTAAAACAATGCCAGACTGGTACAGAGAAGCCGATAGATTTGCAAAGATGCCAAATGGTGAATTTTACAAAGCACCAAAAGGTATATGTCCTTATCCAAAAGAAGGAACTACAGATGACTATGGCCTAATTCCCACATGGAAAGCATGTCCCTCAGTTTTTGATATCATGGGGACAGGTTACTCACTAAACCTACCATGCGATATAGAGTTTATACAAAAAGATGATGGCACACTGGTGGTAAATATAGAAGATAAGCAGTATAAAGATTTTTGTACTCCAAGACCACCAATGGCACAATTTCAACACCCAATGGGTTACAACGAGCATCACTTTGCTTGGTTTATAGATTGGGCAATGAAAACTCCAGAAGGATATAGCAGTTTGATTACTCAACCGTTCAACAGGTTTGAATTACCATTCTTAAACACCTCTGGTATAATTGACACAGACAAGGTTCATCTAATGGGATCCCTACCATTCTTTATTGTGAAGGGGTGGTCAGGAACTCTAAAGGCTGGAACAACTTTTGCACAGGTCTTGCCTTTTAAGAGAGAAGACTGGTCATCAGAAGTTTCTATAGAAAACCCAATGAACATGTACACAAAGAACAAAGAGAATTCTGAAATTTATAGAGTCCCAGATGGAGGGGTTTATAAAAATACAGTATGGAGCAGAAGGAAGTATGAATAATGACAGAACATGATGAAAACTTAAATCACTGGTTTATCAAAGATAGATCAGAGACAGCATCAAACAGGCTAGCACCACGACAGGTAGGCAAAGATATTGTGGTTGAAAATTTAGCCCTAGGTCTAAATGTATACCGTAATACTTTTACCTTAGATGATGCCAACAGGTATATAGACACCCTTGAGTCAAATCTTTCTTCTGGTAAAAAGTATTCCTGGTCAGAGGCACAAGTAACCAATTCAACTACACCTATTAAAAAGGCAAGAGACTGTGTAGACTTTAGGTTTAAGCAAGAAAACCTAGGTCCAAGAGACGAAGCAAATGCCGAACTCCTTGACTTGCATGAAGAGATTTACCAAAAATTAAAGTTTTGCATAGATGACTATGCACAATATTGGGGCATTAATGTTGTTTACTATGAAGCATTTAATTTTGTAAAGTATGAGGGCAAGGGGACACACTTTAACATCCATGCAGACCATGGCCCAGCATACAACTCTACTGTATCAGCAGTTATTTATATCAATGACGATTATGAAGGCGGGGACTTAAAATTCCCAAGACTAGATAATATTGTGTATAAGCCAAGAGTTGGCGATATCGCTGTATTCCCATCAAACTATATCTATGAGCATGCATCTCTGCCCATGGAGTCAGGAACTAAGTATTGTGTTGTAGTAATGACAGATATTAATGAATTGAGTCATCAACAAGTTAGGGGCATCTAATGCAAACATGGACAGATAAGGTAGATTTTGGTAGCGGAATTATTTGCTACAAAGGGGTTGTAAAAAAGGAATTTGATGTAATCAATAGACTTGAAAAGAATCTTGGATCGGTTGCTGACTATAACTCATTATCACCAGAAGGCAATCGTTATCATTGGCACCCAGCATATGTAGGGTATCAGCAATTAATGCCAGACTACAGAGACTGCGTTGACTTTAAGTTTAAGAAGACTGATATCGAGTTAGATAGGAGCACTGTTTCTTTAGAGTTGCAGGATTTATGGCAAGACCTATATGATGCCAAGTTGCCAGCGGTAGAAGATTATTCTAGAATGTATAATATTAATAATCTTCAGTATTGGGAAGCAATGAATTTTATTCGTTATGGAGAAGGTCAGCACTTCAAAGAGCACCATGACCATGGATTCTCCTATAACTGTACAGTTTCACTAGTTGCATATCCAAATGATGATTATGAAGGTGGCGAACTCTTCTTTAGACTTCAGGGACTGACAGTAAAGCCTGAAGCGGGAGACCTATTCGTGTTTCCTTCTAACTATATGTACCCTCATCAGGCTATGCCAGTTACTTCTGGGGTTAAGTATTCAATTGTTACCATGCTAGATTATAATAAGAAGTTTCATACACCAGAAATGTATATGGCTGACTAGTATGATAAACATTAGAGTTGAAAAAACACCAGGCTCAACATTTAAGATTGAGCCAATGTCAATTAAAAGAGATTGGATGGATTTAACTCCTGAAAATCATGCATACAGATGTTTTCCAGTAACACAGTCAAATGTAATTGGCTGGAGCCTTTCTTCTACTAGCGATATTGTTTTCAGGTGGGACGGGGTAAATGATTCAAGTCCAAACCATGTTGAAATCTTTAGTCCACAAGAAGGTTCTTATAGTGGTAGAGGGCAATCATCTGTAAGCCTAGATACTGGCCTAATTTTTAAAACAGAAAGTGATACCAGTATTTGGACTATAAACCCAGTAAATTATTTTAGCGATGATTTCGAGACAATCTCTAGTTTAATTAGTACATCGTTTTATGGTAATCCTTTGCCACTCGCTATTAAAGCAAAAAGATCACAAGAACTTGTAACAATCAAAGCAGGAACTCCTCTTGCAACAATCATTCCAATCTCACTAACAAATCTGAATAATAGTACTATTGAAATAGTAAGGTATCAGGACTTTGATGGGAAAAGACAAGAAGATAGCAGGGCCTATGGAGACGCAGCACAAGCAGTAAATGCATCAGGACAGTGGACAGACTGGTATAGAAATGCTGTGAATGAAAAAAATGAGTCACTCGGCTCTCATGAAGTTAAGGCTCTTAAACTTGAAGTAAACGATACAACGAATGGTGATATAATATAAATATGGAACAAAATAAAGACTCATATAAAATAGTAAAGAGAACTCCTTCAATTACTCCTTCAGGCTGGTTTGGGGATAGTAAGGATATGATCGTTGAATTAGAAAACTTTATGACTGAAGAAGAGATAGAGTTCTTAGAGAAGGCTGCAAAGTCGTTGACTATTTGGGATGTAACTGAAAGCCATGTAAATGAGAATGGAACTGTTACATATGATTCAAACTATTGGAAGGATAGAGTTGCAACAACTCCAACTTTAAATAAGAATGATCCGTCCATTGCTCCCGTTATAGAGGGTCTATTCAAGAGATTAAAGCCAATTGTAGAAGAGTTTTATAGTGTAGAGGTTGTGCCAACAGGAACAACTATTGTTAAGTGGCTTCCAGGCCAGTTCCAACAGCCACATGCAGATAAGGAATTACATGAGGGTCCAGATGCAGGAACGCCAAACGATTTTCCAAACTATGACCTATCTAGTTTATTTTATCTAAATGATGATTATGAGGGCGGAGAATTATACTTCCCACTACAAGGGGTACAGTTTAAGCCTAAAAAGGGTGCAGCATATTTCTTTCCAGGGGACAGAAACTTTGTCCATGGTGTTACAGAGATCAAGAGCGGTCTAAGATTTACCTGCCCATTCTTTTGGGAGATCACCAAGCATACAGGAGATAGACAGCCATGAATCTAAACAATAAAAAAAGAATTACAAAAGATATCGTTATATATGAAAACTTCTTGACTGAGGAAGAGTCAGCAAAGATTATCAAGGTTTTAGATGCACAGGCAGATGGCGGTCATATGACTTGGATGCCCATCTCATTCTATGAGTCATACTCTTCTGTTTTACCTCAAGACGGAGATAAAGAGATTGAGGATTTTGGACTACCACCTACAATATTTTCAGATATTGAGAAGACAATCCCTGTAGCCGTTGCTTCTGTTCATGACCTAGATCCAGCAACTATCCATAAGATTGGCTACCACACTCAAAAGTGGGAGCCTGGAGCATTTGCAAGACTCCACTCTGACAATACGGATGATAAGGGTAACTCTGGTGCTTTCACAAGAAGTCGTTATGCAGCGTTTGTATACCTTAACGAAGACTTTGAAGGAGGAATGCTAAGGTTCCCAACTAATGATATTGAGATCAAGCCTCAGACTGGACTGCTTGCTGTTTTTGACGGGGGATTTGAAAACATGCACGAGGTAAGTCTTATTACTAAGGGTATTAGATACACTATCGGATCCTTCTGGGATGATAGAGCGGAGTCTGACTACCCACAAGAACTCAGAGATGCTTGGGCTGAAGAAATGAAACAGACTAGAGCACAGCAAGAGATTGAAAGAGCAGAGTGGCAAAGCCTCCTTAAGGAAGGTTTTAAGTTAGATGATATGGGAAACAAGTATAAGGTAGAGGAACTTTAATATGGATGTTTTCCTAAAGAAAGAACTTGAAGATGCTGGATTTAGTACTCAAGTGCTTTATGACCATGTTTTAGTTGTTGAAAACTTTTTGTCACAAGAAGAAGTCGAAATTGTAAATAGTATAATTAGCGAAACTAGCAATGAAGAGTGGTCAAAGGAATACAAGAAAAGTCTTGCAAATTTCTGTATGGAAAAGTTTGGTAGAGATGATGTAGAAAATCTTGTTGCTGAGGGCAAGTATGAAATTACTCAGGGGTGGGATGATAAAAATCTAGACATTAGCACAAATCCTCTAAGCAGAAAACTACAGGATAGACTTGGAGAGTTGATTGCCATAGCAGACAACAGTTTGCAACTAGGTGGATTTGCAACAATGCAGAGAATGCAACCAGGAGTGGAATTAAAGTTGCATACCGATGAGCACACAGATCCATCCATTAGGTACGCTGCAATTCTTTATATCAATGACGACTATGCAGACGGAACGCTATTCTTTAAGAATATAGAGGGTTCGGACTTAAAGCCAAAACCAGGTACGTTACTTCTTTTCCCAGGAAACGCAGAGTACGAACATGGAGTTAGACATGTAGGGGAAGGTCCAATTAGATATGTTATAGTTGGATTTTTAAGAATTAAAGATTTCTATGAAAAGAATAAGTACTAAGGGGGAACTATGGAAAAGCAGATTTTAGAAGAGAAGGTCTACTACTACGAAACTGGAGTGAAGGACTTTGAGAAACTCATGGAGACTATCGATGAGTTAGATAGCCTTGAGTCAGAGACTGGAGTATCATCCTGGCATGACTGGACAGCATCAAACGATAAAGACTTTATCTATGGCTCTACAAAGACATTTGACATTAATCATATTAATGGACTAGAAGAGCCTTACAAGTCAAAGATGGCATTTGTATATAAAACCATTATGGACTCCTTCTATGATGTGTCTAAGGACTATGCTCTTGCATTAGGTGATACAGATGAGCCAAGACTATTTCCAACCTTTAATATCAAGAAGTACAAAGAAGGAACAAGTATGGGGGCTCACTTTGATCAACTTGATGGAGATGAAACTCTTAGATATTCACTAGTCATGTATCTAAATGACGATTTTGATGGTGGAGAGATCTCTTTCTCAATGTCTGACTACTCAGGTGTTTTAAAGAAGCAAACGCCTCATCCAGATTATGACCATCCAGACAATGCCAAGTTAATGGATTTTTCAATTAAGCCAAAGGCTGGAAGCATCATTATCTTCCCATCTTCAGCACCATATCATCACACTGCCCACCTTGTTAAAAGCAAGTTTAAGTATATGGTCCCAGGACACTGGATTCATAACAACATGGACTTTTATCGCTCTTCTGGCAGTATGTAGTGAAAACTGCAATAGTAACTGGTGCCAGCAAGGGCGTAGGGTATGCAACAGTTAAGTTGCTATCTGAGTCTGGGTATCGTGTTATTGCAGTCTCTAGGGACCTATCAAAGGTCTCAGAACTAGTCTCTGATAATGTTGAGGTCTATCAAATGGATATAACCGTAGCAGAAGAACTCAAAAAGTTTCATCAAAAGTATCAGGGTATAACTTTAGATCTTTTAGTTAATAATGCAGGTGGTGGCTCAAGCCCAACCAATATTGCAAGAGAGACAATGGATAACTTTAGGCACTCGTACGATATTAATGTTTCAGGCCCAATGTACCTATCTCAACTATTTATACCAGAGATGCAGAAGTCAAACTCTGCAACTATTATTTTTATTAGTTCTCTTGGTGGTAAGTATGCTTATCGTGGTGGAGGAAATTATACAAATGCCAAGCGTGGCCAGATGGCTCTTGTTGACACTATGAGGCTAGAGTTTCCAGAGTATGGAATTAAAGTAACAGAGATATGTCCAGGTACGATAGATACACAAAAAGAAAAGAAACCTGCTGCTCTTACAGCAGAAGATTTAGCGGAATCTATTCGTTGGGTAGCAGAAATGCCAAGCCATGTCAATATAAACCACATAGAATTAAATCATATTCTTAGTGGTAAATGAGTTTTTCGATAACTATCAACCATTGATTTAGGGAGAGTTTTGCTTTTTAGAAAACTCTGCTATAATTAACTCTATTCCGTTTTTGAAAGGACGAAACACATGTCAGATTTTTTTAGTTTTAGATTAACAGATGACTTTGTAGAGAAGTTTGTATCAGCACCAAATCCTTTTGGATTTAAAGATGCAGCAGAAAACTCTCTTGGAGAAATTACATTTATCCGCACATATTCCCGTGTGAAGGAGGATGGAACTAAGGAACGCTGGCATGAAGTTTGTCGTCGTGTAATCGAGGGTATGTACTCAGTACAGAAGAACCATGCTAAGGAGAACCGTCTCCCATGGAATGATTACAAGGCTCAGAAGTCAGCACAAGAAGCATTCCAGCGAATGTTTGAATTGAAGTGGACACCACCAGGGCGAGGTATGTGGACATTCGGAACTGCTATGACTATGGAGAAGCGTAACTCAGCAGCACTTCAAAACTGTGCAATGGTTTCAACAAAAGATCTTGATAAGAACGATCCAGGAGCCTTGTTTGCATGGGTAATGGATGCTTTGATGCTTGGCATTGGTGTTGGCTTTGATACAGTAGGACAGGAAAAGGGTTTCCAGATCTATGCTCCATCAGAACCAGCAGCGATCTTTGATATTCCAGACACTCGTGAAGGATGGGTAGAGTCGGTTCGTCTTTTGCTAAACTCTTACCTTCGTTCGAATCAGCCAGTTCAGAAGTTTAACTATGACCTTATCCGTCCTCTAGGAGCACCGATTAAGGGCTTTGGAGGGGTCGCTAGCGGTCCAGCACCACTGATTCAACTACACACACAGATCGACAAGGTAATCGGCGGTAGAGCAGGAGAAACCCTTGACAGCCGTGCTATTACAGATATCATTAACCTTATTGGAACATGTGTTGTTTCAGGAAATGTTCGTCGTTCTGCAACCCTTGCTTTAGGTGCAGCAGGAGATGAAGACTTTATTAATCTTAAGAATGCAGAAGTCTTCCCAGATAGAAACTCATTTGACCCAGAAAACCCAGGTTGGGCATGGATGTCAAATAACTCAATTTCTGCAACAGTCGGAATGGACTATGAAAAGTACACCGATCTGATTGTTAATAACGGAGAGCCAGGGTTTATCTGGCTTGATGTTGCTCGTAACTATGGTCGTCTAGCAGATCCTGCAGATGGAAAAGACTATCGTGTTATGGGCTTCAATCCTTGTGCGGAGCAGCCATTGGAGTCGTATGAACTTTGTACTCTTGTAGAGGTTCACCTAAACCGACATGAATCCAAGGAGGACTTCCTCAAGACATTGAAGTTTGCTTACCTTTACGGTAAGACTGTTACATTGCTTCCAACGCACTGGCAGCAAACAAACGGTATCATGCAGCGTAACCGTCGCATTGGTACATCCCTTACAGGTATTGCTTCGTTTGCTGATCAAAAGGGTCTTCCTGTTGTTCGTGAATGGATGGATGAGGGCTACAACACAATTCGCAAGTATGATCGTCAATACTCAGAATGGCTTTGTGTTCGTGAATCAATTCGTGTAACAACTGTCAAGCCATCAGGATCTGTTTCAATTCTTTCTGGTGCAACTCCTGGAGTTCACTGGGGACCTGGAGGAAACTTCTTCCTTCGTGCAATTCGCTTTGGTGATACTGATCCAATGCTTCACCTATTCAAGGCAGCAGGGTACAAGATTGAAAAGGATGTTGTCTCAGCAAACACCTCAGTAGTATACTTCCCAGTAAAGTCAGGGCACCCCCGTTCTGAAAAGGATGTAACGCTATTTGAAAAGATTGCTCTCGCAGCAACTGCTCAGAAGTACTGGTCTGATAATGGTGTCTCTGTAACACTCTCATTTGATAAGGAAACGGAGTCAAAGCATGTTGCTCCAGCACTTCATATGTACGAGGGACAGTTGAAGGCAGTTTCATTCCTTCCAATGGGAAACACTGTTTATCCACAGCAGCCATATACTCAGATTACTGAAGATGAGTATGAGTCTTATATCGGAGTCCTAAAGCATATTGACTTCTCTGCTATTTATGATGGAAATGATAATCTTGAAGCACAAGGTGAGGCATATTGCACCACCGACTACTGTGAGATTAAAGTCGAAACTAAAAAGTAGTTGTATGGTAAAATAGACTTATAATGTCTACTGCCTCAAACCTCTATGCCGAGAAGGTGTTCTCTGAACACCCTATCGCATTGTGGGCTTTAGATGACAAGGCAGACTATATTTCTGTAATTACTGAAGAGCAAAGAAGACTAGCAAACTGGCAAGTAACTGGTGCTACGGTATCTCAGGCTATATCAGACGAAAGTCCTTTTCAGGACAGTGTTACCAATAGGCTTTCTGTAACTGTAGACGAAACAGGTCTAGGACAAATAGTTTGCATTAGTGAAGATATTGTTAATTTTTCAGATCTCAATGGATCTTTAAAAACATTTGCTATTGGTGGATACTTTTATTCTTTTACTCCTGCCATCTCTAGTTTTGAATTAGGGTATGAATACTATGATGTAACGAATGGTTCTACTGTCCAGCATTTGAAGTCATTTGATGCGCCTATTAATAATAATTGGATATTTTTATCAGAGACTTTTGATATCCCCGATGACAATACAACTCTCAGAGTTGTTGTAAAAATCAACTACTTTTCATCAGTTATGATAGAAGATGTTTATAAGTTTTTGGTTCATGGTATAAGCGTTGGACAATGGTCTGAAGAGTTTAACTCAACATCTCTAGGTGTACATGAGTTAGAATTACCAGCAGGTATTTTTAGTAGCGGAACTCATTATGGAGTAAAGGCTGTTGCTTATGGGCTAGAAGAAAATCCTGGATATTATCTATCAAGTGGCAAGTCTCTGGTTGCAAAAAATACAGGAATTCCAATGGTTTATGGTGCAACTGGAATCACTAAACTATTGCCAAATGGAGACTCGCCATCACTAGTTTTGCCAGGCAAGGGATTCCTCCATGAGGAAGGTAAATACAACAACTACACCTTTGAGGGGTGGGTAAGAATTGTCAATGACTCTACAACTCATAAGAAAATTTTTGGTCCACTAGGTGGACTAGATGGTCTATGGGTAGATGGACCATTCATGACACTAAGAATCAGTAACCACTTTGCAACAGCATATGTTGGTGAGTGGGGAAAGCCAATGCTTTTAAACATTGTTTATGGAGCAACAGGAGCAAACTTACTTATTAATGGAGAGCAGGTAGCATCTTTATCTTTTAATAGCGATGATCTATTCTTTGCTGAAAATGAATCGGACTGGCTTGGTTTCTGGTGCAATGAGGATGTTTCTGCTATCGAGTTAGATGCGGTAGCCATATATTCATATCAGGTTCCATCAATTCTTGCAAAAAGAAGATTCGTATATGGGCAGGGCGTAGACTTTCCAGAAAACATAAATACTTCCTATAGTGGATCGTCCGTCTTTATTGACTATCAGTATGCAGACTATACAAATAATTATGTTTATCCAGACCTAGGCAATTGGAATCAAGGATCTAGGAACAACCTAGCAATTAACGAAAATATGTTGTCTGCTCCAGACTATCAGTTACCAACTCTGGTTCTTGAGTCTGGTGACTCTTCAGAACTATCAAGTGTTGTGTTTACAGATGCAACTCAGTCAGAAGACAGTACATTCTTTACCTTTAAACCAAACTCTTCACTAGTTAAGAATGGCTATTTGTTATTTGATAACCTTAACTTTTTACAGGAAGAGGTTAAAGCATTTTACTCTTTAATTAAAATAAATGAGGCTCCAGTAGAAGAGCAGGTAATACTTCACATAGAGTCAGAAAGTACAAATAGTTATTTATCGATTGTTGTTAATGGAAGAACGATAGATTATAAGTTTTTTCACAATGGGATCTTATCAACAATATATTCAACCACAGACTATGCTTTGGGAGAAAAGTTTCCAGTAGGAATAAATATAGATGACTTCTCTTCATATTTTGGTGGAGACCTTCTTTCATTTTTTGGAAATAGAACTGGACTAAAGTTTTATGTAGCAGGAACAAAAGAGTTTGCCTCAAGTTTTAAGGGGAACATCTACAATGTTGGATTTTCTAATGCTGCCAACTTAAATGAAATAAAAGAACTTTTTAATGCAAGAGGGTGCGTACTTGAGTATGAGGATGTATTTAATGCTTATACTTCTCAAATAGACTATGATGCTGGAGAATACACTGGTAGCGATTTAAGTTTTTGGCAGTTCTTTTTAGATGGCGGATCTCCAACAGAGTACTCATCATACAGACTATCAGACCATACTGCTAGTTATACTCTTATTGTTAAAAACTACTTTAACAACTATTATTTTGATATTGGCGTAAAGTCTTCATGGAAAGACTACCTTCCACTAACGTACTTTGCAGAGTCCGTACAGGATACAAGTGGAAACAGTTACTATGATCTAGACTTTATCCAATTTAATATTGACTATCCAGCACCATCAGCGTATGCTGAAGTGCCATCGGACCCAGTTTCCTGGAAGTATGGAATCGATACTGTTCTTGAAAGTGGTGAGATTATTCCATCATTAAGCGATCAGTTCTCGGACCCAGTAAAAAGAACTTATGCTTCTTTAGATAATCAATTATTTACTGGGTATAACAATTACGATGATTTAAAGAATCGATCCTCTAAGAATTATATTTATGATACATCAAACTCTTATGTCAGATCGTATGTAACTTTTGAATATACTGAGTCTGGACTAAATTCCTCTGACTTGTATTTTTCATCTTCTGTGGGGGCATCAAGAGATGGAGTAGTAACTCCAGGGGCCGAGTGGATGACTACAAAGTATGAAGTAGTTGACGGTATGATTATATATCCACCAGCAGAAGACCTGTCTTCCTTATCTTTGGTAACAAGACTTGATTTTAAGATTGATGGAATCATTACACATAGTATAAAGTTAAAAACACTAGAGTACTCTTCAGAATCATTTAATGACTCTATTCCAAATCCAGTTGGAACTAAGTTTGGTACTCCAATATATCCCTATAGAAAGTCTGGATACTACTATAACTATAAAAATAAAAACCCATTTAGCATTTACAAGAAGAGCACACCCTATCTCTATCTGACTAGAAACAGTGGTATCACCCTAAAGGGTGCATATGATCCAACAGTTGATCGTGGTTTGGCAATTCCTATCAATCCAACATTAGCAAAGAACTACAGAGTCATGGCAATGCAGGCAGCACTAAGATTTGATCAAGACTTTTTCCCATACGCTCCAACGCAAATTTTTGAGATTGAGTCACCAGAACAACATATCAAGTTCTTCATGGTTGCAAACAGTTCTGATGGCAATAGAGCAAGAATATATGCAGTCAATGCTAAGACTGGTCAACTTGACAGTGGTATTAGTTTTTATTGGAATGGAAAGTTGGTAAGAGAGCCAGTCATGACTATTAGAGAGTGGGGCTTCCTAGGAATTTCCTTCTCAAATATCTTAGACTTTACAAGTTCTCAGGGGTTAATCAAGATTACTGGACCACTAACCTTTAACACTATCTCGTATTATCAGACAACAACCCTACAAGAGGTTCAGCAGATAACAAATAGGCCCTGGTTCAAGGTTCTGTATGCTGGTACATCCGAACTTGATTGGCAATTTTGGAATATTCCACAGTATGACTGGGGTAATATTATGGTTATTTCTACAAAAAGTTACTATGGAGTAGATCCTGAAACAATTTATAAGAGTTATACGGGCACAAACAAGATTATTGTAGGGAGTGACAACACCTTTAGTCTTGGAAACTACGAATATAACTTCTATCAGGACGCCACATGGCAACAAAGTACCACATATGCTGTTTGATATGGTATACTTATAGTTATGAATCTAGAGAATCCAAACAAAAAGCGTAAGAACCTGCCCAAGATGAAGGGGCAAGTCGGTGAATCCCGTGTTAAGGTTATTGAAAAGCACTATGACTGGGGACTATATGTATACAAGAAGGCCAACGGCAAGTGGTTTACAGACGGAACTGGATCAGTCCTAAACATTGAATCAATGAAGGGCGACATCTCTGCTATCTCTAAGTTGAAGGATGCAGCAAAATATTACGGGGATCCAGGAGACGGAACATGTGTATTCGTACCAGGATTAACAAGAATTACAGAAGAGGAATACTCAGAGCAAAAAGAACGCCTAGCAGAAGGACTCATTCCATCTATGAATGACCTTGGTGCATGGAAGGCTGCTCAGGACACATTCAACAAGTATGGAAGTGACGAGTAGTGTCTGAAGATATTGAGTATAGAATCCCAGCAAGAATTGATGATCTTCCTGAGATTGATGACACATTTCAGAAGCAAGATCCTTTTAATAAAACATGGGATGAACTCAAGTCTTTAGAAGGTTTAGAGAATAACTTTAAGCGTCGTGCTACTCGTATGTCTAAAGTAGATGCACCACAGTCTTACATTGATTCTGCAAGAGCAGAGAGCACTGGTATCGGCGGGGCAAAGTCAAAGGAAATTAATCCAGGACTTATTTACCGTAATGGCTATGGACTCTTTGATGTAATTACACCACCATGGAATCTATATGAACTAGCAAACTACTACGACACATCTTTTGCCAACCACGCATCTATTGATGCTAAGGTAGAAAACATCGTTGGCCTTGGCTATGACTTTGAGGTGTCAGCACGGACAATGCTAAAGTTAGAATCCTCTACAGATCCTGATGCAGTTGGCAGAGCAAGAAAAAGAATTGAAAGAGCAAAGATTGAAGTTCGTGATTGGCTAGAGTCTCTCAATGATGAGGATTCTTTTACTGCTTCCATGGAAAAGGTTTTTACAGACCTTCAGGCAACTGGAAATGGATACCTTGAAATTGGTAGAACAATTAAGGGCGAGATTGGATATGTTGGTCATATTCCAGCAACTACAATTCGTGTTCGTCGTTTGCGTGATGGCTTTGTTCAGGTCATTGGAAACAAGGTTGTTTACTTCCGTAATTTTGGGGGAAAGAATCAGAATCCACTTGGAACAGATCCAAGACCAAATGAGATCATCCACTTTAAGTCATACTCACCACTAAACACATTCTACGGTGTACCTGACATTATTTCAGCAATTAACTCACTATACGGTGATGCACTTGCTTCACAATACAACATTGATTATTTTAGCAACAAGGCTGTCCCAAGATATGTTGTAACTCTTAAGGGTGCAAAGTTATCACCAGAGGCAGAAGACAAGATGTTTAGATTTTTGCAGACAGGTCTTAAGGGGCAGAATCACAGAACACTTTACATCCCACTCCCTGGAGATTCTGATACCAACAAAGTAGACTTTAATATGCAACCTGTTGAAAACGGAATCCAGGAAGGCTCATTCAAGGAGTACCGTAAGCAGAACCGTGATGACATTCTTGTTGCACATCAGGTTCCACTTTCAAAACTTGGTGGAGGAGATTCGTCTGCAATCGCTGCAGCACTTGCACAGGATCGTACTTTTAAGGAGCAGGTTGCAAGACCAGCACAAGACAAACTTAACAAGATGATCAATAAGATCATTCGTGAAAAGACAGACATCTTAGATTTTAAGTTTAACGAACTCACCCTAACAGATGAGATTGCACAGTCTCAAATTCTTGAGCGTTATGTTAAGAATCAGATCATGGTTCCTAATGAAGCAAGAGTTATTCTTGGAATGCCACAGCGTGACGGTGGAGATAAGCCAGTCGAAGCAAAGCCAGCAGGAGAAAATAATCCTGCAGACCGTGCAAGAGATGGCGAAAGAGTAAATAATAATTCAGATAGTTCATCAACAGTTGCAGGTCGTAACCCAAAGGGTGAAGGCCGTAAGTTTGACGACTTGTCTGAAATGTCCGAATTGTAACATATATTAAAAAAGGGTATATAATAGACTAACCATGACAATATCTAAAGCACATTGGAATGCTGAGGGTGAGAATCTTCGCCTTTCAATGCCATTCAGTAAAGTCGATAAAGAGAGACGTACAGTCTCTGGTTTCGCATCTCTAGATAATCTAGACAAGCAGATGGACATTGTTACAGCAGAAGCGTCAATGGCTGCATTTGCAAAGTTCCGTGGTAACATTCGTGAAATGCATCAGCCTTCAGCAGTTGGCAAGATGGTAAACTTTAAAGAAGATAAGTATTTTGATCCAGAGACAAAGAAGTTTTACAAGGGCGTTTATGTCTCCGCCTATATTTCCAAGGGTGCACAAGATGCATGGGAGAAAGTCCTAGATGGAACCTATACAGGTTTTTCTATTGGGGGACGAATGAACAAGTGGGATGACGCTTATGATGAGAAGTCAGATTCACAGATTAGAATTATTAAGGAGTACGACCTAGTTGAGTTATCACTAGTTGACTCACCAGCAAATCAGTTTGCAAATATTGTTTCAGTAGAAAAGGTTGATGGCGTTGATATGATCAAGGGCGATGAGACTGTAGTAGAGAATGTTTTTTGGGATAAGGAATCTGGAATTGTTACTGTTTCAGAGAATGAGTCAGAAGTTAGCCCCGTCTCTGGCGAACCAATGAAGAATATAGGATTCGTTGAAAAAACGGATAACGAAAAAGTAAATATGATAAAGTTCTTAGTTGATAGTGCTAAAGGCATTAATACTTCTAAGATTACCAAGGAGGTAAATCCTATGACAGAAGAAACAACAGCAGTTGTCGAAGCACCAGTTGCAGAAGCAACAGATGCTCCTGCAGCAGAAGCAGTAGTTGAATCAGTTGAGGTTGCTCCAGAGGCGGATGCAAAGGCAGACACCGTAGAGGCAGAAGACGAAACAACAGAAAAGGCTGCAAAGCCACATGCTGATGAAGAAACTCCTGCAGAAGACGCTGGCGAAAAGCCAGGGGATGAAGAAGCGGAAGACAAGAAGCCAATGGCACCAAAGTCAGATGAAGTAATTGCAGAGTCAATTGCAGAAATCAAGAATACTCTAACATCAGCCTTTAGCGACCTAGTATCAACAGTCAAATCATTACAAGCCGAAGTGGAATCACTTAAGGTTTCAAAGGTTGATGTTGAAGTAGTAAAGGAATCATTTGATTCAGTAGCAAAAGATATTGCTGCAGTATCAACTGGTTTTAATGAGTTTGGTAAGCGTGTAGATGCTGTAGAAGCAGACACCGCTTTCCGAAAGTCTGGCGATCTCGGCGAGATTGTACAGGATCAACCTGAAATGGTTGAAAAATCCCTATGGGGCGGTAGTTTCCTCAAAACAGCCGATCTATTAAGTTAGAAAATCACAGGAGGTGACAATATGTCGGAACAAAATCTAGAAAAGAACCAGCCTGGAACATCAGGACAACTTGGTGGCACAGCCCCAGGATTGTATCAGGGACAAGGTGCATTCGCATCAGGCTCAGACGCAGGTTCAAACGTACCAGGTAACTACACAGATGGTGGCGCATTGGGGAATATCCCAAACGCACTCACTGGAGTTACATCAGGTCCAAACGCAGTAAATCCTTCAGGTGAGGCTGCAAGCGGTATCCTACGCCCAGAGCAAGCACGTCGTTTTATTGACTACGTGTGGGATGCAACAATCCTCGCCCAAGATGGCCGTCGTGTTACTATGAGAGCCAATACAATGGAACTCGAAAAGGTAAACGTCGGAGAGCGTGTAATCCGTGCTGCTGCACAGGCAGTCGGAGACTACACAAACGCAGGTGCAACATTCTCAAAGGTTGAATTGACTACAAAGAAGATTCGTCTTGACTGGGAAGTATCTGCAGAAGCACTAGAAGATAACATCGAAGGTGCAGCACTTGAAGACCACATCGTTCGTCTTATGACAAACGCATTTGGTAATGACATTGAGGACCTTGCCATTAATGGTACAGGTGACTCAGCAGATGGAGCATTCCTCGGAATCATGAACGGTTTCGTAAACCGTGTCAAGGAAGACGGAGATGCACATGAAGCAGTCGTAACAGTATCTAACGATAACTGGACAACTGATGCAATGCAGAAGATCATCCTCGCAATGCCACGTAAGTATCGTGCTATCAAGTCTAACTTGAAGTTCTATGCTGGTACAGACGCATTCCAGGGAATCATCAAGAACAACGGTACACTTGCAGACGCAATCGCTGAAGCATTCGCTGGTACACCAGCAGGTACCCCTGCAAACCGTCAGGCATACCTTGATGGCGCAGCACAGACATTCGGTGGAGCACGTACAACTCGTGTTCTCGGAATCGATGTGCAGGAAGTTCCTTACTACCCTGCAGGATATGTAGATCTTACATTCCCACAGAACCGTGTATGGGGATTCCAGCGTGACATCACTGTAAACCGTGAATACAAGCCAAAGAAGGACACTGTAGAATATACAGTCTTCGTTCGCTTCGGTATTCAATGGGAAGAGCAGGATGCAATTGCATTCGCTGATGCTGCTTCAGATTCATAATCTGTAACAGTACACTTTTAGGGGGAGTAGGAGTTAACGCTCCTGCTCCCCTTATCACTTATAATGATATAATACTATTCAGGAGGAAATCATGGAAAATGTAAATGAAAATCCAATTGCAGAAGAAGCAGTTGTAGAAGATGCACCCGTTGTAGAATCAACAGAATTAATTTCTGAAGAGCCAAAGATCGAGGAAGCACCAGTCGAGCATGTAGAGGTAGAAGTAGTTGAAGAGGCTAAGGTTGAAGAACCAACAGCAGTTCGCACTAACGACTTTGGTCGTTCAACTTCAGAGCCACAGGCTCTCTCATCTGTTGTCAATGGTGTTATGGGCGTAAGCACAGCACCAAAGCCAGAGCCAAAGGCTCCAAAGAAGTCAGCAAAGAAGACTGAAGATCAGCCTGAGAAGGTTGCTATTCACTCAACTAGAAATGTTACCTGGGAAGGTGTAGGCAAGGTTTACCGTGGCTATAACATCGTTTCTCAAGAAGCAGCAGACAAGTGGGTTACTCGCTCACACATCCGCATCGCAACACCAGAAGAAGTTGCAAAGGAATTTGGTAAGTAAGCAATGGAAGTTATGAGAGTTCCACCCTATCCTTTAACGACTAAATGGACACTACCCATACCAGATTATGAGTATGTTGTCTACGTTGAGGATTTGGTGGATCACTCATTTACAGAGACCAATATATCTTCTGATGAAAATGGTGTATTGATCTATGAGTTACCTTTGTCACAAGTTCAATATGACCGTAAGTTCTTTATTAAATTCTACGATACAGAAAAAGAACACACATTATATGAAAGCAACCTAGACATTATTCGTCCCTATGTCAATCCAGAAACATTAGGAACAACAGCAAGTGAGATCGCAGAATACAAAATGCTTGAACTCATTGCTCGCTCTATTGTCGATACTATTATTAATGATGGTTTTTATAACCACAAACAAGTTATCCAGTGCGTAGGCCAGGGTAGCGATTACTTACCACTATGGGTAGATTCATACAAAGTACTAAAGGTATACGAGAACAATGTTTTAGTATTTGATGTTGATACACCAGAGTCAAATATTTATGATTATAAGATTACTTTAGACAATACTGCAGTTCAACGAGTTGTGACTGGTGCATACAATAACAATGAAATCGCACCACCAAATATGCCAGTTGCTCGTGGAGACTTAGGGTACTATGGATACCAAACAGTTTCTTTTCCACAGGGTTATGATTACACACTGATTGTTGATACAGGATATAAGGCTATCCCATCAGATGTTGAAGCAGCAGTTACAATGCTTATTGAAGATATTAAGTGTGGCAAGTTAGACTACTATAAGCGTTATGTAACAGCATACAATACAGATCAGTTTAGAATTCAATTTGATAAGTCCCTTCTTGAGGGTACTGGCAATATGATCGTCGATAAGATTTTGGATAAGTATTCTAATACAATTACTAAACCTGGGTTGTTATAATGATTTGCGAAACACCAGATTTCATGTTTCCAATGCAAGCAGATATCTTTTATCCAATTGTGTCCCAAGGTCTTTACGGAGATCTTAATAAGCAGTGGATCATAGATAAAACAATCATTGGTAATTTTATTCCACTTAGCAAGTCTGGCAAAGAAGAAATTACACCCAATGTAAATATCACCAAGGAGTCAATTTTGGTGGGTAGAGTCAAGCATGACATTCGTATCTCAACCAAAGAAGATGGTAACTCTGTAACTAACATTATTGTCACAAACATTAAAGATAGAAATGGCAACGCCGTATACACAGAGACTTCTGGCCCACGTAAGGGCAAGTCTACGATATACGAAATAGCCACCCAGGAGCCTTATCTAGGCCCTTTTGGAAGCGTGGAGTACTACAATGTGGTATTGCGTAGATCTGAGAACCAGGCGAGTGACGCATGATTAAAGTTAAAATGAATAGTGCAGCATTTCGCAAAGACATGGAAAATATCATAGACTACTCAACTGGATTCCTTGAGGGTGTTCAACTTGGCAAAACACAGTTTTTAAAAAATCTAGGTCCAGCGATTACAGAGCAAGCCTCACAGTTCATTGATGCGAATGCTAGAGTAGATTATCAATCATTGCACCATGTTTACGAATGGTCTCAGACTGGTAGTCCAGATGGCAGACTCTTTGATATCAACTTTACAGTAAGCAATCTTGGCTTATCATTTACTTCAAATATGAAGCAGTCTCAGTCTATAAAAGAAGGCTCTAGAGTTCCATTTGCAAACAAGGCAAATGTTATGGAAAAGGGAACGGCAGTAACTATTGCTCCAGTAAATGGAGAGGCGTTAAGATTTGAAGTAGGCGGAGAAGTTGTCTACACAAAGAAGCCAGTCATTGTACAAAATCCTGGAGGAAATACTCAGGGTCAGTTTGAGAATGTTTGGGATATGTTCTTTGGAAAATACTTTACGCAGGCATTCCTAAGATCAAGTGGTATTGCTCAGTACTTCTCTAAGCCAACAGTATACAAGCAAAACCTATCTGCTGGTAAAAAAGGCGGAAGACAAACTGGATTATCCATTGGATCTAAGTGGGTAGCAAACGCAGGGAAGGTATCATAATGGCAGAGTCAACACTAAACACACCAGGGCTGTGGGTAAACAAGTACCTACAAGAAAAGATATTTAATAACACAGACATTGCTATTCCATTTTTCCCACCAAGACCAACCACTATTGATGACCTAACTGAGCAGTGGATTGTTATTAATGATGAAAGAATATCCTACCAAGGCGTTGTAGCCACGTATGACAGACTTATCAGAATGAGAAGGTCTCCATTCCCACATATCAAGTGTGAGCAGTTATTATACTATTTTTATGCAACCCAAGAAAATGTTACAGAAAGCATGGTCAGAATTCAAGAGGCAGTCCTAAGACTTATGGACCGTGGGGACGAAACAGCCGAAGAGATCAACAACTGGGCTAAAGGAAAGACCATCGGAGGTCTTGAGCCAAAATTCTACTTCCACAACTTCAAGGTCTATCAACTAGAAGAGGTTAGAGATATCATTGATTTCGGAACAGCCAGAACATATGGCGGAAATAAGATTATTATTGATTTTGATTATCACCAGCATAACGACATAACCAAGTAGGTTATTTTACCATAAAAGGGATGTTATAATTGTAACGAGGAAACAAGCCCTTTATTCTATAAGAAAAAAAGAGGTGAAACACTATGGCAGAATATACAAGAGGTACTAGCAACAACATCATCGTTGGTGCTGCAGCACTTTTTACATACGAAGCAGGCGTTTTAACAGACGCCGACCTTCCAGCATACGTAGATGGCGATTCATTCCGTAAGACACTTACAAATGACGCTGACTTCCGTAACGTTGGATACACAATGAACGGCCTTGAGATCCAGTTCCAACCTGACTTCGGTGAAGTTAAGGTTGACCAGGTTCTTGACGTTGCTAAGTTGTACAAGCAGGGAATGCAGGTCTCATTGAAGACAACATTCGCTGAATCAACTCTTGAGAACCTTTTGTTCTCATTAGCAGGTAAGGATTCAGACCTCGCATCAGCAGGTGGAAATCCAACACTCAACCTTACTGCAGGAGACATCGGCGAATGCCCTGTTGAGCGTGGTTTGGTTGCAGTAGGTCCAGGTACAGGTGACTGTGCTGTTGGATCAGAACTCGAAAGAGTCTATGTTGCATACCGTGCACTCTCAATTGAGAATGTTACAGTATCTGCAAAGCGTGACGAGGCGACAATGTTCGAAGTATCATTCCGCCTACTTCCAAATGACAATGCGTCATATGGTAAGATCGTTGACCGCACAGTACCAGCATCATAATACAACTAAATATGAGAGGCTCAATCCTTCGGGGTTGGGCCTTTCTTTTTGGTATACTTATATAATGGCTACAGAAGTTTATAAAACAGGAACGGTATACCTTGTCGACGGGACAGAGTTAGAGATCTCACCCCTTAAGATTAAGTATTTACGTAAATTCATGGAAGACTTTGAAAATGTCAGAAAAGCCAATGGCGAAATTGAGGCAATATCTGAGTTGGCTAAATGTGGGATGCTTTGCATGAAACAGTTTAAGCCAGAACTTTCTAGATCAATTGAAGACTTTGAGGATGCATTTGACCTAAAGACTGTTTACAAGATTTTAGAGTATGCAGCAGGAATCAAGATTGATTCAGATTCAGACGAATCAGTAAAGAAGCAGGCGGTAGACTCTGGATCTTCTTGGGAAGACCTTGACCTTGCCAAGTTAGAGTCGGAGGTATTTTTGCTGGGGATCTGGAAAGATTATGACGAATTAGAAAGATCTCTGTCTATGCAAGAGATAACAGCCATACTTAACATAAAGAGAGAAGAAGACTATTCTCACAAAAAATTCCTTGCTGCAATGCAAGGTGTAGATTTAGACAAGGGTAAAGATAACTCTAACGCCTGGGAAGAGATGAAGGCTAGAGTCTTTAGTGGTGGCAATGCAGCAAACTCTAAGGACATCGTTGCACTACAAGGAGTCAATGCACAGAAGGCTGGATTTGGAATTGGCATGGGGCTAGAGTATGAAAGAATTGGCTAAAATTAAGCATGCGCTATGGTATAATTAACTAACAAACCTATTGGAGGAATAATGTCAGAAAACACACCAAAGAAGATCACCCTTATTGATGGAACAACCGTCGAGGTTCGTCCACTTAAGATTTCTTTGCTAAAGCCATTTATGAAGCGATTCGCAGATCTCGCTGAGGTTTCAGAAGACAATGATGAGTCAATGAATGTACTCCTAGATTGCGTAGAGATTGCATTTAAGCAATATATGAAGGAAGCCGTAACCCGTGAAGAACTCGAAGAAAATATCGATCTCCCAACGGTGTATGAAGTAATTGATGCAGCATCTGGTATTCAACTAACAGATCCATCAGCACTTCTTGCAGGAAGATAATTAAATAAAAGAATGGGGTGTTATGAAAAGTGTCAGATGTAAATGCTAATATCGGTATTGAGTTTGACACCTCCAACGCCCTCGCACAGTTAAGACAGTTACAGGCTGGTCTAAGTAGATTCAACCAGTCCCTTACAGAGGGAAATGTCGCTGCTGCAAATGCACAAAAGGGATTAAATGCACAACTTGTCCAGTCTATTAATGCGACTGGCAAGTTTGTTGCATCCCAGAAAAACATAACTTCAAGCACTGCTTCTTTTACTGAGGCACTTGAAAAGAACAAACTTAGCATGGGGCAGTACTTTAGGTACACCGCTGCTGCTGCCACACAAAATAGCAAGGTGTTCTCTAATGCTTTCAAGCAGGAGAAGGATACCCTTAATCGGGCAATGAAGGATAGAGTTAAATCTCTGCAAACCCAGTATGTGCAGTTGACAAATGCTAATGGCGATCTTATCAAAGTTTTGCAGGTAGTTCCAAAGCACCTTAGAATGGTCAATGGCCAGTATGCTGACTATGCAACAAGAACTCAGATGGCTGCTCAAAGACAGCAGTTCCTTAATCAATTAATTAAGCAAGGTTCTACACAACTTCTAAACTTTGGTAAGAATACACAGTGGGCTGGCCGTCAGTTGATGGTTGGTCTTACAATTCCATTAACAATGCTCGGCACCGCAGCAGCAAAATCTTTTAGAGAGATGGAACAGGCAACCATAAAGTTTACAAGAGTCTACGGAGATATGGCTACAAGTCTTGGAGACACTGACAAGGCTGTCAAAGAAATTCAGTTGCTTGCTAAAGAATTCACAAAGTTTGGTATTGCAGCAACAGAAACAATGACAATGGCTGCAGATGCTGCAGCAATGGGTCTAACAGGTGCAGCACTTCAAGCACAGGTTATCAATGCAACAAAACTTGCAGTACTTGGTCAAGTTGAACAGCAACAGGCTTTAGAGACAACAATCTCATTGACTAACGCATTTGGAATTGCTTCTACAGATTTAGCAAATAAGATTAACTTTCTTAACGCAGTAGAGAACCAAACCGTATTATCTATTGAGGACCTAACAGTTGCTATTCCAAAGGCTGGTCCAGTAGTTAAGCAACTTGGTGGATCCGTAGAAGATCTTGCATTCTTTATGACTGCCATGAAGGAAGGTGGAATCAACGCATCAGAAGGTGCTAACGCACTAAAGTCTGGTCTTGCCTCTATGATTAACCCTTCAAAGAAGGCTAGCGAATTTCTTGCTGGTCTTGGAATTAATATTAAGGGGCTCGTTGAAGCAAACAAGGGAGACCTTAAAGGAACAGTTGTTGGATTTGCTAGAGCATTAGACACACTTGATCCACTTAACCGTGCTCGTGCAATCGAACAGTTGTTTGGTAAGTTCCAGTTTGCTCGTCTTTCAACTTTGTTTAAGAACGTAACATCAGATTCATCTCAGGCAGCCCGTGCACTTGGTCTTGCAGGAGCGTCAGTTGAAGAGTTGGCAATCCTGTCTGAGCGAGAATTGGGCAAGGTTGAAAATGCTGTAGGAGTAAAGTTCCAGAAGCAACTAGAAAACATTAAGTTACAACTTGTTCCAATTGGTAAAGCATTCTTAGAAGCAGTTACACCAGTTGTTCAGTTCGCTGGCAAGATTCTTGAAAAGTTTAACAATCTATCAGATGGTACAAAAAAGTTTGTTGTAGGCTTTATTGCAATACTCGGCGGTATAGCACCAGTAGCACTCATGACTGTTGGTCTTGTTGCTAATGGTGTTGCTAACCTAATTAAGTTCTTTGGTATGCTTCGTGGAGGAATGGCAAAACTTAATGGCCAAAACAATGTACTTGGTGGTGGGTTTGATTATCTGACACAAGCAGAGATTGACAATCTAGCACAAACAGAAGCACTCCATGTTTCTCACTCAGAACTTATTTCTACATTTAATGTTGAAAAGACATCAGTTGATCTTCTTGCACAAGCATATGCAAATGCTGCATCACAAGCCAGAGCACTTGCTTCTGGATCACCAGGACTATTTAATGCAACCCCAGGTGCAGTAGGAGCAGTTTCAGGACTTCCTAAATTTGCTAATGGAAAGGTTCCAGGTAACGAATCTGAAGGAGATAGCGTTCTTGCACTAGTTGCACCAGGTGAAACTATTGTTCCAACAGATAAGTCAAAGAAGTATGGTCCACTGCTCAAGGCTATTATGGGCGATAAACTTCCAGGATACATTAAGGGCAAGAGAGCAATAACATCTGATCAAGAATCTTTTATTTCTCAAACAGCAAGCATCGCTCCATCACAAGCAGGTGTTGCAGATGAGATGGCAAAGCAATTAGAGTTTATTAATAAGGCATCTGCTGAAAAACTTATTGCGTATGCCAGAGCAACTGGTAGAAATGTAACAGATGCAAGCGAAGAGACTCTAGAAGAATTGAGAAAATCTCTTGTTACAGATGTAGAAAAAATCTTTACCAGTGTTGCAGAGACAGCAAGAGAAAAAGGAAAAGAAGTAACAGTAAGTGCACTCAAGTCAGCAACAAAGAAAAAGGGCACTGCAGGAGATTCCAGCATTCATGAATTTTATAACCCAAGAGCAAACCAGCAGCAGTCAACACAGTTTGGGCATGCAGAAACATCAAAAACTTACAAGGTAGATCAGTTATCACAGGTTGCAAAAATTACAGACGCCAAGGCAAATGCCGAAGCAGATGCAATTATAAATGCAATTAACAACTACAATAAGAAGAATGGCACAAGCGTTGAAATGCCAAAAGCAACACCAGTAAGTGGTTTTGGATTTGACATGAGAGGTGAAATTAACAAGGCCATGAATGATGGTGCTATGCAACTTAAAGATGGCACAGATACAATCGATGCTTTTATGAAAGATTTCAAAGAGCGTGGGATTGAAAAATGGAGAAAGTCTGTTGAAATTGGTGGGGGTAACTTTGAACAGTTATCTTCATCTTTAAAGATTTATGATGATAAGATATTAGAGTCAGTCCAAGCATGGAAGACTGCAAACCCAGGTAAGGCATTTACTGATACAGAGTTTATGAAGATTGAGCAGAGTGTTCGCTCACAAGTAACTAATGTTGGTGAAGGCCTAGGGGCAGTGTTTGAAGAAGCAAGAAATACTGTTACAGCAATCAGACTTAAGTTAACTAAGGTTCAAAGAGACATCCTAAATGATGATGCTGTTGCAAGAGGAGATGTTGCACCAGGAGAAAAGAAGTATGCTGATGATAGAACAACCTATCAAATGGGCGGAACTGAAAGAAGAAACTCTACTGGCTATGGAAAGTTTATTGATGATGAACTAACAGATGCAGAAAATGCTGCAGAAACAAAATCTCCTTCAGAGAGAACAAGAAGACTTGGTGTCAATATTGGTGAAGGTTTAAGAATAGGCCTTGAGCAAAAAACTAATGAAGTAAGATCTCAAGCAGACCAACTTGCCGATGCAGCAATTCCAAAAGTAGATACTGCAAACCAAGCAAAGTATAACAATCTCAAGAGTGATCCATATGAAAGACAAGTTCAAAAGTCTATTGATAGACAAAATAGAAAACTTTATGGACCAGCAACTCCTGTAGTTGCACAGCCGTCTTCATCTACTGAGACATCAATGACCGTAGATATTGATCCTCAAGCACTCATGGCTGATATGGCTGCAGCAAAGGCTGCTCGAAAGAGAGCAAAAGAATTAGATAGACAAGCATCAGAAGCAGAAGCAGCAGCAGCCAAGATGAGGGCTGAAGCAGCAAAGTGGGAAGAGATTGCTGCTAGAGAAAATAACCAAAACATTTATACCAATGAAAATGTTCGTGTTTTACAAAAGCAAGCAGATGCAGTAGAACTTAAAGCAGCACAGTTAAGAATTCAGGCTGCAGAAGAAAGATCAAAGGCTGTAACAAAGTCTAAGAAATCTGGAACAGTTGCAGATGGAGCCAAGAATGTTAAGGCTGCAGCAAAAGAAGCGGGTAAAACTAGAGGTGCTCAAGAGCAGGTAACCGATGCTACAGAAAACGTTGCACAAGAGCAGGTTAAGTATGGTAATGAGGTAAAGAAGTCTAAGAAGAGAGCAAAGCAAAATGCAGATGCTTCTGGAGATGTCTTAATAGCAGAAGAAGATATTGCAAGAAATGCTAACCTTACCGCAACTGCGACTAATACACAAGCACAGAATACTCTTACAACAGCAGAGTTAACTCAGGCAACAGAGAATGTTTTACAGGATTCTCTAGATAATAATGAGCAGATTGCTAGAGCAGAAGACGATAGAGCGAAGTCTGCAGAAGAAATTGCTAAACTTGAAAATGATATTGAAGCACAAAAGAGAAAAGAAAAAGAGGCTGGGCAAGCAGCACTTGCTGCACGTATGGCAGGACCAGTCATCCCTGAAGGGTCTCAAACAGATCAAAAAAATGTTAACCCATTAACAGCAATGGGGTATGAAGATGCATATGATGAGGCTTCAACTTACACAAGAGACAAGGATGGTCAAATCTTATTTGATCCAGAACTTGGTCCAAATGGTGAGAAGAATCCAACAACAATGACTCAAAAGCAAATCACAAAGAAGAAGCGTGGCATGCGTAGAGAAAAGGTTGGCAAGTATTCTGGTAAGGCTTCTGGTGCTTTAGGTATGGCAACTATGGCAGCAGGCATGATGGGTGCACCACCACAGGTAACAGCAGCACTTGGTGCGGCTTCAACCGTTGCACAGTTTGCTCCTATGCTCGCAGGTATGGGGCCAGTTGGTTGGGCAGCAGCAGGAATCATGGCAGTAGGTGCAGGAGCCTATATGCTAAATAAGCACTTCAATAAGATGGCTGCCGAGGCAGCAAAGTTTGCAACATCAACTTCAGCAACTCGTGAGAGTATGAAGAAGATGGGTGAGATGACTGGCAGGGTCGGGGCATCTGAAATTATGGATCGTCGTAGAACTACAACTAGATACAATAAGTACAGCGACTCCGTTAAGATGAATACAACCTTTGGAAATAAGTTCCTAGGGTCAGACCTTGGAAAAGACACAAAGAAGGTTTTCCAAGAAAATGTTAAGAAGATGGGACTTGAGCAGGCAACTAGTGACTTGTCTCTTAAACTTGCTGCCCAGATTGCAGATGGCGTACTCGATAAAGACCAGGCAGAATCAATCGCTGCATCTCTTGCACTCTCATTAAAAGATAAAAGCATTGAAATGCAGGTTACTGGAAAACTAAGAACTCTTATTGGTCCAGATGGAGAAAACTTAAAAGATAAGCCATTAAAGACAAGACTTTTGCTTGTTGCTACAGCAAGACAGAGAAGCGAAAAACAACTTAAGACTATTGATGAAAAGAAGGCTAAGGGTGAATCTGTAAGAAAAGATATTGCTATGCTTGCTGCATACAATATGAACAACCTAGAACTTGCCACGATGGTTGCTGATCAAGTTGAAAATGAGTTTGAGATTCAAAAGAAGAAACTAGAAACTGAAATTGCTTCAACAACAAATCTACAGAAAAAATTAGAACTAGAAAAGCAACTGAAGACACTTACTGCAAACAATGTTGCAGATCAACAAAGAACAAGCCAAGAAATATTGATGAATATTGCTCAGGCAGAAATTGACTTCCAGAAAGTATTTAGTGATACTGGAATCGGTGGCCAGGCAATGCGAGAGGATGCATACTTTGATGCGTCTAGATCAACTGTCGAATCAGCCTATAAGGGCACATCAGAAGAGGCTGCTGCTAAGAAATTCTTAGATAGAACAAAGGGCCTACAGGATGGAGCAGAGACTGGAAAGTACAATGCAAACACTGGAACATATCAAAAGAACGGTCTAGGAACAGAGAAAGCAGCGCAAACATTCCAAGCAAAAATGGAAATGATGGTAGGAAGCAAAGCAATCAGCCCTACAGAGGCAAATGCCTGGATGAGTCTTTTTAGTGGAAGACTGAATGAATTAGATCTAGCAATCAACACAAGCATTAAGCAAAATGGACTTGGTAAGACCAAAGAACTTTTTGGAATGTTTGAAGGTTTTACAAAGAAAAAAGTAGCAACGCAAATGATCCAGGAGATCTTGTTAACTAAAAAAGATCCTGCAGAGTTCGATGCAATTATGGAGACTCTTGCCAACCTTAAATCTCTAGATGGAACTGCAATTGACATGGAGGTGCTTGTTAGTGCAATCGGTCTTCCTGGTATTCAAAAGTTACAGGAAGAGTTTGATGCTATTGAAAAAAGAAAAGATGAATTAAAAAAGAAGGACAAGAAGTTTACTTTAGAAGATGAAGTAAAGAGTGCTGGCACATCTGCTCCTGCAGTTCAAGCACTTATTGGTGATGAAGAAAAAAGAAAAAAGTTTGATGCTTTATCAAGAGAAGCACAGGCAGACTTTTTACAGAAACTAGCAGGAGCCTATGCATCTCAGTCGCAAGTTGATGATGCAACGCTTGCCCTTGAAGCAGAGAAGCAAGCAAAAACTCTCTTATGGATGGAGGGAGTAAAAGATAGTGACAAGGACTATCAAACAAAACTAAAGGCATATGTTGATACGTATCTTTCAAAAACTGATTCTGAAAGAGCAGTAGACTCTCTAGATATGTACCTAGATCCAACAATTGATACAAAGTCTGCTCCTGGTGGTGGCATTGAGGATGGAAAGAAAGAAAGAGATACCACCTATGATGAACTGAATAAGAGGCTCAGAAATGTACGCCTTGCATCAATCAATGCTGCTGGTGGTATAGGTGAACTTACAAAAGCACTTGCAAAGACTGGTATAAAAGCAATCAATGATCAGTTCAGAGGACTTGAGCAACAACTAATTAAAACAGGTAAGGCTGGTCAGTTTGTAGACTATCTTGCTGGACTAGATCAGGATCAACTTAATAAGTTTGGTAAGGCAGCAACCAAAAAGGGTATTGACCCAAACACGGGCAAGAAGAAGTCTGGAGTTAAGGTTGGAGACTTTATTCTTAATGCCACAGGGCAAAAGATGGAGAAAGGCTTTAATAAGGCCATCATCGGTGACTATAATAATGCTCAGGTTCGTTCTGTTGAATTAAATAAGCAAGAGATTGCAGCACGAACTAAACTTCTTGCACTAGGGTTCCAAGAGTCAGATATCCGAACTATGCTCGCTGATGAAAATTATAGAACACTGATCGCAACAGGTAAGGTAACACAAAAAGAATTAGAAACAAATGCTGCACTTACAAAGCAAGCAAGAATTAGAGCATCTATTAGTGGTGCAGTTGCAGGGTTTAAAGATAAGCAACAGACCGCAGACAGCCAAAAGCGTATTCCAGAAGTTGTTCAGATGCTACAGATGGCCAACATTAGTGCTGAAGGAATTAGTTCTGTTATATCAGACCCAGCAATGCTTGATACCCTAATTGATGGTATGGACAACTTTGCAGGTCTTGGACAAGATGCACAAGATGAATTTAGAACACTGCTAGATCAGATTAATGAGATACCAGCACAAAAGATTATCGAGTTAGTATTTACTCAAACTACAGAGCAGAAGGCAATCGCAGGAGCCGAAGCAGCAGTACAAATGTTTGATGCATACAAGCAAATAGATGAAAACACTATCAAGAACAGTAAGGGTAACACATTTGCTGGACTTCAAGCAATGATGGAAGATTTAAACAATCAGGCAAAGATTGTTCAGAATGGTATCAATCTAACTCAATCTAGAATTGATGACCTGCAAAAAGAGGTAGATGCGGATCAAAGAAATATTGAAACTAAATTTACTCGACCAATAGAAGCCAAGCAAAAAGCGATTGATAAGTTAAATAGATCAGCAGAGATTAACTTTGTTAGACCAATCCAGGCACTTCAAGAAAGATCTAACGTACTTTCACATGACCTAGATGTTATGAACCATGCTGCAGAAGAAATTAATAAGAAGTATGATAAGCAGCAAGAAGCATTACAAGAAGTTGCTAAGGTTAATCAGCAAATCATTGCTCAACAACAACAACAACTTGGTCTTGCAGATGCATTGTCTAAGGGTGACATCTCAGCAGCAGCAAAGGCTGTTCAAGATATGCGAGCAACCAATGCTAGCAACTATGCTCAGAACTCTCAAGAAGCATTGCAAAAGGCAAGAGAGAATGAAGTCAAGGGTCTTAAGGGTGGCGTCAGTGGATTAACCCAAGATCAAATTCAAGAAGAGCAGTATCAAATTGGCCAACAGACATATGCCTTAGAACAGCAGAAGGCGTTAGTTGATAAGCAAATTCTTGCTATCCAAGATGAAATCTATACACTTGAGCAATCAAGACTTGTAGCACTTGATGCAATTCAGGTTAAGACAGACAAGATTGCTAGTATTGTTAATGGTGAACTGCTAGACCAGCAGACTAAGTTAAAGAAGATTACTGATCAAAACCTTGAGTACCAATCACAAAGCGATCTTCTTGCAGCAATCATTACTGCAAACGACAAGGCTCGTGTCATATCTGATAAAACAAGAGCAGCATGGGATGCAACCCTTATTGCTGCTAAGGCATCAGAAACATTACTCAAGGGCGAATTGGCTACTGCACTTGGTATTGCAGCAGCAGAATCTGGAAAGATTCAAACTTCCTGGGAAGCAATTAAAAAATCCTACGATGCAATTCAGGGTAAGTCACTTGAGGTTAAGAATACAGTTGTAGATGAGTACATGCCAGACACTAAGGATAAGAATACTACAACTCCACCTGTTACAACACCTACTGTGAGTGCAGCAGACAAGGCAGCATCTGTAGCATACACAAATCCAAATCTTACAGCAGCAGAGCAAGCAGCAGCGATCAATTACAAAACTGCTACCCCATCTGCTTCTGATATTATTGCAGCAAGAAAAGCGAAGTACGGATACCTGTCTTCTGGTGGTCTGGTTCCTAAGTACTTTGCAGCAGGAGGGTATGCAAGGGGTACCGATACAATTCCAGCAATGCTCACACCAGGAGAATTCGTGATGAGTAGATATGCTGTTAATAGCCATGGGGTAGACACTCTTAAGGCTATGAACTCAGGCTCACAAACATCAACTGGAGATTCAGTGTATAATTATAACCTTAGCGTTAATGTGAAATCTGATGCAAACCCAGACGATATTGCAAGAACAGTTATGACTCAGATTAGACAGATTGATTCACAAAGAATTAGGGGGAATAGGTTCTAATGGCTACATCATCATACATGACAGGCAGAAGATCATATGCAAGACCACAGGCAGCCCTATGGTCTAATAATCCTGGCACTCTTGTAGGTGGCCTATATATCCCAACAGGCTTAGAAGTTGGACAAGATCCAGGGCTAGAAACAAACTCGTCTGTCCTGGATCAGTTCCTTATCCTATCTGACCATAATCGAGGAGAAATAAAAGTAACTCCTAACCGCATTGAAAAGCGTGAAAGAATGATTAATGGCCATATGAGATCCTACCATATTGCTGATAAGTTAAACTTTGATATTTCTTGGAATATGCTTCCATCAAGGTCTTTCAGAACAAGGCCAGACTTTAACCCTACTACAGGCAAGAGCACCTCTACAGGGGTCTCTGGAAGGCCTACAGGGGCAGATGAGCAGTACACTGTAGATGGCGGAGCAGGAGCAGGAGAACTACTTGAGTGGTACGAAAATCACAAAGGATCATTCTGGATGTTCTTGGCTTACGATAAGTATAATAATTTTGGCAATGATGATGCAGCATATGGACACTTAGCCCAGTATAACCAAATCGTAGAGGTTTATATTTCTAAGTTTGATTACAGCGTTGTCTCCAGAGGTGCATCAAATCATGATTTATGGAATGTCTCAGTATCCCTGGAAGAAGTCTAATGTTTGAGAATAAAGAGTTACAGTCACACCTAGAAGAGTCACAGACGGTAAAAAGTCAGTCTGCTATTATTGCAGAGTGGAATATGAATATTGCATCAAATATTCAGATGATCGGAAACTACAGATATAGGTCTACAGACCCTACCTCTAGTTTTTATTTATTACCAAACTCGTTTGATGTAAATGATTCAGCGGGGTATTATACTGGTGCTACGGATGCAGATATTACAATCGATGGCGGGATGGATGATTTAGATGTTCCAACGCTATTGGTATCTAAAAAAGATAAACTAAAAACATTATACTCTCTAGAAGATTGCTTTAAGCAGTTTAGACCTAGATCTGGAATTAACAAAGCAAGGTATATATCTGGTTCATACTTACACCATGCTAATACATCAATGGCAAATAGACCAAGGTACTATATGCCAGACAAGGATGACCTATTTAAGTATTGGACATCCTATAGAACTGAAGGCTCTTCAGAATATGGAATTGCTAATAAAAATGTAAATAACCAAAAGGTGATTGACGATGCTGTTCCATTTGTTGTCTATAAGGAAAATGTACCAGCCAATAGACTTGTTGTAAAAATGCAAACACATATAGGCACTGTTGATCTAGGCTCTATGTCAAATGGCTCAACCAGCATTCCAGATCCACTTTATGGTAATTCAAATAAGGCTACTCCACTTAAGTGGAAGATCCAACATTTAAAAGGAAACAACTGGGTAGACACGTACCTCTTTGACTACAACACAACAAGAGATAATGGATCCCCAGTCATTGGACCTGATGGATACGTTGAGTTAGAGTATGGACTCAAGGTACCAGCAAGATATAAGGACAGATTTATTTTTGCAGCAAGTGTTGCATCTGAAACAGTGCTACCAGATAACAACACTGAGGGGTATGCCTATCTGGTTAAAGAAAATGATTTAGATATTGGAACATTCTATATTTGGCAGGGTGAGGCCTATGAAACCTTTGCTCCAGAGTATGGTTGGCAATTAGCAAGTCCAGACACAGATAGACTTACTAACTTTGTTACAGACTTGACAGATCCAGATAGATATACTTCTAACGTAGATGGAACTTCTAAGTACCGTGAGTTTGAGTACATTCGTGGTGTAAGAATTGTTGTAAACTCTATGACAAAAACAAACAGTACATTCGACTTGATTGAAATTTCTCCAAGACTATCTGTAAATATTACAGACAAGGTAACAGATTTTTCAATTAATAAGAGCGCATCAGATCTTGGACTCAGCGGTATGCCAGTAGGACAGTTGTTAGCATCTACAGGAAAGTTGGGCTTATTTGATTATGATGATGCTTTTAATGATGAGAATGATAGTAGTATTATTAAGGATTATATTGCACGGAATATTCAGTTTAAGTTTTACGAGGTTATTGTAGATGTTGATGGCTTTGATTACTTTGTGCCACTTAAGACTCTATACTCAGACTCATTTCCAAGTATTTCAAATGCAGACAAGAAGGTATCAATTAGCCTAAGAGATATGTTCTTTTATTTAGAATCAACCACGGCTCCACAAATTTTATCTACAGAGACATCCCTAAGTTCTGCTGTATGCTTATTGCTAGATTATTTAGGTTTTTCAAACTATACATTTAAGCGTTTGCCAAACGAAAAAGAAGTTATAATTCCATACTTTTTTATTGCACCAGATACATCTATTGCACAGGTGTTGCAGGATCTAGCAGTGTCAACGCAAACAGCAATGTTCTTTGATGAGTACAATAACTTTGTTGCTATGAGCAAAAACTATATGTTGCCTGCACCTGGTGACAGAGCAACGAGCACGACCCTGTTTGGAACAAACGATCAGCAAGATTCAGGTGTAATTGAAAATGAGCACACAAATATCAAACTTGCAAATATTATCGAATACACAGATCAAGACTCTAAGATTTATAATGATGGAAGCATAACTTATAATGCAAGACATATTCAAAAATCAATTGGCTCATTGAAGCAGGCAAGCCTTATCGACAATGAAAAAACCTGGATCTATAAGCCAGTACTATTGTGGGAAGTTGCTGGAACTCAAAATACAAAGTCAGTAAATGGTGAGGTGGGAAACCAGTCATCATATGTTCTTTCTGCTATTCCTCTCAATTCAGACTTGACTGCAGATGTCCCTGTTGTTGTTAATAATAAACTAATTAATAATACTATGAACTTTGGCGAAGCAGTTTATTGGATCACACGATACAACGGATACTTCTATGCCAATGGCGAGGTTATCAAGTTTGATGCCGTAGAATACAATGTTGCTGGAATTGGAAATGTTTGGATTACAGATGTCCAAGAGTATCAGGACTACGCATCCAAGGTTCCATTTAATGGAAAGATTTATCCTACAGGTTCAGTGCGAATCTACAGCGAGCCAAACTATCAAGAAATCGCTGGCGTATTAAAATTAAAAAATGGCCCAGTTGCAAAGCATGGCCGTGGGCAATTTGGTACAAGCGTTGTTTCACACAAGGCAGGTCTAGATAACTACTGGTCAAATAATGACAATGTTCGTGGAGTAACTATGAAGATTGACTCTTTGTTTAATTCAGTTGCAACCGAATTGCCAACCACCTCTACTGGACTTACAGTTGGAGCAGCAGGAAAATCTTCGTTCATTAATCTTGGAACCAATCCAGTTGGAACACCACCAACAAGTAATGAGATTGCACAGAAGACTGCAAGAAATGGAATCATTAAAAACTTTTTATCTTCTACTAATCTAGATCAGTCTGTTACAAACTCATTATCAAGTACACAAACTGGCACTGTCCAGTCATCAGCCCTTGTACTGAGTGGACCTGCTATGACAACTTACCCAAAGCCAACAGAGTTCATCTCTTATGTATACAAGCCACTTACAGATAAATTTAAACATTTTGGCACAAGAATGAGAATTGTTGGAAAGATTGAGAACAATTTAGATCGTGGACAGAGTGCGGTAGGAAGTTCCACATACTATGTTGTTCCAGGAACCACACCAGACAAGAACATAAATATTTCTGGAGGATCTGGCGGTATGGCAGTAATGCTAAACCCAGAGACAAACAACGGTTACTACTTTGAGATTGTAGCAATTGGATCAGTAGGCGTAACTAATACTGCAACAAGTAATGTTAATAACGTATTTTTCTATAAGTTGCTGAAGGATGAGTTAGGAAATGCAGTGCCAGTTAAACTGTGGGAAGGACTATCAAACATCATCGTTGATGATGGAAATTTTGTTGGTCAGTACAGAGTTGCAGCAGAAGAAAACCCTACGGTCTACGACCTTTCTGTTGAATATGAAGATGTCGGATCTTTGAGAAGATTCTATCTATACATCAACAACACATTGGTAAAGATTGTAGACGACACAGCACCTCTTCCAGCATACAAAAATATGGCACTCTTTACAAGAGGTGCTTCTAGAGTTATGTTTGAAAACATCTTTGCAATCGCAAATAACTATTCTCAGAATACTTCTTTTGCACTAGACACACCAGTGCAGTCCATCTTTGATGGAGATGAGTTAAACGTAAATGAATCGTTTAGAAAATATGCTATGAGTGGAATTGTACAGGGAACACACCTATCTGGGATATCTGCAAATGAGCCACCTAAGTACAACATATACTTTGAGGAGTTTGGAACCATTATGCGTGAAGCCTCTGTATTTAATATTAAGTATGATAAGGCCTACCCAGCATTATACGCAAAGTTGTCACCAACATTTAATAGATTAAAGGGATATACAGTATCTGGATTTAGAGCGGGATCGTATGGAGCAGACTTTATTATTTTCAATGCAACAGATACAGCCTTAAGCCTAGATGAGACAACTGGAAACTACCTTAGAATTCAGGGTATAACATTTACTCAGCAGTCTCAGAATGTGCTAAAGGTCGATGACTATTTCTCTAAAACCTCAAGTATGTCAGACCCTCTGATAAGTAATGGGGTAGTAATTGAGTCACCAATCAAGGCTAAAAAAGACTATGAAGATATTAAGATTAGCAGACTTACTTATGGCAAGAAGGACTTTAGTTTAAATGTTCCATACATTCAGACACAAGATGATGCTACTGATTTGATGAAGTGGACAATCTCAAAGATCATGAAGCCTCGTAAGTCTATTGGTTTAAAGATTTTTGCAATGCCTACGCTGCAACTGGGAGATTTAGTTAAGATCAACTATGTGAACAATGGTATTGATAAGGCTGGAACGAAAGACTATGTTATTTATAATATTGAGTACTCTAAGAACTCTAGTGGACCATCAATGAGCGTGTTTGTTAGTGAGGTATCATAATGGCAATTGATGCAACAGCAAACCAACCAACGACTACTACTAGTTCTGCTGCTAACCCACCAGTAAAGGTGGCAACCCCAGACCTTTTTGTGTTCAAGGATGAAGTTGTTCCAATTGAGGTAATGACTGACCTTATCTTTGAAAATATCGGGGGACAAGAACTAATCAATATATCTAGACATGACATCATCTCTGGACAGAGTATTATGTACAGCCCTATTAAGAACATGAGCAGGTTGTATTTGCAGTATAATCCTCAAAACATTCTTAATATTCAGGATACATCTGCTACATATTTTAGAAATTATCCAATCAAACTAGAGGCGTCAATCCCTTCGCCAGGATCAGGACCAGATGGAGAGACTGTCTTTATTGATCCAGACACTGGAGACCTTGTGATTGAGGTTGTAAACCTTGAACCAGATGAGCAAATTGACGTACAGGTCTTGATTTCTGGAACGCTACTTGATGGTACAATATATACTGGGGGAATTTAATGATTACAAATACTGGAAAAAGCATTATCACAAAATACTTGATTGGTCAAGCACCAGCATATGCTTCTTATATTGCTGTTGGATGTGGCACAAATGCAATAGATCCCTCTGATTCATTTGGAGATTACTCTGACAAGACTACGCTAGATTTTGAAATGTTTCGTGTTCCAATCACATCTCGTGGATTTGTTACTGAAGATGGCCAGGACAAAATTGTTCTAACTGCTGAATTACCAACAGAAGAAAGATATGAGATCACAGAGGTGGGAGTTTATTCTGCTGGCTCTAACCCTTCAGTAGGTGCTTACGATAGCAGAACCCTTTATGCTTTTACAGAAAATGAAAACTGGGAGTACCACTCTGCAAATTCTGCTGCTGCAATTCCAGTAATCTATGAACCTCTTGATAGTGAAGAAGATGGGGTAATGTCATTTACCCAAAAGGTTATCCAAACAAATGCAGACAATAGAACTTTTACTAGCAGTGAAAGATTAGACAGAAATGAAAGATGTCGCTTTTTAAATAATACCATCATGATGGCTGGAGATACCTCAAAGATATCTGTTAGCAACACTGGAAAACTTAGCGTAGTTCCAACATGGACCGTTGGTGGGCAATCCTTTACATCTACTCACGTACACCTTAATGGAATTGCTCCAGACTTTAACAGACAGTCTCCGCTAGATGAGATTAGAATGGCATTTTCTGTTGCTAATAAGGATGGATCATCTACACAGCGTCCATCAAAGATTTTGATCCTTGCAGAGTTCTCTTCTGATGATGCTCATGATACGGGTCAGTATGCAAGATTTGAGGTAAACATTGAGCACAATGCATCAAGTGAGACTAACAATCTTTTAACCAATAGATACTTTGTTGTAAACAAGCAGTTACAGGAACTAACAAAGAGTCAGGACTTCTCTTGGAGTTCAGTTGACATCTTTAAGATTTATGTTTGTGTATTAGATACAGATGGAAATCCATCAGACGATTATTATGTTTGTTTGGATGCTTTGCGACTTGAAAGTTTAAGTGCTCAGAACCCACTGTACGGATTATCTGGGTACACAGTTGTTAAGAATACATACTCTAGACCAATTGTCAAGTCTGCCAATACAACTAACTTCATTGAGTTTAGATTTAATGTTGGTGTAGCCTGATGGCAACAAGTAAGGTTAAGCGGGTAGTAATTAAAAAAGAAGATCTTCCTGCCTATAGTGGAGACAACCAGTCATATATATTAAGGTACAGAGTAATATCTGAAGACCGAAATAGATCTTCTCAGTGGTCTCCTCAATATAGACTTCCCATCCCATCACAAACACAGATTGAATATGCAATTACAGCCAACCCAACAACTAAAATGATCAATCTAGTGTGGGGAACATCTGAAGCATCTAAGTTCGATGTATACATTAAATGGGATAGTAGTCCTTATATCTATGCAGGATCTGTGAATACATCAATGTATGCTTGTTTAATTAAGAATGGTGCATCATCTGTAAAGATTGCTGTACAGGTTCCAACATTTCCAAAGCAGAGATTCACCAGTGCAACACTTTTTGAAACCACTGAAACCAGTGTAGTGGTATAATAGTAGTATGGCAAAAATTCCTCTCCCAGAGCGTGGTCAACCACTAGATGTTGCATACATCTATCAGTTGGCTAATGCTATTAATGAACTGTCTAGCCAGGTATCTCCAGCATTATACAAGTATGTTACTATTGATACCCCAGGTGTAGGTCAGCAAAGCGTAAAGGCTTCTGAGGCAAGGATTCTTGGCGGGTACAAAGAGATCGTAAATAGTGCAAGCAAGACAAAGGGTGACACAGTTCCGTTCTCTTATGAGTTTAGCACTGACTTCAAGTACGCACCTGTAGCAGTTGCTACGCCTCTTAATGTTGGAAACACTCCTGCAGGAAAGAATGTCTCTGTTGTTTTAAAATCTGTAACTACATCAAAAATTGAGGGTGTTGTAATCTTCAATGAAACAGGAGACCTTTCTGTAGCAGTAAACCTAGTAGTTATCGGAATCCCTAACTAATGCTTAAATGTGAAAAATGCAAAAGTAGAATGTTTGTTGATAGACAATATAGTAGTTCTACACACCTAGAAACTTACTGCATCATGTGCGGTCATAGAAGATTTTTTAATCCACCACAGAATTCATCGGAGGGCAGATGGCTTTTAGAAAAGGAAGCATCGAGAGCGAAGGCTACAATAACGCACCTGTAATTCCAGGGAATAAAAAAGTTTGGTTTCTCAATGGTGATCTTGTTAGAATTCATCATCTCAATAGATCTAATGGCATCATGTCTGTTTATAATATTACACAGGACAGGCTTGAAAGTTGTTTGATTGGTGACTTTAAAAAGAAGAGAGAGCGAGCCTACACTGTAGGGGAAACTGCTATTCTTGTTAATAGGCATAAGAAATATATGCCATCATTAATGAAACGAGGAATCATTCCTCACCCAATGGGGTCTCAGAAAGGTGGCAAGACTGGCTTTCAGGTAAGATCCTATTACTCAGAATCGCAAGTTAGAGCCATCCGTGATATACTTGCTACATACCATATTGGTAGGCCACGCAAAGATAATTTAATAACAAATGATATGACTCCCAGTGTGCAAGAGTTGACACGGCGTATGGGAGACGGTATACTTACATATGTAAGAACTGAAGATGGAAGGTTTGTTCCAGTTTGGAATGAGTCTATTTAACGAAGGGTATGAAATGGAAAACGAATCAACAAAGGTATCTGTTACACTAGGATACACACTTAATCTAGGAAACTTTCAGTCACTCAGAATTGATCTGGGTATTGTAGAGTCTCGTAAGAATGGTGAAACAATTGACCAAGCCTTTGAGCGTGTCTACAAGTTCGTTGAGGACAAGTTGACAGACAAGATCAAGGAAGCCCAATCGGAGGCATCTGAAGACTAATGGCAGAACGCAAAGACCGCATGGCTTTGCTTTCACGCTACAGCAAGTTCCATACTGCAAAGTATGAGCAAAAGCCATCACTAAACCTAAATGTAGAACAATGGGCAGCAGATGCTCTCATTGAGTCCTACGGCATTGGAGGATGCTATGATATTCTTGAGTATTACTTTAGTATTGCTCAGTCTCCTAGTTGGAACTACTTTTCGTACAATACGGAAAAAATATTTCAAGCAAAGTTAGATAAAGAGAAAGACCAAAAAGAGAGAGAAGAGCGTAGACGAATGGCAAAGGAGTGGCTAAGTGAATAATACAGAGGCAAAGGTAATCTCCGCAGTCCTACAGGATAAGCAGGTCCATGTTCTTTTACAAGCAAACATCGACAATCTTCTCAGAACTCATAATGATGTCTGGGACTTTATCCGCAATTACTTTGAGAACAATAGTGCATGTCCTCCAGTATCTTTGGTTGTTGAAAAGTTTAGAGACTTTCACCCTATTGATGGTGTTGGTGCAACCAAGCATCACCTGGAAGAACTGCAAACAGAATACCTCAATGATAGTCTAAAAGACATTTTGAGATCTGCAGCAGGAGATGTTCAAGCAGGCAATGGCAATGCAGCACTAGACCATTTGATTACACAGACCTCAGAACTTAAGAAAAACACTTCTGCAATTCGTGATATCGATGTAACAGATCTAGAGTCTGCACTTGCATACTTCGAGCACCTAAAGGAGCAGAAGTTGCTTGGTCATGTTGGTATCAAAACTAACTTGCCAGGGTTTGACAACTACCTTCCTTCTGGAATTATGCCTGGACAACTTGGCGTGTTTCTTGCTTATCCTGGTATTGGTAAATCATGGATGGCCCTATACTTTGCGGTACAGGCTTGGAAGCAGGGCAAGTCTCCACTAGTAATCTCACTTGAAATGTCTGAGACTGAAGTTCGTAACCGTGTATTTACTATCATGGGTGAAGGTCTTTGGTCACATCGCAAGTTATCAAATGGTGAAGTAGAACTAGACACCCTTAAGGAATGGCACAAGCGTCATCTAGAGGGTAAGCCAGAGTTCCACATCATCTCTAATGATAACGGTGGCGAGATCAATCCTTCCGTACTTCGTGGAAAGATTGACCAGTACAAGCCAGACTTTGTGATTGTGGACTACCTACAGTTGATGAGCCCAAACCAAAAGGCTGATAACGAAACGGTAAAGATGAAGAACCTTTCACGAGAACTTAAACTTATGGCTATTGGAGAAGAGATTCCACTAATTGCTATTTCATCTGCTACTCCAGACGATGTTAATGATCTTAGTGGTGTTCCTACACTTGGACAGACCGCTTGGTCTAGACAGATCGCCTATGATGCTGACTGGGTTATTGCCCTTGGTCGTGCCACCAACAGCGATGTCATTGAGTGTGCATTCCGTAAGAACCGTAACGGCTTTATGGGAGACTTCCTAGTACAGGTTGACTTTGATAGAGGGTACTATCGATATAAAGATTTTGAAGATAAGTAGTTATAATATGATATGCAAGAAATCAAGGGGTACGCCCCACCTACCTTCTACCATCATAGGCCTATCAAGAAGTTCTATCTTGATGGGGTCATACATGATGAGTCAGCACTTGGTAGGTTAAAGGATGAATACATTAGGCTCTTGGACTCAGAAATGCGACTTTCTGGATATGTCCCAAGGCTTGACATAATCCCAGATTTTACGATAGACTATAACCACACAAAAAAATATTTTGAATTTCAACTAACAGTACACGGGACTTATACAGGGAGAAAACAGAGCGAATGGATAGCAGGAATAGACGTAAGCACACCAATCTATATACAAAAGAACAAATTAAAAGAGTCCTTACGGGAACAGGTGTAACCATTGAGTCAGAGATTGACTCTGACTATATCGTCTTTTGTCCTTACCATAACAACAACAGAACCCCTGCAGGAGAAGTAGATAAGTTTAATGGAACCTTCTTTTGCTTTTCATGTCACCATGTGGCTAATCTAGTTGAGTTTGTTATGCACATGTCAAGTCGCACTTACTTCGAGGCTGTTAGATATATTAAAGGCAAAGAGACTGAGCAAGATCTTGAAAGAGATATTAATCAGAAACTTCTTGCAAAGCCTGACTTCGTTCCATATGATGAACTAATTCTCAAGAGACTAAATAATAACTTATTTGGATCTGACAGAGCAAAGAACTATTTTGAATATAGAAAGATTACTCCAGCATCTTGGTCAAAGTTTACACTAGGTTTCTCTGAGAAACAGGATATGGTTACTGTACCAGTGCACAGTCCAGATGGAATGCCTGTAGGGTTTGTTGGTAGATCAATTGAAGGTAAGGAGTTTAAGAATACTCCAGGTCTGCCTAAAGCAAAAACATTGTTTAATCTTCATAGAGTAAAGACTGCAGATAAAGTCTATGTGGTAGAATCATCTTTCGATGCAATTCGTTTAGACCAGGTTGGATTTCCTGCAGTAGCAACCCTTGGTGCGAATGTATCAAACATACAAATAGAATTGCTTCAGAAGTATTTCAATAACATTATTGTTATTGCAGATAATGATGAGGCGGGAGGAAATATGAAAACTAAGATAATTGAAAAACTTGGTTCTCGTGTATCCGTTATACAACTAAATAAACAATATAAAGATATAGGCGACATGGATGACAAGTCTATTAAAGAACTAGATTATGAGTTTGACAAGTCAATACTATCCATGCTAAACTAATACATAACAACACAAAAGGAGCAACACATGAGCGTAATTAAAGGTCTTAAGGACATTAGCGCACTACTCGACAAGCCAAAGTACGAAAGTACAGGACAAAAGGTTCGTTGGGTAAAGTTAGCAGATGGTCAATCTGCAAAGATCCGTTTCGTAGAGGAACTCGATCAAGACTCAGCACACTACAACGAGGGCCGTGGTCTTTCAGTAGTAGTATCAGAACACACAAACCCAAAGGATTACAAGCGTAAGGCTGCTTGCACTATTGATTCAGAGGGTCGCTGCTTCGGTTGCGAAATGGCAAAGAAGGAACCTAAGTCTGGCTGGAGAGCACGACTTCGTTTCTACTGCAATGTCCTAATCAATGACGGTACAGAAGATGCATACATCGCTGTATGGTCACAGGGTATCTCAAAGCAGTCAGCATTCAATAACATTCGTGAGTATGCACTTGATACAGGTAGCATCTCAAACCTTGAGTGGAAGTTAAAGCGTAATGGACAGGGAACTGAAACCAACTACACACTTCTACCTTCAAAGCCAGATACAGAACCATTTGCATGGGAAGGCTTTGAATACTTCAACCTAGAAAAGGTTGTCCGTGAAGTTCCTTACCCAGAGCAGGAAGCATTCTACTTTGGGTTTGACACTCCATCCGTTACCAGCACGAATATCGACTGGTAATAAATGAGTTACGTAGGCTTACACGTACACACCCACTATTCCCTCTTTGACGGAATCGCTACTCCAGAAGAATACATTGACCGTGCAGTTGAGTTGGGGATGCCAGCAATTGCTATCACCGACCACGGTACTTTATCTGGGCATAGGGAACTGCACCGTATTGCAAAAGCGAAGGGTATTAAGCCTATACTTGGTGTAGAAGGCTATATGTGTCAAGATAGATTCGATACAAGAGATAAGTCTGAAAGAGACGGAGACCTTGATCTAGTCTACAACCATATAGTCCTTCTCGCCAAGAACCAAATTGGTTTAGAGAACCTTAACAAGATTAATGAGATTGCGTGGACAGAAGGCTACTTCAAGAAGCCACGATTCGACTTTGAAATCTTGGAAAAGTATTCAGAAGGTATTATTGTTACCTCTGCTTGTCCAAGTAGCGTACTTGTAAAGGCACTTGAAAATAATGAGTTTGCCATTGCTAAGAAGCATATTGAATGGTTTAAACGAGTATTTAATGATGACTACTACATTGAAGTTATGCCACACAATGAGGCAGAGATTAATAAGCAGTTAATTCAATTGGCTGATGAGTTTGGAGTGCAGGTTGTCGTTACACCTGACTGCCACCATAGTTCAGTCGATCAGAAGGAGATTCAAGAATTTAAACTTCTGTTAAATACGCATGTCAAAATAGACAAAGAGCATACCTTTGAAAAGTCTAAGAAGTATACAGACATGATGGAACGCTTGGATTACCTATACGGACATGATCGTCAGATCACATTTAACGAGTTTGACATTCACCTACTCTCTTATGAGGAGATGAAGTCTGCTATGGAAGCCCAGGGTATTGACCGTCCAGATATTTACTCTAACACACTTGCTATCGCTGAAAAAGTTGGGGACTATGGAATTCAGGAAGGTCTAGACCTACTACCAGTACAATACAAGCACCCAGATAAAGAACTTAAAGAGTTAGCCCTTGCTGGACTCACAGAGCGAGGTGTAGACTCACAAGAATATCTAGATAGATTAGATGAAGAACTGCAAGTAATTAAGGACAAGAAGTTTGCACCGTACTTCCTAGTTGTTCGAAGCATGATTAACTGGGCTAAGAAGGAAGACATCATGGTAGGTCCTGGTCGTGGATCTGCTGCAGGCTCATTGCTTTGTTATGCACTTGGTATTACAGATATTGATCCAATCAAGCATGGACTACTGTTCTTCCGATTTATTAACCCAGACCGTAATGACTTCCCTGATATCGATACTGATATTCAAGATACTCGTCGTGAAGAGGTTAAAGATTATCTAGTTAGACAGTATCGACATGTTGCATCTATTGCTACATTCCTTTCTTTTAAGGATAAGGGTGTTGTACGAGATGTTGCACGAGTGCTCAACATTCCACTTACAGATGTTAACAAGGTTCTAAAACTTGTAGATACATGGGATGACTTCTGCACATCTAAAGCAACTAGAGAATTTAGAGAGAAATATCCAGAGGTAGAAATTTATGGAGAACAACTTCGTGGTCGTATTAGAGGCACTGGCATTCACGCTGCTGGTGTTGTCACTAGTAAAGACCCCATCTTCCGATTCGCACCAATGGAGACACGATCTTCTACTGGTAGCGATGAGCGTATCCCTGTTGTTGCTGTGGATATGGAAGAGGCAGAACGGATTGGCCTAATCAAGATTGATGCTTTGGGTCTTAAAACTCTATCAGTCCTTAAAGATACACTAGATATCATTGAGGAACGAGATGGAAAGAAAATTGACCTTCTCAAGATTGATATGGATGATGCCAATGTTTATCAAATGCTTTCTGACGGGTACACAAAGGGTGTATTCCAGTGTGAAGCAGCACCATATACAAACCTGCTAGTTAAGATGGGTGTAAAGAATCTTGCAGAATTAGCAGCATCAAATGCTTTGGTTCGTCCAGGTGCTATGAATACAATTGGTAAAGACTACATTGCTATTAAGCATGGTCGTCAGAATCCAAACTATAAGCACCAAATTATTAAATCCTTTACTGCAGAGACATACGGATGTATTCTCTATCAGGAGCAGGTTATGCAGGCTTGTGTGGCATTGGGTGGCATGTCTATGACTGATGCTGACAAGGTTCGTAAGATTATTGGTAAGAAGAAGGATGCAAAAGAGTTTGATGTGTTTAAGGATCAGTTCATTAAGGGTGCTTCTCAATACATTAGCCCTAATGTTGCACTAGACCTATGGCATGACTTTGAGGCTCACGCAGGGTACTCATTTAACAAGTCACACGCAGTAGCATACTCAACACTCTCATACTGGACAGCATGGTTGAAGTACCACTATCCACTAGAGTTTATGTACTCACTACTAAAGAATGAAAAGGATAAAGATGCAAGAACTGAATACCTCATTGAAGCGAAGCGTATGGGCATTTCGATTAAACTGCCACATATTAACGATTCGGATATTGATTTTAAAATTGAAGGCAAGGGTATTCGGTTTGGGTTATCAGGAATTAAGTTCATCTCTGATAAAATTGCAGAAAGATATCTTGCTGCTCGCCCGTTCGTATCCTACAAAGAACTTGAAGAGTTTACCTTTACAAAGGGTAACGGGGTTAATTCTAGGGCTCTTCAAGCACTAAGAGTTGTGGGTGCAGCAACCTTCCAGGATAATCCTAGAAATGATGCAGAGATTAAAGAGAATCTATACGAGTACCTAAACCTACCTGAGTTCAATATCTCAGTTCCTTCACACTACCACGCTTTCATAACAGAGGCTGAGGATTATGAGGAGAAGGGGTCCTTTATTCTCATGGGAATGGTGAAGGGAATTAAGCGAGCAAAAGGCTGGGCTAGAGTAGAACTCCTTGATAAGACTGGTAGTGTTGGAATCTTTGATGATGAGAACACAACTATTGAGGCTGGAAGTTCGTACATTATCCTTGCCAATGATAACAGAATTGTTTCTGCAGTACCTGTAGATCAAATCAAGGTATCGGATGCAGCAATGATTAAGTTCTTAAACTATAAGATGTTGCCATATAAAGATGATGACATGTTTGTAGTTTCATTTAAGTCAAGAGTTACAAAGGCTGGCAAGAAGATGGCCTCACTAACTCTTGCAGATGCTTCAAGAGGTCTTCACTCAGTGACTGTGTTCCCTACAGCATTTGCAAAGGCATTCATGAAGATCGAAGAAGGCAATACCTATAAGTTTAGTTTCGGAAAGACTAAAGATGGAACAGTTATATTGGAGGATGTAAATAATGCTTGATAACATGGCAGTTGAGTTACACAAGAACGCAGTAGTAAAGGGCTTTTGGCCAGAAGCAGAAGATGTTGATGACATCTTTGTTGCAAAGCAATTGATGATGATCGTGTCAGAAGTTGTTGAGGCAATGGAAGCAATTCGTAAAGATAAGGGTGAGGAAGAGATCACTGCAGAGTTTGCAGACATTCTCATCAGAACTCTAGACCTTTATGCAGGAATTGTTGAAGCAGGGTATACTAGATTATCTCTAGATCATGTATTGAAGCAGAAGTCAGAGTTCAATAAGACTAGACCAGAGAAGCATGGGGTTCGATTCTAATGACTGTAACAATTGAAGATGTATTGGCTCAACTTAATCCTAAGTTGCGTAAGACTATTATGTCTGGTGATTCTATTCCACCAACAGAATATGCAATTACCCCTAGCGTGGGCTTAAACCGTGCTCTCAATGGTGGACTTCCATACGGTAGACAAGTCCTTATTTGGGGGTCAAAGTCCTCTGCAAAGTCCTCTCTATGCCTTCAGATGATTGGTCTAGCACAGAAGGAAGGAAAACTCTGTGCATGGATTGATGCTGAAATGTCATACGATAAGTCTTGGGCTGAAAAACTTGGGGTAGATACTTCAAAGTTAATCGTATCTCAGTGCAGAACTATCAATGAAATGGTAGACATTGGCACTAGCCTAATGCAGGCAGGCGTAGACATGATCGTGGTTGACTCAATCACTTCCTTGCTTCCAGCCATTTACTTTGAAAAGGATTCAGATGAACTCAAGCAACTTGAAAATACAAAGCAGATTGGTGCAGAGTCACGAGACTTTTCCAATGCTTGGAAGATGATTAACTATGCTAATAACAAGGTTAAGCCAACTCTTTTTGTACTCATTAGTCAGAGTCGTAATAATATTAGTGCTATGTATACTAGCCAGCAGCCTACTGGTGGTCAGGCTACTAAGTTCTATTCATCAACAGTTATTAAACTGTTCTCGTCAGAATCAGATAACCAAGCAATTAAGGGGAAGATACATGTTGGGGATAAACTCATTGAAGAAAAGATTGGTAGAAAGGTACGCTGGGAACTTCAGTTCTCTAAAACATCTCCTGGCTTCCAATCTGGAGAGTATGACTTTTATTTTCGTGGCGATGATGTCGGCATTGATAGTATTGGCGATCTGGTGGACACGGCTGAGTTAGCAGGTCTTGTAAATCGTACAGGTGCTTGGTATCAACTAGAGGATGGCACAAAGGTCCAGGGTAGAGAAGGATTTGTCAACCGTGTTAAGGAAGACCTTGATCTGCAGGAGAGCCTACGAAAGCAACTCAATGGCTAGTTATACAGTCTATAATGGTCAATTTCTATGTCATGTCTGCAAGGTAGAAGTCAAAACACTAAGACTTTATCCAGACACTAAGGTTGCAACTTGGATGTGTAAGGATAAGCACCTTAGCACCGTAAGTTTTAATAAGCGAAAGAGGAGTGATTTTGAGCGAGAGGAGTGAGTCAAAGCGCTTCGGCGCAAAGCAACACAAGAACTCAGGACGAAACACTCACAAGGGGGATGCTACTTGGAGAAACTTTACAGTTGACTTCAAGGAGTACCCCAAAGGTATTACCATTAGCAAAGAGATTTGGGCTAAGGCTGTTACTGATGCTATCAGGAATGGTAATGATCCAGCAATATTTTTGGTACTGGGCGAGGGTAATGCCAAGGTAAGACTTGCAGTAATAGAGGTAGACATGCTAGAGCAACTAACTGAGGAGGAATCATGACAGAACAACAAACAACTTTAGAGATGGTAAACGGTCTTGCAGAGATTGCAGACTTTATGGAAGACGAGGAGTTGACTCAGGCTTTATCATTCATTGCTAAGATTATTATTAAGCCAGATATTCCTACACAGGTGGCTACGATTGAGATCGTACGCCTGCAGGCTATTGCAGCAAAGATGTCACTCAAGGCAACCTGGATGGCTAATGTAGATAAGTCTGACAGAGCAAAGAAGAATCTTTACTTTACTTCGGCAGAAGCAATCAATAATCTTGTGTCTGCCCTCAAGTACATCACACGATAATCTGCTATACTTATACTAATAGAAACGAGAAATTAAATGACAAAAAGTTTATTACAGCAGGTTATGTTAAAGAGAGCAGAGCAGCGGGAAAGTTTTGTAGACACCAAGGCTCTAATCGATAAAATTAATTCTGGGTACACTATCAATAGAATTGATAAGCACACACAGAAGAAAACTTTTGCTCCTTCAACAATTGCATACTCTCATGGAGAGTGTCCTAGATATTGGTACTTGGCCTTTGATGGTCAGACCTTCGAAGACAATGCAGATGCATACGGCGCAGCGAACATGACTGCAGGAACGAAGTCTCATGAAAGAATTCAGGAAGCCATGGCCAATGTGCCAGATGGATTCTTGGTTGACTCAGAATTTAAGATTACTTATCCTGATCCACCAATCTTTGGGTACGGAGATGTAATGCTTAACTGGGAAGGCGAAGAACTTCTTGGTGAAATCAAGACAATGCTTAATGAAGGATTTGAGTATCGCAAGGCAGCAATGAAGCCAAAGACTGGCCACCTCATTCAGTTGCTTATCTATATGAAGATTCTAAAGAAGGCAAGAGCAGTTCTTATTTATGAGAACAAGAACAATCATGAACTACTGGTTTTGCCAGTAGAAGTAAACGATCATTACCGTCGGTGGGTAGACCAGGCATTTGATTGGATGCGAGAAGTTCGTAAGGCATGGGTAGATAGAACCATTCCTAAGAAGAACTATAGATCAAATTCAAAGATCTGTAAAACTTGTCCAATTCAAAAGGCTTGTGCATCAGCAGATGCAGGAGACATTAAGATAAATTCTCTGGAGCCACTGAAAGATGAAACACTGTAACTGGTGCGATAAGCAATTTGAGACTGTAATTAGTTATCAGATATACTGCTGTGCAGAGTGTCGTGACTCAGCAACAAAAGAAAAGATCGCTATGCGATACATACATATGCGTCGTCAAAAGAGGAAGGGTAAGGAACGCAAGTGCAAATCTTGTGGGAACAACCTTTCAATCTATAATGATGAACCTCTATGTATGGAATGTGTTATCAATCCAGTAGATGTAAATAAAACGCTTAAGCAGATAAAGGGGCTTGTTAATGGTAAAGAATAAGTGGGGTGTTGAAATACAACCTGAAAGAATATGTGCCATTGATGCTAGTACCAATAGTCTCGCCTATGCAACATTTCATGATGGGCACCTTAAAGAGGTTGGAAAGATCAACTTTGAGGGCAAAGATATCTATGAAAAAGTAATTGACGCAGGCAGAAAGTCTAAGGGGCTGTTTGAGCATATTGTTAATGTAGATGCAATTGTCATTGAGCATACAGTATTTATGAACAGCCCTAAGACTGCTGCTGATCTTGCACTAGTGCAGGGAGCACTTCTTGGTGCAGCGGGTCAGTCTGGGATCAGAACTATTGGTAAGGTAGCACCTATTACTTGGCAAAACTTTATTGGTAACAAAAAGATCTCAAAGGATGAGAAACTTTTTATTAAGTCTCAACACCCTGGAAAATCTGATTCCTGGCTGAAGGGCTATGAAAGAGAACTGCGAAAGCAGAGAACTATTAACTTTATCAACATTCAGTATGATAAGGCTATTACTGATAATGATGTGGCAGATGCTTGTGGCATTGGTCACTGGGCTGTAAAAAACTGGGGCAAAGCAATCGGAGTTGACAAATAATACTATGGCTGCTAAACTATATACAAGTGAAGCCTTTATGCGTAAGAGATATCTTATGGATAAGAAGACACCAGAGGAGATTGCAAAGGAGTGCGGATGTACAGTAGAAACTGTTTATGTATACCTTGCAAAGTTCGGTTTGAGAAAGAGTAAAAGATGAATAGACTTAAGAAGGCTTTGGTTGTTTCCACAATCGTTGGAGCAGTCGGAATTAGTTATGCCCTATACACACTTCGGGGCCTACCAGAAGCATTTGATTGGGTGGATGAAGATGAGTGAAAATTTAAACATTACGGTTGATCAAGTTAATCACCCGTCACATTACACTACTGACCCATCTGGTGTTGAGTGTATTCAGATTACTCGCCATCGTAATTTTAATATTGGCAATGCCTTTAAGTATCTTTGGAGAGCAGGCCTTAAGGATGAGTCTAAAACTATCCAAGATCTTGAGAAGGCAATCTTCTACATCAAGGATGAGATTAATAGACTAGAGGGTAAGTATGACAACTGAAGAAGAGTTAGTTAAGCATCTTGACCAAGTAAATTTGGTTGTTGAAGAATATTTAAAGGGCAATGACCCAACACAGATTTCAAAGCAACTGACTATTCCAAGACAAAGAGTTGTTGCGTATATTGATGAGTGGAAGGTCAATGCATCTAACAATGCTGCTATTCGTGCTCGTGCAAAAGAAGCACTCGCAGGTGCAGACCAGCACTACGGCATTCTGATTACAAAATCTTATGAAGTTATTGATGAAGCATCTATGACTAATAATCTTAGTGCAAAGACTGCTGCAATTAAACTTGTTATGGACATTGAGTCTAAGCGTATCGATATGCTTCAAAAGGCTGGACTACTTGAGAACAAAGAGTTGGCTGATGAAATGGTACAGATCGAAAAGCGTCAAGAAGTTCTTGTTGGTATCCTTAAAGATATCGCATCTACTCACCCAGAGGTAAGAGACTTAATCATGAGAAGATTATCTTCTATCTCTAAAGAAGATGAAGTGATTACGGTAATCGCTGATGTTTGATGATTTTCTAGAGGCACTTAAAGATAATAACTTTAAGGAGATGCCTGTCAATGCTAAGACATTCGTTGAGGGTGAAGACTATCTAGGTCAGCCACCACTATCAGATGTCCAGTACGACATTGTAGAGGCCATGAGCCAGATCTACAAACTAGAAGATGTGATCGAAATTCTGGGGGAAACAGAGGGAACTCGCTACTACAAGAAGTATACAAAGAACGAAATCATCCTACAACTTGGTAAGGGATCTGGTAAGGACTTCACATCTACAGTAGCATGTGCATACATTGTATACAAACTACTATGTCTAAAGGATCCAGCAAGATACTTTGGAAAGCCATCTGGCGATGCTATTGATATTATCAATGTGGCTATTAACGCACAGCAGGCTAAGAATGTTTTCTTTAAGGGATTCAAGACTAAGATTGAAAGATCACCGTGGTTTGCAGGAAAGTACAATGCCAAGGCTGAGTCGATTGAGTTTGATGATTCTATTACGGTTTACTCTGGTCACTCAGAGCGTGAGTCCCATGAGGGCTTGAACCTTATCCTTGCAGTACTCGATGAGATTTCTGGTTTTGCACAGGAAGTTGGAACAGGTAATGAGCAGGGAAAGACTGCTGACAATATCTATAAGGCATTCCGTGCTTCTGTAGACTCTCGTTTCCCAGACCTTGGAAAGGTTGCATTGCTATCCTTCCCTCGTTATCCTGGAGACTTTATCTCTCAAAAGTATGATGATGTTATTGCTGAGAAAGAAGTAATTAACTACACTCACAAGTTTATTATGAATCCAGATCTTCCAGAAGATGCTACTGGCAACTCTCTTGAAATCAACTGGGATGAAGACACAATTGTATCTTACAAGTACCCAGGGGTGTTTGCACTAAAGCGTCCTACATGGATTGTTAACCCTACAAGAAAAATTGATGACTTTAAGTTAGCATTCTACACAGACCTTGGCGATGCTATGCAACGCTTTGCTTGTGTTCCTACATACTCATCCGATGCTTTTTTTAAGCAGATTGAGAAGGTTCGCACATGCATGACACTGAGGAACCCACTTGATCAGTTTAGAAGATTTGATGAAACCTTTAAGCCAGATCCAGATAAGACATACTATATCCACGCCGACCTTGCTCAGAAGCATGACAAGTGTGCAGTAGCAATTGCACATGTGGATAAGTGGGTAAATATTCAGGTAATTAAAGATTACGCACAGGTAGCACCAGTAGTTGTAGTAGATGCAGTTGCATACTGGGAGCCAAAGGTAGAAGGTCCTGTAAACCTTTCAGAGGTCAAGCAATGGATTCAAAACCTTCGTAGACTTGGATTCAACATTGGTATGGTTTCATTTGACCGTTGGCAGTCATTTGATATCCAGAATGAATTGAAGCAGGTTGGAATGAGAACTGAGACTGTTTCTGTTGCTAAAAAGCACTACGAAGACATGGCCATGCTTGTGTATGAGGAAAGACTTGCAATGCCAGCAATTGATCTTTTGTTTGAAGAGTTGACAGAACTTAAGATCATGAAGAATAATAGAGTTGACCACCCACGAAAATCCTCTAAGGACTTAGCGGATGCTGTGTGTGGGGCAATCTTTGGGGCAATATCACATACCCCTAAAGACAATAATCTTGAGGTAGAGATTCATACTTTTAGGGATAGACCTAAAGTTGACAGCCCTATGTCAGGTGTGATAGAATATAAACCTATGCCAGATGATGTAAAAGATTATTTGGATAGATTCAATCTAATATAGAAATAAGGAGCAAAATGAATTCATTTAAGAAAATCGCCCTAGGTCTTGCTGCAGCAATGTCTTTTGGCGTAATGTCAGCACTTCCGACAAGTGCTGCTGTGAATGCACCCACTCTAACAATTGACTCAGCAACAGATGCTGTATCAACTGGAGAGTCTGCAACTGCAGTAGTAACCTTGTCATTTGTGTCACAAACATCAGCAGATACGGCAACAATCATCTCTGCAATGTTTACACAGCCAACAGGTTCAGCAAAGTCTGCAACCTTCTCACTACTTGAGACATCTACAGCAACTGCAGCAATCGCAGGTAATCGTGTTTCAGCAGATGTTAACTCAACAGTTAACACACCAACATATGTAACAGCAAAGTTCTTAGTAACTTTGGATACACCAGCGGTAGCAGGTACATACGAGGCTCGTATTCTTACTACAAGCCCAATCAACGGTCCATCAGTTACATGGACTGTAACAGTTAAGGCAGCGGATCTAACACCTGCAGCCACAACTACAACATCAATTCTTAATAAGGGTGAGACAGTCTCTGCAACAGCAGATGAAGCAGTATATGCTCCAAAGGCAACTGCAACTGATGCATCAGCAGTTATTGCTGTTACACCTAAGAATGCAGCAGGTGGATCTGCAACTGAGTCAATTCTTGCAACTGTAACAGGTTCAGGACTTATCGGTTACGGAACAAACCCTGCAACAATCTCAGCACAGGGTCGTGCACTTGTAATCCCAGCAGGGAACCACATTGGTGTATTTGCTGACGGTACAGCAGGAGTATCAACAGTTACTCTTACAACTCTTGCAGGTGCAGTAATTGCAACAGAGAAGGTCACATTCTATGGCGACATTGCTTCAATCGTTGCAACCCCAGTTAAGTCTGTTATTGCAACAGGCTCAAATGTTTCAGTGGTTAAGGCAGTTGCATACGATGCATCTGGCGTAACAGTTGGGGCAGGAACACTTAATGCTTACTCAAGCGATGTCTCTGTAGTATCTGATTCAGGTACAGCAGCAACTATCGTTAATGGTGAGGCAGTATTTACACTTACTGGTGTAAAGGCTGGTGGAGTTGCTCTTACAGTTAAGTCAGGAACAGTTTCTGCAATTGCAGTTCCAGTTCGTGTAGAAGGAACACTTTCAGCAGTTAAGATTGCATTTGATAAGTCTGAGTATCTTCCAGGAGAAGCAGCAACAATTACTGTAACTCCAGTTGATGCAGCAGGACTTCCATTGTCTGCAAAGACATATGCTAATCTGTTTGCAACAGGGGGAATCACTTCATCTTACGCATTTGGATCAGGCTCAGATGTTCTAACTGGAGTTTCTGTAACAACAGACACATCAACAGTTAAGACATTCAAGGTATTCATGCCATTGACTGAGACTGAAGTTAAGGTAACTGCAACTGGTGGAACTTCACTTCCACTTGCTGGACAGGTCGTAGTATCTGCAACAGCAAAGGTTACTAACAAGGCATCAGATGCAGCAAAGGAAGCAGCAGAGGCTGCAAAGGCTGCAACACTAGCAGCAGAAGCAGCAACAAAGGCTGCCGATGCAGCAACAGTAAAGGCTCAGGAAGCAGTAACAGCAGTTGCTACTCTTTCAGCACAGGTTGCTACATTAATCTCTTCACTTAAGAAGCAGATTACATCACTTACCGCACTGGTCATTAAGATCCAGAAGAAGGTTCGTGCATAACTAAACCAACAACTAAGGGGGTTAGCCTAAGTGCTAGCCCTCTTTTTTGTGCAATAAAATGGTATAATCATCCTATCAGACATCCTGTCTGCAAGGGGGAAGGTTATCAAAAGATTAGCACTAAGATCAGCATTTATAACAGCATTTCTAGCCCTGTGGTTACTATTATTTCCACAGGATGCGGCTCACGCTGATGAGATCAGTACTGTCCAAATAACCCCGTCAGAATCAAGCACAGTAACAGTAATAGTATTAACACCAACAGCCACTATTGAGGCAGCACAGACTGCAATAACTCAGGCTGAAACTGCCACGGCAGTCATACAAACCCAAGTAGAAGCCATTACAGGACCTTTAGAGACCGTTACAGCCACTATCACACAGGCTCAGAACTCTATTACACAGGCACAAGCAGTAGTCGATAGTGCTATTGTGGCTCTCTCTCAGGTAGACGGTGCAACAGTTCTTGTTGCTGATGCCCAGGAAAATCTTATTATTGCAGAAATAGCGGTAGAGGCACAGACAGAAGTGGTAGTAGATAAAATACAGGTGGTTGAATCAGCAACTGCCATAGTAAATGAGAACACATCCGCTGGCCTAACTATGACAGTTATCCATAATCCTGGATACAACAATGCCCCTCCACTTAATGTTGGCACAGTTGTTAGAGTAGTTACTGATACCAATGGGATCAATGAGAATTTTGATGCTAATGCAAATTTAGTAATGGCAAATGATGACTTCAAAGTAAAATGGGAAGGTGTTTGGACACCAACTCATACTGGAACAACATATCTATACGCACCCGCTGATGATGGAGTGCAGATATATTTAGATGGACAACTTATAATTAATGACTGGTTTGACAAGGGTGGTGGAGGATCCATCGCTGGAGTCCAGACTGTTGCAGGAACAGGAAAAGATTTTACACTCTGGTACTATGAAAATGGTGGCGGTGCAAATGTTGTTTTAATGAAAAATACTGGAAACGGATGGTATGTAATTCCAGGATCTGAATTCAGCACATCTAGTGCTTCACCAGAACAAATAGAAACACTTCAAACAGCACAAACAAATCTTCAAATTGCACAAGCAACACTTGACATTCTTGAGGCAGACCTTACAGCAGCAGAAGAAGATTTAATTGAGGCAGAAGAAAACTTACAAGATGCTCAGGAAGATGTAAATGTTGCAATGGAAGCAGTAGGCAATGCAATCTCTACTATGAATGCAAGTGTGACAGAAGCACAAAGTTTAGTTATGCAAACATTACAAGCAGAAGAAGCAGAAAGAGCAAGAATTGCTGAAGAAGCCAGACAAGCAGAGTTAGCAAGACAAGCAGCAATCGCTGCAGAAAATGCAAGAATAGCAGCACAACAAGCATACGAAGCAGAGCAGTCTAGAATAGCAGCAGAAGCAGCAAGAGTTAAGGCAGAAGCAGAAGCGAAGGCAGCAGCAGAGGCTGCAGCAAAAGCAGAGGCAGATAGAATTGCTGCTGAGGAAGCAGCCAAGAAAGCAGAGGCTGATCGTATAGCAGCAGAGGAAGCAGCAGCAAAAGCCAAAGCAGAAGCAGAAAAAGCAGAAGCAGACAAGAAGGAAGCAGAATTAAAAGCAGCAAAAGCAGCAGAAGAAAAGGCTAAGGCAGAGGCAGATGCTAAGTTAAAAGCAGAAGAGGATGCAAAGAAGTTAGCAGAACAAAAGGCTGCAGAAGAGGCTAAGGCAAAGGCTGAAGAGGACAAAGCAAAGGCAGAGGCAGAGGCTAAGAAGGCAGAACAAGACAAACTAGATAAGTTAGCAGAAGAAGCCAAAAAAGGAAAAGAATTATCTACTGAAGAAAAAGCGGTAGTTGTAGAAGCATTGGTAGCAGATTTAAAGCCAGGAGAATCTATCTCAGCAGCACAGGTAGTTGCATCTGGAGTTTCTTATGCAGACCTACCACCAGAGACACCCATTGAAGTAAGAACATCTGAGTCTGGTGAAGTTCTAGTTATTACAGCAGAAGTAGCAGCAAATGTTGAACTGGTTCAAGATCCAGGAGCATTGCTAGAAGCAGCATTTACAGACCCTGGAGCAGCCTTAGCAGCACTAGGAAGTATTGGGGCAGACATGACCCCAGGAGAAAGAGAAGAGGCAACCAACATGGTTGTAGCAACAGTAGTTGCCACAGGAGCAGCCCTTAATGCTGTAGGTTTGGCTACTGGAGGATCAGCACCCGCTGCTCCATCTGGTGGATCAACAAGTGGGGCAAATTCAGGTGGTTCAAGGAGGAATGAAAGATGGTAAAACTAATTAAGGATATTCTTGATCAGCAATGGACTCTCCTAGGCATGTTTATCGCTTGGGTTGTTTTGGACGGTAGTGCAAAAACAGTTGTTGGTTATGGAATTATTATAACAATGATCACATGGATACTTAGTTATCCAATTAGAAATAGAGAGGAGGACTAAATATGAATAGTATCACAAACATTTGGAACATCCTTATGCGTATCGTTGCAGTATTTGCAGCAAACGCACTTGCAGTAATTGGAGCAGGAGCAATCGCAGGTATCTCAGTAGCAAAGGCTATGACGGTTGCTGGACTTAGTGCAGTAGCAGTTGTAGTTGAGAAGTTGGCTCGTGCATTTATGGATGACGGAAAACTTACAAGAGACGAGATTAACGCAGCATTTTCTACCACAGATAAAAATGCAATAACGATACAAGATGTTGCAGTTGAAAAGCGCAGAGCACGATCAAAGGCAGCATAATTAAGCATTAAAACACGCTTACTTGACAGCCCCTTCTAGAACTGGTATACTTGATATATCGCACCTAGAAGGGGTTCTTGCATGACTTGTATTGCTGTAGTTCGTGATGAATTAAATAATAAGATCTATATGGCTGGTGATCGTGGTGCTTCAGATAGTAGTACTATTCTATCATTAACTGCCCCAAAAGTTTGGAAACTTGGACCATACTTACTAGGATATGCTGGGTCAATGGACGGAGAGCGTCTTCGCTATAACTTTAATCCGTATGTGCCAGACATCAAGGACACAGATAAGTTTATGCAAACTAAATTTATTAAACAACTACGCCAATTTTATAATGACTGGTGGGTCGATACAAGTAAGGACTCAGATTTTGGACTAATTGTTGCAATTCGTGGTGAGATATACGAGCACAGTTCTGCAGATATGTCTTTATCTAAATATACTTTGCCATTCTTAGCAATGGGTTCTGGATCAGATTTTGCTATGGGACACCTTGATGCAACTCAAAAAGTTAAAGATCATCGCAAGCGTGTTGTTGGAGCAGTAAATTCAGCAATTAAATTTTCTCCAAGTTGTCAAGGTCCAGTTGACGTAGTAAGCATTTAAGGGTATACTTATAATATGAACGAAGAGTTATCAATAGAAGAACAAGAGTTTGGTATTTGGATTACCAACGGTATTGAGCGGGGATGGATCACAGAACCGTATTGTGATACTCATGATGGTGGATACCAGTACATGAGTGAAGAAGAGATTGAAGAGTGGGACCAAGGTGGCGACCCATGTTGTCATGTCGTAAGACTGATGATTTCGTAATAGAAAAGGAATAAAATGAAGAAGACTATCCTAGCAGTACTATCAGCAGCAATGTTGTTTTCAGTGGCAAGTCCAGCACAAGCAGAAGATCAGAAAGTTTTAGCGATCATTGATACTGCTATTAATTCTGACAACTTCCCATCAGTAATCTATGAGGCATGCTTTACTGCTTCTAAGCCAAGCGGTTGTTCAAATGGCAATCTTTTTATGGAGGGCAAGGGAGCAGGAAAGTCGCCAGTTCCAGCATCACTTAACAGTACTACCTATCACGGAGACAGTATGGTCAAGGCAGCACTTGCATCAAACCCTAACCTAAAAATTGTTTTTGTAAGAGTTTCAGATGTTTCTGCTAATGGCAATGGAGCAATTTTTGCTAAGTCTCTTATTTCTGCAATTGAGTGGGTATCAAATAATGCTGATAAGCATAGCATTGATGCGGTCTCTATTAGTCTGTCTGGTGTAAGTAACTCTGTGGATGTAGCAAATGCATCAGTTAAGGCAACTGCATTTTCACCTAATTGCACCAATACCAATGTTATTAATGCTGTTTCATCACTATCATCAAAGAATGTACCAACCTTCGCTGCAACAGGCAACAACGGGTCTAAGACTGTTATTGGTTTCCCAGCATGTATTCCAGGTGTAATTGGAGTCGGTGCACTATCAAATCAAACAGATGGAGCAGACAAGTTAGGTGAGACAGCAACCAATAGAGGCCCAGGTCTAGATGTTGTTTCTAACGGCGCAATTAATATCACAAAGTATAATGGTTCACCTATGACCCTTAGTGGTTCATCAGGAGCAAATGTTGTTACGGCATCTACATACCTTAACAAGAATACATATGCTACTTTTGCTGAGTATGTAGAAAAACTCTCAAAGGTGTCAGTTAAGTTCCTTGACTACAAGGATCCAAAGACGAATGCATTTGTTTGGGAGCCAGTACGCCTTCTACCAATTAGTTCTAACTAATAAAAAGTCCTGGGCATGACTATAAACTGCCTACTTTAATCTTAAGAATGTTGTCATTGAATACCTTGTTCCATCGTATACTTCCTTGACTCCATGGCGATACGCTTCATGTGCAGGGTGCAAAACTAAACTGTAGGCTTCTGGCTTAAACTCTAAGCCGATGTTAGGATAGAATATTTCTCCACCTTGGTAGTCACCATTCAAGTAAAGAACAACTCCGTATTTGAACTTGGGGCCAAGACCAGAATCACTATGTGTTTTCATTAGTTGTCCTTTAGATGCCCTGTAAATGCCACTGAACCCAGTGTATTCATAGATATCTTTGTTAAGTATTTTATTAATTTCTTTTTGAATTTTAACAAATAGATCATTAACAAGTTTTTGTTTTTCTGTATCAAATCCTTCACACTGATCCAAAAGAAGGATTCTATCTTCCCACTCATTGTGTTCATCTCTATCTGTATTATTATACTTTGCCCACTCTTCTCTAGTAGCACTTTTTGCTAGACCTGCCAAAGATAAGGCATCGTTAGGTGTTATAAAATTTTTTATTACAAAAATGTTAGGATCAGGATTTGTTATTATCATACATATAGTATACACTGCCAAGTCACTAGTTGACAGGTATTATGCCATATGCTATAATTAACTAGAACTCAAAGGAGGCCATAACCATGGCGGTAAAAGGATCAGTAGAAGCAATCATTGAGGTTGCCAAGAAAGAAGTTGGAACCATTGAAGGTCCAAAAGATAATGAAACTAAGTACGGAGCATGGATGAAGGTTAACTTCCAGCCATGGTGCCAGTCCTTTGTTTCTTGGTGTGCATCACAGGCTGGTGTAGCAAAGTTTCCAAAGTCTGCTTCAACAGTAGCAGCATCAGATCAGTTTAAGAAGGAGGGTCGTTGGGCAGATGCTCGTAATGACGATCCAACTCCAGGAGACTGGATTTATTTTGATTTCCCAGATGATGGTGTAAATCGTATTTCACACGTAGGTCTTTGCATCAAGAACAATGGTGATGGCACTATTCAAGTTATTGAAGGAAACACTTCAGGAACTGCTAAGGGAGACCAGCGAAATGGCGGAATGTGTGTAGAGAAGACTCGTGCATATGTAAAGAACAAGAAGGGCATTCTTAATGCTGTTGTAGGTTGGGGTCGTCCAGTCTATGCAGGAGAAGAAAATGCTCCGTTGCTTTCTAAGGCTACAACTGTTGCAGAAGCAAAGCCTGCATCAAAGACAGTAGCAAAGAAGTCTGCTGCATTTAAGCCACTTAAGAATGGCTCTAAGGGCACTGGTGTAAAGACTATTCAGACACTTCTTGGCATTAAGGCTGATGGATCATTTGGTCCAGGCACTGCAAAGGCTGTTCAAGACTTCCAAAAGAAGGCGGGACTGCCAACAACAGGTATTGTTGATCAGGCTACGCTAAAGGCATTGAAGGCAAAGTAATGGAATCAACTAAGAGAACATTATTAAAGACAGCAAGTTGGGAAACTTTTCACCTTGTTGGTGTTGCTGGAGTAATTTATTTGTTTACTGGTGAATGGGAGTATGCAAGTCTTGGTGCTCTTTTGTATATTGGCTGGGAAGCAATCGGATACTTTCTTCATGAAAGAGTCTGGGCAAAGTTTGGGCATAAGGTGAAGTAATGATTGATATCAGCCCAGTAGATTTTATATCTATACCAGAGATCAAAGATAACCCTGACAAATACAAGGAAATCTACTTTAGAGATAAGATTATTGTATTTCGCAATGCTAATCTAAATGAAGAGCAGCAGTCAGAATTGATGATCTTTTTTGGTGATCTATTGGGCTGGTACCCAAACTCAGAAAAGCCTACGATACTTAATTATAAGGAAGACCACCATAGACAAATGGTCAATGGAATTGATATTCCTAAAGATCAACTTATGTTGTCTTGGCATGTAGAGCATGTTGAAAACGAAGAAGATCCTCACTGTGGGGCAACCTGGAGAATGGAAAAGTTTGAATGCGATGAAGACTCTGGTCATACATATTTTGTTGATATGACAAATATGTATAATCTTTTACAAAAAGATGAGCAAGACTTTCTATCAAAGTGTGAGGTAAGAGTTGAGACTACTGTTCGTAGAGATGAAAATGAAGAAGTAAAAGAGTTTGAGATCATAAGAAACTTTAACTGTATTAGTCTTCATCCAGTAACTGGAGAAAAAACTGTGCGATTGTCATTATTTTCAGAGCACGGACTACTAAATAGTTTAAACAAGTTTGATGGTCGTGATCCTAGCAAAGAAGAAAATGATAAGTTTGTTAGAATTTATAAATGGATCATTGACCAGGTTTGGTACAACGAAGATATTCGCATGGTGTTACGATGGAAGCAAGGAGATCTTGCTGTACCAGACTTATACAAACTTGCACACTCAGTAAGTGGTGGTTTTACAAAAAATCAGAGGACGCTGCGTGGGCAATTTGGAAAATTAAAGCCTTGGAGAGGAGAATAAGATGCGTATTAAAATTATTAAATTAGTTATAAATTTTTTAGGTTATGAAATGGGGAGACAATTTCCTAACTCACCAGTATGGATGATTAAAGAAAAGAAAAAGGTTAAGTAATATGGCATTATATGAATACAAGTGTACTGGTTCTTGCGAGGGTATTATCCCAATCAAAAGGCCTATGGCAGATGATGATCCAGGGTATAACTGTGAGACTTGCAATCTACCTCTAACTCGTGTATACTCAGATGTAGGAGCAGTTTTCACTGGGAGTGGCTTTTATAGCACCGATAATAGAAAGAAGTAGAGTATACTATGAGTACAATGACCAATACAGTAAAAGTTGTAGATGCAGCAGAGTACCGACTAGGAGCACAAGACCGCTGTGACGCAGCGTGTTCAGCAGAGGCTTTGGTTCAAGTTACTGGTCTTGATGGAGACCTAATGTTCTGTGGACACCACTACAACAAGATCATGTCTATTCCAGATGCTAAGAATAATATGATGAAGTTTGCCATTACAATTCGTGATGAGCGTGATAAGTTAATTGAAAACAAGTTAAAGGATGAAAACTATGTATGAGTATTATGTTAGAAAAGTAGAGAATGTTGTTGATGGAGATACCATCGATGTTCTTATTGATTTAGGGTTTGATATCCTCTTTGCATCTCGTGTAAGATTGGCTGGTATTGATACCCCTGAGTCTCGCACAAAGGATCTTGCTGAGAAGGCTCTTGGTCTAGAAGCAAAAGATTACCTAAAGAAGGCTCTTAAGGATGCAAAGTCTGTTGTCATTAAGACTGAGAAGATGGACTCATCTGAGAAGTATGGTCGCATTTTGGGCTGGGTATATATTAATGGAGATACAGTATCTCTCAATGACATGATGATCAATGATGGTTATGCATGGGGATATCTAGGCGATACCAAGGTTAAGGACTTCGATGCACTTGCAAAGGCTAGAAAGAAGTCTGGCAAATGAGTCATGTCCTATACTTTACTGCTGAGTGGTGTAACCCATGTCAGCGAACAAGGCCTGTTGCAGAAGAGTTGAAGAGAGATGGAGTCATCGACTTCATGTTTATTGATGCTGACACAGAAGTAGAACTTCTTACAAAGTTTGGGGTTAAGTCAATCCCAACATACATTCTTCTTGAAGATGGAAGAGAAGTTAAACGCATGAATGGTGCAAAAACAAAACAAGATTTCTTAGACTTTATTGGAGAATAATGAATCCAAAATCAGATGCCATGATTGAGCATCTAATTAATCAGGGTGCAGTGGAAATATTTGATATTGATCACGACGGCCATATGCTATACAAGATAACAGATAGACTTAAAGAAGTAAGTCCAGAAATGTATGAAAACTTACGAGATCAATATGAAGATCATCTGTTTAGGCTTGTAGAGCAGGGACCTACGACTATGACTTGGAGACTTAATGGATGACGATCAGATAATCGAAGATCTTATTCTTAGTGGTGCATTAGAGTTTGCTGGATTAGATATTGATTCTGGTGAGATGCTGTATAACTTTACCGAAAAGTTAAAGGATATTAATCCAGAATTGCACAATGAATTCTCCACATATTTCTATTCAGAGGTTTCAGAACTATGGGCCTCTGGATTTTTGGATATGTACTTTACAGAAGATAATCCAAAGGTTACTCTTACTGCAAAAGCACTCGATCCAGATGAGGTTGCAAAGTTAGATAAAGAAAAGCAGTACACACTGAAAGAAATAGTACGAATAATTATGAAAGATGGAAAGTAGGAGGCGTAATGGAATTCTTATTGGGGTCAGTTGTAACCACAATAATCCTTTATGCTGCCATGAAGTATTTTGAAAAACTATACCTTGTTGTAACAAAAGATAATAAGTATAAGTTTAATCAAAGTTCCTTGCATGAACTGGTTAAACCATTACTTCCAGAAGATCTTTTTATTCCAGAAAGAAAAATAACACAGTCATTTTTGCATGAACAAAAAACAAACATGCGTGTTATTATTTTGGATGGATTTGCTTATTGGATTAAAGACAATACATTTTATAGGTCTGAGATGGATGGCTTTGATATTAGAAAAGACTCAGCAGAAGTAGTTGACATAATGGGTTTGAATAAGGTACAATTAGATAAGATGATTTTTATTATAGATAAACTAAGGGAAGGATTACCCAATGATAGTTGGAGTACAGGGAACGAGTAATTTTTCCGACTACAAAGTTTTTCTTCGTAGCATGGCAGTTGCAATGTCAATGCTTACTGAAGAAGATTTAGAGTTTGAGATCTATTCTGCAGGTCCAGGAAATATCAATGATATGGTTTCTGAGTTTACAAACCTATCAGAGCGAGGACTAAAGGCTCGTGGAAAGAAGATTAAGTTTCACAAAGTTGCTCCAACATGGATCAGCGATAACATCAAGTCATTTAGATATATCGTTTACTTGGCAACACCAAGTGAGCAATCGTCTAAATTAGTTCTAGAAGCACAAGACAACAATGTCGAAGTGGGAATTTTCAAATACTAAGGAGTATGAAATGGTAGTAACAACACTTGAAAAGATGGAAGAGATTGTTTCAAACAACAAGGCTCTCAGTTGGAATGGCTGGACTGTAGTCCACTCATTTGTTTCAGACAAGGCACGAACATCAAAGTTTGGCGCACTCGTTGACGGTAAGTGGCAGATGCAAAAGGAATTCGTTCCAACAAACACTGGGTGGGAGATCCCAGACAAGTTTGTGAGGTAGCCAATGAAGCACGATTGGAAAGACCAGGCTTTGTGTTTAGATTATGACACAAATCTGTTCTTTGATAAGTATGAAGAAGATGAGTTACTAAGACCAGCAATTGATAAGTTCTGCTCTGGATGTCCAGTAGCAAAGACTTGTTTTGCAGTTGGTGTATCTCAAAAAGAGTGGGGAATTTGGGGAGGAGTCTACCTAGAAGGTGGCGGTATCTCTAAAGAATTTAGTAAGCATAAGTCAAAGGCTGACTGGGCAACAACCTGGCAGTATCTGACTATGGAGGTTTAGTATGTGGTCATGGATATTAGCAGCAGTTGGGGTAACTGGAATCTTCCTAGTTGGTCGTAAGACTATCTGGGGATGGCTAATCCTATTGCTCAATGAATGTATCTGGATTGCATATGCTCTTGCGACTAAGCAATATGGCTTTATTGCAATGGCTACCGCATATTCTGCGGTATATATTAAATCTTTTATTCATTGGAAGAGAGACGAATAGTGTATACAGAACAGAATAGAAGAGCATTTAGGGCTGTTGCACACTTTGCTCCACCTGGTTTTACTGTACAGATAGTTGATAACGATCACTTTTTGACAGTAAAGGCAAGTGAAAGAAGTTTTATGTCTCTGACTGGTGAGGATAAAATCCGAGCAGTTGAATATATGGTTAGAGTAAAGCAAGCGTTAGAAGATACTGGTGCAATTGTGTTACTAGTTCGTGAAGGTGGAGAAGAATAATATGGAAAATAGTACTGAGACTACATTCGACGATGAGTTTCCTCGTGATGGTGCCACTATCAAGGATATAAGATTGGAGATGACAGATGATACTAACTATAACCTTAAGCGTACTGCTTAGTTTTTTTGTACTGCTATCTGCAGTAATGGGGTTTAGGCTTGTTACTCTACGTAATGATCTTGTAGAGTTTGAACTTCGTGCTGCACTTCTTGAGCAGGGTGTGAAGAAGGCCTTAGAGAATGCCCCTGCTATTGAAAATAGCGAAGGGTTTTTAAGGTTTGTTTCCGAGTCTCGTGACTGGGCATTTCAATATATTGAAGAGGTCCAGGCTGTATTGCAGGAGTTTGCAGAAGATATTGAGCCAGAGATAGCATATTTCAAGGAGTATGGAGATATTTCTTCTATGTCGCCCAACTACTACTCTATGAAAAAGATTGCAGCATCCTACGATAAACTAAAAGAAGTGTTGCCAAAGGAGAAGTAGCATGGACTTTTATTATTTTGGTGGATTTATTGGTGATCAACAGGTTCAGCATATTGAAGATCATCATTTTGCAGGAATATTGTTTACCTATGATATCCGCCAAGGTGATTTTTTTACCAGAGTGGCAAGAGATATAGATCTTAGCAAAAAGATCAAATATATGGTGGCTATCAGACCATATGTCATATCTCCACAGTACCTGTCAATGATATCTCAGTCAATGCATGACATAATGCCAAATAGATTACAGATAAATCTTATATCTGGACACATAAAGCCTCATGAAAAAGAGGTTGGCGGTGTTTTAGGAAACCTAAACGATTCATCTTCTCATATTGATAAGTCTAATTATCTAATTGAATATATTGAATGCCTAGACAAACTAAAAAACTCTATTCAAAAAACTGCAGTACCAGATTATTATGTTTCAACTACTAATCAATACGTATTTGATGCAGCATCTAAATTGAATAATAAAATGATTATTCAGTATGCAGAATATAACCAGGGGTGTTGGACTAACTATGAGAACTACCAAACTAACAATCAGATAGTGACTATGGGTGAAAAAATTGATGTTAAAGGTAAAGACATAATGATATCTATTGCTCCTATTTTAAGAAAAACACAAGAAGAGATTGATTCATTAGAAAAATCAAAGCATACAACAGACACTGCTTATTTTACCTATGATGAGTTTGAGGCAAGAATCGAAGAAATAAAGAAAGATGGCATAAATCAATTAATGTTTATCTCTTGGCCAACGGAAGAGAGAGAATATGTAATGGATTTTGTGAAACAATATAAAGAAAAGGAATTGGCTATTCTATAGTCATTATGCTATATTAATGTAGCATTATTTACACTAGGAGAAAAAATGAACAGCACACAACTAAAGGCACTGCTTGCATCATACGGACGATCAGTTCTTGCAGCAGCGACAACACTGTACATGGCAGGGGTAACAGATCCAAAGGATCTTGCATACTCATTGGCTGGAGCACTTATTCCAGTAGTACTTCGCTATGCAAACCCTAATGATAAGGCGTTTGGTCGTCTTCCAGAGGTTGCAGAAGTGGAACTAGCACTCAAGACAGTAAAGCCAGTAAAGGCACCTGTTAAGAAGGCTGCTGTCAAGAAGACAGTTGCAAAGAAGTCAGCACCAAAGAAGTAGTATAATTAAATCCTATACACCCAGACACCTGGGCAGTGTAGGTAACACAAGGGTCGCTACCCCTTGGATGGTGTCCTGAGCATGACCATAAACTGCTCGCTATTAGTTCTGGTATAATTAAAATATGACACGACAAAGCCACGAATACAAAGAAGAAGATGCTGCAGTTGATCTTCTCATCCACACGAAATCCCCAACTAAGTGGCTGCTTATTGATAGAGAAACTGGTCAAGTTTACCAGGGTAATGTCAATGGGTACTGGGATAGGCTAGACCCAGTTTCTAAAGACATGATATAATGTTTGCATGACAATCCACTTAAACCCATACCTCAGTTCATCAGAGGCAACAAGAATTTCTCCAAACGGAGTGCACTCAGGTGTAGATATTACAGTTCAAAATCTAAGCGACACAGCGTATGTCTACATTGGTGCAGATGATGTTAATCCAGAAAGTTTTGGATACCGCCTTTCTCCAGGAGCAGCATGGTCTGTTGAACTACCTGGTACAGACTCTCTTTATGCAATTGCAGAGGAACCTACATATATCGCAGTATTGCAGACTGGACTTGAGAACTAATGGCACGGTTTACTGGAGCAGAGGGCAGTAACAATGGTGGAGCAGCACTCAACTATGTCCAAGTAGTTGGCACACAGCAGACAATCTCATCTGCACCTAATTCAATTGTCGATCTTAATATTACAACAACAGGTAAGCCTGTACAAATTTCCGTAACTGGTGAAGGTGCTAATGCAAATGCTGGTTCTTGGTTAAGACTTAATTTATTCCGTGACGATGTTGAAATCGGAAATGCTATTCAGATGGAGTCATCTGCAGCATCTGAAAATGTTCCATTTGCAATTAACTTTATTGACGATGTTCAGGCAGGTACATACAACTACTCTGCTCGTGTTACAACACTTGCTGGAGGCAACTGGACATTTGGCGAGGCTGCTGGTCCTGTTATGAATGCCGTTGAACTTACAGGATTTAAGGGTGATCGTGGTCTTAGAGGACTTACTGGTGATCAAGGTCCACAAGGTGAGCCTGGTCCTGCAGGATCTGGTGGTGGAGATTTAGTTATTCCAACAGCAATCAAGGATGAAAACGATTCTGACTTTATTACTTTTACAAGAACAAATACTGGAACTGCCCGTATTGATGCACCACAGGATGACCTCTCACTTCGTTCTGCTGCAGACATCACTCTTTATGCTGGAACAGATGGACCAGGAAACGTTTATATTGGTTGGGGAGATGCAGAGTATACTCCTGACTCACCAAACCGTGTAGCAACTATTGGAGATATTCAGGCAGAATCAAATCATGGAGATTTCTATTTTGATGCAACAACACTAAAGGTAGATTCTTCAAATGATATGGTTTTAGAAGCAAACGAAGGTGATGGAACTATTGCTGCACAGATAAAAGTTGGTGCTGGATATGTTCCAATTGATATCGCTGCCTATGAAGTACAGGAAAATTCATTTAATACTGGAGATTGGTCTGCAGCCGAATGGCAGCAAGATGGTTATGGTGCAGGACTGATTGCTTTAACTGGTATGACAAACTTGGAACAATATCTTAATAACTTTAATGGGGATTTTCAAAAGATTCTTATAAATAACTCTACACTAGTTGTTTATAACGGCGCAAGTTATGGTGGCGGAAATGCAACTATCTATGTTTCTGAAGCACCAATAGAAACAACAGCAGTTAACGATTTAACTTTTATTCAGTCCCTTCGTTCTGGCTTAAGAATTGATCTAGATGATTCACAAATGGATCTCAATGCCCCTAACATGGACCTAGGTCTTTATGCAGGAGATGATCTAGACATTAGTGCTGGAGATGACATTAGATTCTATTCTAACAACAATAATAACAGTTATCAGTGGAGAATGACTTCAGACGGAATGTTTGAACTTCCAGGTGATGGATATATTTCAAATCCTTCACAGTCTTCTGGCGATGGATATAATAATGACACAATTCATATTGTTCCAGATAGCGATTTAAATTCAGATCAGTACTTAATTATTGATCCAACCGCTCCAAACCATATTCATATTCGTGCAGGTGGAACACAAGATTCTTCCAATGCTGATTTAATTATTGGCGGGGAACTGACCAATGTAAGAGTATCTGATGGAGACAGAAATGTAACTATTAGTTCAAAGCCACTTCCACAGTCAATGGCTCATCTAAATGTTAATGCTGTACCAGGAGATAATTTTATAACAAACGATGTTGTAACTGCTACTCCAGGATGGACAGTAGAAGTAGATGGTATTTCATACCAAATCTCTGATGTTTATTATGACAATCCTTCACCAGGACAGACTACCATGGTTGCTCCAGGTGCAATTTTTATTTATGAAGGAGTTTACAATGTGTTTGCTCCACAATCTACACTTCAGTGGGAATTTGATTACAATGGAACTCTATATGGTCCAGCAGGAGGTTATGTAACTGTTGCAGGAATTACAGGAGAGCCAGGGGATAACATATTTAATGTTGTTGCAGATCAAAATCTTGTATTGCAAAATGGTGAAGGCTATGGAGCATATCTAAATGACTCTAACAGTGGTTTAAACCAGATTGCAACAATTGGAGATTTAAACAACATTTATTCAGGCGAGGTGTCATTTACTGTTAATGGTGGCTCTCTCGGAACAATGCCAACATTTAATGGTGCCCCACTATTTAGCGGTACATATGTAAAGACAGGACCAATGGTACACTTCCAGATCCAAGTAGATATGGATAACATTACTAACTTTGGTACTGGACAATACTATGTTGATCTACCGTTCGATGCTAAGTATGCTTACCAAGTAAGAGAAGGCTGCCTGCATGATATTTCAACAAGCAATCAGTTTGCTATTGGTGGCCATGTTGCAGCAGGAACTAATAGATTATTACTAACATACACTGGTTCTAATGGACAAGATGAGGTTTTTGATCATGACAGTCCAGTAAACCTAAATGTTGCAGATAACTTCCATGTTTCTGGTACCTACATTTCTCAGTAGTCTGGTATAATAAATAGTATGACTACTGCACCTATTCCTGAAAATCCAATCATGCCTACTCAAACCTATGAGGGGTGTGAGTGTGAAACATGTGCAGAAAATAATACCTCTTGTGCTACCTGCCCTGATTGTGGTGGTATGGATGCAGAAACAGAAATGGCTATGTATGATGCTTCTATTGGCAAGGCTGACCCCTGCTGGGAAGGCTATGTTCAAAGAGGGATGAAGCCAGGGGATAATGGACAGCCAGTCCCTAACTGTGTTCCAGTTGCTAAGTTAGATGAAATGTTTTCTAATTTTGGCAAGGATTATACAAGATCAACTACTAGTAACTATAGAATGGAAGATTAATGCCAAAGAAGAAGGCTGGATCATTTAACGACACTCAGATCAAAGATGGATGGATTGTAAAGATCCGCAAGGATGGCACTATAAAGGCCATTGTAGGCCCGTACGAGCCCAAACACCCTAACAAGTAGGGTAAGTGGTAGCCCCAACGGGAATCGAACCCGTCTTGCCAGATTGAAAATCTGGAGTCCTAACCGATAGACGATAGGGCCTTAGTCCGTCATCTTGGAATCGAACCAAGCATGCTATCAGCGGGGGATTTACAGTCCCCTGTCCCACCTTGGAACATATGACGGAAAAGCGGAAATAATAGGATTCGAACCTATGGATCTTTCGATCTACGATTTAGCAAACCGTTGCATTCGGCCTCTCTGCCATATTTCCATTTGCTGGGGATGCAGGCCTCGATCCTGCGACTTGCGAATTAACAGTTCGCCACTCTACCAACTGAGTTAATCCCCATTGTATTAAAAGTATATCATATTAAGTTGTTTTGCGTCCCCGATAGGATTCGAACCTATGACCTACACCTTAGAAGGGTGTCACTCTTCCGCTGAGTTACGGAGACTTAGTACAACAGGTAGGACTCGAACCTACGATAACCGAATTATGAGTTCGGGGCCTTAACCGACTTGGCTACTGTTGCTTATTTAGTTTTGCTTCTCCCCTAGGACTCGAACCTAGATTGCTGGTGCCAAAAACCAGAGTCCTGCCATTGGACGAAGGAGAATTAGTGCTTCTCACAGGACTTGAACCTGTAACACCCAGATCCTAAATCTGGTGCCTCTACCAATTGGGCTAGAGAAGCAATGTGAGCAGAATGTGACTAGCATCCTCTCACTGACTCTACACTAGATATCCTACGAGTAGTAGCAACCACGGACACACTCGTTCCTGCGGTAAGGTTAGTACCGTTGCTAGATTTCGGTCCAGTCCCTACATATCTTATTCACGATTGATATAACCGAGTGTTAGTCACTACACTGCAGAGTCTCTAGGAGTCGAACCTAGGCTTACCGCTTTGGAGACGGTAGTGCTTCCGTAACACTTAGACCCTATGGAGCGAGTGACCAGACTCGAACTGGCACCTCCAACTTGGAAGGATGGCGTACTGCCCTTATACTACACTCGCAATTACTCTATTTAATTATACTGTACCCGAAGTGAGATTCGAACTCACGCTTGGTAAATTTTAAGTCTACTGCCTCTACCGCTGGGCTATTCGGGCAAACCTTAGTTTGCTAATAAGCCAATTAGTAAACCAATAGTAAACATTGATAAACCAATCACCCAGTGATACCTACGCATCAGATAATCTCTAACAATCTTATCTTGCATAGACTCTGGAACTTCTACATACTTGTCACGACCATATTCAATTTCATACATCAGTTTTGTCCTCCTGATCAACACCGTAAGTCATAGTAAAGTAACACACAAAGAACCCTGCAGCAAATGCGGGGATAATAAATAATGCATCAATCATATATTAAGTATACCTTATAGAACTAGTCTTGTAAAGTTGGAACTGAAGCATCTGGCATTGTTTCTCCACATGGACAGATAATTGAATCAGGAAGGTCATGGACCTCTGTCTCAATAGTAATAGATGTCTTGCACTCTGGGCACTTATAAGTAATGTTTGTCATGTACTAATCATAGCAGACTATGGTATGATTGTCAAATGGAATGCACACACGATAATAAGAAGCCCTATGTTTACGGGTACATGAGCAGTGACTTTATTAAGAATAACTGGGATCCTAGTGAGTACTACGGTGGTTATCGTAAGACTGCTGAGATGCCAGAGTCTTTTTGTCCAGACTGTCTAGAAGATTTATACGAATAGGCTCTAGGCCATCATTAATAATCTTATTCCTAATCTTTTGCTGCTTACGCTCAAATTTAGATAAGACTGGTTTAGATTGTTTACGTTTAAGGTTTTTATTGTGACGCTTTTGGCTCACGAAACACCATAATTTTTTAGATGTTTAGGGCACACGCCAGCAATGATAAACTTATTATCCATCGCAGCGAGGTCGTTAAACTCAGCCTTATTGTTGCAATAATGGCATAGTTCTATAGTTGTTGTAGTCATCATTTTATTATATCATATCCGCTACATGTCTACTTTATAGACAGTTCCCCACCTAAAATATGGACGGTATAGGATGTTTGATGTGATCGCATAAAACTTAAATACAATACCATGGTCATCATGGTCATCGTAATACATAGCCATCTCTAGACTATATGCAGCAGGAACCTCACAGAGGTTAGCAAACCATCTAAGAGGAAGGATTCTCGTCCTGTGTTGCTTGGTAAACTTCCATTGGTACCCATCGTAATCTTCCATCTTTATACTCTCTCTCATATCCTAATGACTTCCAGTCCATACGCATAATCTTAGGCTCTTTCATCGATTACTTCCAATTGCAATCCAGATTATCCACACTACAGTGGATGCCCCTGCCAAAAATCCTAATGTAAAGTTAATCATTTCTTTGTGCACCATATCCTATAATCACTCATGGTTTGATGAGTGTCCCAGTATTCAATATCTTCTTTATCCATACCGCATGTACTACAAATCATTTACGCACCTTTGGTTTTGGCATTCGCTCCTTGATCAATTCTATCACAGAGTCAACACCTTCTGCAAATGATAGGGCATCATCTTTAGCCCAGGAAATATTGCCATCCTCACTAAGTGAGCCACCACGATAAACTATATAATCACGCTTAGTCTGCTCAAAAAGTTCAATGAGTTGTTTTCTTTCAAATGCAATGGCCTTGCTACAGCCACTACACGGACATGCCCATTCTCCTCTGGCAGGCGTTTGATTTGGATCAGCCATTAGTTATCTCTCGCAATTCTTTCTGCGTAATCCTTGACATAAATAAACATCTTATTGGCGTCTTCAAGTTGATCAAAATTCGACGGTAAAGCCATTAAAGCAATCTCATCTCCAATAGACTTACGAATCTTAGCAACTATCTTATGTGTACCATTACACATACCTTCTGCATCTGTAGTGAACATGCATGAACATTTACCCATTAAATTACCTCCTGTATAATATTAAGAATAGCATCAGTCTTCTCTTTAGTCAAACCCTTTAGTTCATAACTAGGAAATCCAACTTTATCATTTTCATCCCAGTACTGTGTGCTATTTAAATATTCAACAGCATCTTCAAGTTCCCTCTTTATCTTATCACGCAAAAGAGTAAGTGCCATTTCTTCTGTAGCACATTTAGGGCTAGTCCAATGGCTAATAATGTACCCATGGTGATATGCAACATAGTATGGCTCTTCTCCGTAAGACCAGATTTTATGAATATACCAGTGGCAATCACGGTCTTTGTGATGATCCTTGTTTACATATTCATACCACACATCAGTTAGTTTAGTTACTTCTTCTTCAAGGGTCATTTTAACCCTTTCTCAATTCCGCTTTTAGTTCTCGCTTAATAGTTTTCCATTCATGGTCATGATGATACCAACGATTAGCATCTTCTTTAATAGCATAGGCTTCTACTTCTTCTGCAGTCCCCCAGAAAATATCTTTAACAATTGATTCCTTTAGTATATCAACTTCTTCTTGGTTATCGCAACTTTGCAGGGCATCGCAATAAGAACATGATCCGTATCCAACTACAGTAAACCCAAACTTATTACCATTTTTTAGCAGGTATACATAATCACCCTGCCAATCACCAATGTTCCAATCTTTAACAATAGTTCCAGCAGACGCAACTAGAGAGTCATACGAATCTTCTGGTAAAAACCATTCATCTTCCATTATTTACCCCTCGCAATACGAACACAATTTTCAACTATTGGATTATCTTTATACTTCTGTGCCCATTCAAGGATATCCTGAGCAATCTTCTCACGAAGTTCCTGCTCATCATCCTTATATTTATAGCCAATAATATCTCTTCTATCTTTACTCATTTTCTCCCCTAGTGATAGAGATTGCTCTATGCTTTGCAATAAAATCAAGAGGTGCAGTAATCTCTCGTCCACATATGCACCCAGTAGGTGTCATAATGTATCTTGAATCTGCCTCAATCTCCTGAGCAATTGTTTGGCGGGTATATGCAATAATCTTATCTACTTGATCATGCCAATCTTCTGCTCTTAAAGGCCAATCCTTTGGCGGTAAATATAGTACTGATAATTCATACTCTTGCATTACTTCCCCTCCAATACCCAGTTAATTGATTTAATGGTTTTATATATATAATACTTATCATCATCTAGTTGATATGATTTACCTAGAGATTCTAATTCTTTCCATGACATTCCCGCTTTTTTAAGCAGGTTGTCACGGCTTGTGATTAGTTCTTCTTGAGTTTTAATGATCATCCTAAGTCTACCTCAATGATTTGTCCAGTACCCTGCTTTGATACCTTCTTATGCCTACGCTTCATTGCTCTGGTTGCACCACTCTTAGTATGTGCATACCCAGAGTACCTCATGCTGTTATATTTAAATTCCCACCACCAGCCTCTGGCAATTTCTGGGTACTGTTTAATAGTTCCAATCATGACAACTCTTTCTCAATAGCCTCAATAATTAACTGGAATGCAGTTTGTAGTCCTTGATTAAATTCTTCATTGACATAGTTTCCGTCTTTGTATGTCGCAGCCAACTCCACTACTGCACGAAGGGCTAACTGCCAACCAGTATCGTATTTATCTGATGGACTTATTTCATTTATCTTTTCCAGCAATTCATCGTGGGTCATCTCAACTCCTTCTCAATAGCCCTAATGGTGGGACAGGGGTATTCGTGATAAATAGCATCTTGACATTCCCAACAAGCACCATCTACATTTCTGTGCAATTCCACTACTGCAAGAAGAGCAAATGAATGTTTTAATAGGTCATACCCTTTAGCAGTAACCTTTACACCGTCTTGTCCTTTATTAACTTCGCAGTCTAATTGACCTATTCTTTCTAGCAATTCATCGTGAGACAAACGCTGCAATAACTCAGAATCTTCTTCTCTAATAACTTCTATTGCTTCATCCCGTGTCATTAGTATCCTCCTAAGCACTCATTGCGAGTGTGTGATAATCTTGTTCGTGTGTAGTCCTTTTTGTTCGGGGCATAGAATTCTTCACCGCAAGCAAAACATGCACCAGTCCACTCACCAGCAAAGAAGTCATAACGCATACCCTTGAAGTTGGCATACTTACGCTCTACAAAGGCTTCAAATGGGTCAGGAATCTCAAAGGTAATCATTTCTGAGGTGGCACACAGTCTAGACAGAATGCTGCACCTGCACTTGCAACCTTAGCAGTAACAGGATCAACATAGAAAGTTGAAGCATCGTCAATGTGGCGACGGCATACAAAGCACTTGCGTGTCATTAGTTCCCATTCCACTTATAAGCAATATAGTTAAACATGTTAAGAGTTCCAACAAGAAACCAGAATGCAACCTTGTACATATTGAAGTCAGTTTCTGTAAGGGCATAGACAAGCAAGCCCAACGCAAAGAAGGCGAAAAATAGGTTCATACGGCCAATAAATTTATCTAAAGTAGTCATATACTAAGTATACCCTTCGGCGCAAAATAAGTCAAGTCTTTAAAGTTCGGCGACATAGAGGATCTGTAAACCATCCTATGCACCACAGGTGCACTAGCGGTTAGTATGGCCCCTCCATAAACCAAACTAAATAAGCAATTACTTCCTCTGATCGTCCTGCCTTAATCATCTCATCTGGAGACATCCCAAAAGAATGGTTGTGTCCGTATAGCCATTGTCTGATATTTATAGGGTCTGTAAAGATAGCCCCTAGTAGTTCATTAATAATCTGGGTATTAGTCATCATCGCTGCTCTCCCATATCTGTCCACATTTAGTACAGGTAATACCTGCTTCTCGCATATAGTAAGTATGGCTGCATGTCATCTAGGAAATTCCTGTCTAATCTTCTGCTTCTTCTCAGCATGAGATAGTTGCATGGCTTCTTTGAGGTTTTTAGGTTTCTTCCTGTTGCCATCATCATCACTTCTAATCTTAAGAGAATAGATCTGGGACTTAAACTCTGGGAATTTCTTTGCCAGTTTCTTAAGTAGTTTGTTATACTCTTCTGTCTCAAGCCTATTCTTGTGGTCTTCTAACTTTTGCAGGATTTCGATAGCCTCCTGGTTTAAGATAGAGTTAGCGTCAGTTGCAGATACTTTCCAAACAGTCATGATATAAGTATCCCATAAAGGGCACGGTATGTCAACTACTGCTATAATATTCAAATGAACTTAGTATACATTTGTCGTGAGGGCGAAAATGAAGAACTTAGATACTCACTCAGATCAGTATGCAAAAATATCGAAAATCCCAGGGTATGGGTAGTAGGCGGTAAGCCAGACTGGTATACAGGTAATCACCTAAAGGTAAAGCAATCCCAGACTAAGTACCAGAATGTAGTAAATAACCTAGATGCTATTGTCCGTAGCCCAGAAATCCCTAATGACTTCGTAATAATGAATGATGATTTCTTTATCATAAAGCCTATAGATAAGGTTGAGGCTTATCATGGAGGACTGTTGCAGGATAAGATAGAAGTCTTTACTCACAACCTTGGCTCATCATTTTACATTAAACTATTAAAGAACACACATAACAGGCTAGTACATATGGGCTTTGAGAACCCACTGGATTACTCTATCCATGTGCCTATGGAGTTTAATAAAGAAAAGTTATCCACAGTGATCAAGCCCAGGATGTCCTATCGTACCCTATATGGCAATATTTATGGGGTAGAGGGGACTCAAATCACTGATGTTAAAAAGCATAGAGGACAGACCATGGCCTGGGCTAACACAGATATCCAAGACCTACCATACTTATCCACAAGCGATGCTTCATTCGTGGATGTACATAAGTCTATCCTTAAAGACATGTTCCCAGAGCCATGTAAGTTTGAGAAAAAATCCAGGGTAAATCGTGGATGAAGCCATACTCTATATACTCTATAGCCCTATACATAAGGCAGTCAAGATAGGCATATCAGATATATCAGGTAAGAGGTTTAAAGCCCATAGGACCAAAGGATGGGTATTGGTTTCATATTGGCATTTTTTCGAACGGGATAAGGCAAGAGCCGTAGAATCTATAGTACTAAATACACTAAGAGAAAGATACGGACATTATCTAGATAAGGCTGATATGCCACAAGGTGGGTTTACAGAGACATTTGATGCAAATAAGGTTACTAGACGGATGTTGATCAGAATGGTCAATAAGGCGATTAAAGTTAGCCAATAACTATATCTGATTTACCCTTGCATTTTGGACATTGAGCAGTTGGGTTAGGAGTTCCATAGGCTATTTCAAACATATATCCACAATCAAAACAGAGTACTTTAGGCATGACTTAAGTATAGCATAAGGTGTTGTAATACCTTAATTTGGATCATCTTAAGGTGTTATAGACACTTAAAGTAAATGGCGTTTTACTTTAAAATAGAGAAATGTTTTAAAGTTTCTTACATAGTTATCCACAGGTTTGATACCCCTAAAATGTTAGTTATCCACAGGTTTATCCACAGATAAATATTACTGATTAGATTGTTTGTCATTCTAGAAGTGGAGTGAAGTGGAGGATAGTGGTTTATAGAACATTTTCATTGAAGGGATCGTAATCCTAACGGGCCAAACCCCCTATCCCCAAACCTTTTATCCCCCTTATACCACATATCCCCAAACATGTCAAACCCTATATCTCATATGCATGATAGCACCAAACCATCTGTTTGTCAAGTATTGTTTGTACCAAACACCTATGACAAATTTGATCAAATATCGACAATTTGTTTTATAATTAATTATTAATTAAATAAATTAAAAAGAAATAAATAAAAAACAAATTGTTTTTAATTGTTTTATATATAGGGTTTGTATATAGTACTATAGGGATTTGGTATCAGATGTTGTTTGATATCCCCTGGCAGAAACGGCCTGGTACGGGGAAGAGAAAAGGCCCTTCGTAATGTCGTGCAGTATACCATCTACCACTGACAAGCCAGGTACGGGGAAAAGAATTAGTCCTTCGTAATCTTATTTTCGATTTGATCCTGCCACGTTTTTGGGCGGGGAGGGAAGAAAGCCTTGAATGTTACTATACTATAGAGCATACCACATATAGCACCTACAGCCTTATCAAACTCTATAGAGTCATGAGGAGTATCGTGTCTATGGGATGTATTCTTATACATCTGTGCGAAATGGTCTCTACTCATACCCTGATTATAGCATCCAAACATTATATTTGACAAACCTTGTTTGGTATGGTATGGGGAAAAGAATTTGATCTTCGTAATCTAAATCTGGGGAAAATATACTTGACTTCGTAATGTTTGTTTGGTAAAATGCAAATTGGGTGGTTTGTCCGATATGTCCGATTTGACGTCCAGGACGTCCCCACCCCCAGGCTTTTGTCAAGCCCAGGGGATCAGGGAGAACTAGTCTTCTTCTGCTTCTTTCTTAGCCTGCTTCTTATTGTAAGCAAACACCAAGATACTTCCTAGATTAATCTCATCAAGGACTTCGAAATCTGATTCCTCAACCTCTAGTAACTCTAGTAACATCTTGTATGTTTCGTTAATCATTTCTTCGCCTAGTGGGGTTACTTCTTTAACAATCCCCTCGGCAATCATGTAGGCAAGTGGGCAACCCAAATCATTGTATTCCATAAACGCTGAGAAATCCTCATCATTACGGAACTCAATCCATAGTTGTCCTACTACGCCTGCCTTATCTGCAAACTCCATATTTATCTCCCTTTGGTTTCTTCCATAAGTTTATCATACTCTTCTTGTGCAGTCAAGGCTAAAACATCAAACCTCTTAAACACGATTACTGGTAGATTTCTTACCAAGTAATATCCTACTCGCTCTAAGTCAATCGAAAAATCTTCCGTAAGGAGTTTCGCTAACTGTTCTGCTTTTCTTGATTCTTTAGTATGTACTGGAGTTGCTCTTATACTTCTAGCCATGATACTCCCTTCCTGTTAATTGTACCGCAAAAGTTAGGGGGAGGCAAACCCCATGCTTACCTCCCCACTGCCACCGTAGACCCCTCTGTGGTGGCTTATGGCCTGCTATGCAGGAACTCTATCATATGCATTAATGAATGCCTCAAAATCTACGGGCACATTATCAGTAATAGTCTTGTTAACAAAGTCAATGACTACCGTCTGCTCGCCTAGGTCAAAGTTAGTACCTGATACCGCATAGATACCAAAGCCTGTCTCATCTAGGATGCTATCTGAAATAAGATAACTAATCATCATTCTGGTCCCATACGTAGAATCAAACCAGCGAGGCTTGGCATGCACAAGTGCTGCAGCAATGTCAGTCTCCCATGAGTCTTGGCCCCAGTGTGAGTATAGAACTACGGATGAATCAGTACCATCCTTGAATACAAAATTAATACGGGCTCCCATTACTCTTCATCCAATCTCTCTAGTGCTACGATGCTAATGTCATACAGAATTTCCTTGTATACCTCGTCCATCTCTTCGGTATCAGTGTTAGCCTCAAAACTCATATACTGTCCTGTTGGCTCGTGTATTACTTCAATTGACCATTTTGGCATTATCGTCCACCTAGGTCAAACCATGTATCTTCTGTTTCTACATCTTTGTTTTCTGTCATTTGGGTCTCCTCTGTTGGGTTCTCTAATTTTAGCATTTCTTCTTCGGTAATGCAAATCGGGCATCGCTCATAGTCATAGTATCTATCATTAATTAATTGGCCATCATCTTCCATCTCTTCCCCGCAACCTTCGCAGTAGTACCAGTATGAAGAGACTTTGATTTGGATAACGCACTCTTCCTCATTTGGTGCGGGGACCTCGGTAATGAAGTATCCTAATCTATTTATATAGTGAAAGCCATTCCAGATATAAGAACCACCATCATCACCATCACCATAGGTCCAGATACAGAGTGGATTCTGCTGCTTAACAAACTCATACTCATCACCATATGTCTCAAACATAATGCCTGAACCTGATTCATCTTGGAATGAGGCATTCTTGTCTATATGATTAGTGATAGGCTTGTAAGTGGCTGTCCACTCTTCCATTGTCATTTCTTTAAAGTCGCTCATGGGGTGTCTTTCTACTAGGGTATATTATAAGTATAGCGGTTTGATATTAATCTGTCAACTTCATACGGACAATATCATAGGCATCAATCGCCCCTGCTGTGTAATCAGACATGGCATCTTCGTTCTCCTGGATATACTCATCACGCAGTAGGGTTAGTTCTTCAATACGCCCCTTTACAAATGACAACAGATCCTGGGTAACATTATCCTCTGCACAATCTCCGCAGTAGGTTTCATCTCCATGTGAATAAGGAAGAGAAGTTCCACATCCATTGCACCAAGACTCATCATACATTCCCATTACTCAACCTCAATCACTGGTAGGTAGTCTGCATTAAAGATTAGTGAGTAGGCAGATGACAAACCTTCTGCATATCCTTCTGCATGGGTGCGTTCCATAGAGAGCATTGCATCAGAGTAGTCGTCCTCTTCTTCCTCTTTAGCAATCTCATTGAACTCAGCCCAAGCCTTATCAATCATTTGCTTTAGCATTTCTTGTGGGGTCATTTGTTTCTCCTTAGCAGTGAAAATCAATTGGTACTAAAAATTGTAGCAGACCTGATTTGGATTTGTCAAGTCGCTCTGGCAGGTATCCCATGTGTGCTGTGTATTCAACCATATCGTAAAAGTAGGAGTCAGATGTATAACTATCTGATAACAGTTCCCCTGCCTTTTTGATATAGTATGAGTTCATATCAAATCGGTTCTCATCAGCAGGTAGTCCACTGTTTGAGATGTAGTCAACGATATCACTCATAAACTTATCAGTCTTGATACGCTTTAGCATATGGTTCATCTCATCAATACGAGCCTGCTTGCATGATTGGATAATCTCATTAAACTTGTCAGGGTCTTCTGTATAAGACACAACCATATCAGATGAGTTCTCATACTGTGAGTCAGACCAACGCCCTCCTCCAACTACATGCCAGTCAGACCATTCAACAAAGTTGCCTCCGTCATCATTAATTAATCTAGCAACAACTTGGTTAAAAGCGTCTTCTTTATCTTCAGCCTCAACAGCCCACCAATGTAATGTATGCATTAGTCTTCTGTCTCCCCGTCTTCGTCCTCATCTTCGTAGACTTCTTCAGCCATTTCTTCTACATTAATTGAATAGACTTCTGAGAACATTGTGTAATCTTCCCACTTCCAGCCTTGCTCTTCTGCTTCCTCAACTGAGTTAGCCTCTACTTCGTATTCAAGGTCTACTCGTACTTTTACATAATACTGTGGCATTTGGGTCTCCTTTTGTTGTATATATTAATTATAGGGGTTGGTGTTGATTTTTACAACTTGTGGGGATGTGATGTTAGTCACAGGCTCCTTGACTGTAGCATCTTCCCAGCCTAAGAGGATCAGTTCATTAGGATAATCACACACACAGGTGGGGGACTGCTTAAAATCCTGGGTAGTGACTTCAAACATAGTATCACAGTATGTACAGATAAGGTTATACTTAAGCCACATATTACTCCCCCCAATACTGCATAATAAGATTCATAGTAGTGTGTAGAGAACAATCACAGTCTCCACCGTTCATGTTTTCCATGAATTCAAAGTGCGATAGGTTATCCTCGTAGATTTCTTGTACGAGTTCGTGGATAGCATAGGGCTTATAAGTTGTTTGGGTCATGTATTAATTGTAGCAAAACCTGGGGAAAAATACAACTCTTCGTAAACCGTTTTGACCTAAAATGTATGTGATATGCATCACAGGGGACGTCCCCGCATTTTTATGCAGAGCCCTGCATATTTATTTACTTGCGATCCGTACGGGACTCGAACCCGTGACCTCCACCGTGACAGGGTGGCGAACTAACCAACTATTCTAACGGACCTTGATGAGCCTTTTGAAATCATGCTCAGGATTTAATTATAGCAGATGCTATGCTAATTGCATAACGCCCTGCACAATTTTTAGCAAGCGATTCTTCTCTGCGTTAATTGCAGGGTCAAATCCTGATGCTGATGCAAGAATAGATTCGTTAGAACCATTACGAGCAGAGCGGTACCAGTCTAGTCGCTCAGTGAGTGCATTGTAAGCACCCCAAGCGTTACCAGCAATCATGCCATTGAATTCACCAGTGTAGATATCGTTAATAACATCTACCTTGTTTTCCCACTTCTTGAACGCACCCTTAGAATCCTTCTCAGGCTTAGGGTATGCAGCAAGAATGATATCGTTGAAAGCCTTAGCATTGACTTCCTTCTCGAACATAGCCTTAGCCATGATGTCGAATTCGTCCATGTATGCATTAGCAAGACCAAGAGTCTCACGAGCAATCTGCACCTTGCCTGATGCGGTTTGCGTGTGGCGAATCTTGAATGACTGTTTGATTCCCTTATTCTTCTTACGACCTACGCCACCAAGAGCAAGGTTAAGAGTGTTAGCACACACAACACGAACGGGAGTGATAGATGCCTGAATAGCAATAGAACCGTCGTGTGATGTGTTGATGAGAAGATAAGTTTTAACCTTATCTGCAACACCGCTAGGGTCAAGAACTGTCTCACGCTCTAGGGCAAGAGCACCGAATACAACACGCCCACCCTTGATAGAGCCAGCGGTTTCCCATCGTCCGCCACCGTCTAGGATATTATCACCGAATGAGAATAAATCTTCATTCTGCATAACATGGTAACGCTCACCAACCACACCAAGAATATCAGTCTGATTCTTGTCGGTAGGGTTAGTACGCAAAACATATTGGTAATTCTTATCGCTTGTAAGATGGGTAGGGGTTTCCAAATCCTCAAGACGAACATTCCAACCATTGAGGTTTGCAGCCTCAAGCATTTCTGCGGTTGTCTTTTCTTCTGTGAATACGGTACCCAATCCATGCCAAGCAGGTTCACGGAAAGATGCGAAAGATGTCTTGCCGTTTTGAATTTCTAGGTCATGTGCCATGAGTTATCTCTTTTCTGTTTGTTGATAATATAAGTATACACAACACCACCGACAAATACAAATCGGGATAGTTAAACATAGGGCAAATCGGACATTTTTGATGTGATCTTAAACACACGGCGTGTCGACTTGACAAACCTTGATCGGCGGGACGTCGCAAAATTTGAGAGTTTTGGTGAGCAGTTTACATGGCCATGCTCAGGGCCCTTACCCAGTTTTTAGACATCTGGTAGGTCCATGCTCATAGCCCCCTATGAAATATTGTCGGATGATTGCAATGACGAAACATCAAGTGAGAAATCATCAATTGAATAATCAAATGAGTCAACACTGAATTCAAGACCATTCGCAACATCATCTGCGTCAACATCGAATGGAACCTCTAGTTCGATTTCGAAATCAACTGTTGCAGTTACGGTAACTGTCTTTGTAAGTTCGAAGTCGCAAATCTCTGCAAGAGACTGTGCAACATTCTCACTGATATCATTATCACGCAATGACTCTACTACGTATTCTTTAACTGTATTAATAAGGTTTTGGCGTTCGGCCTTTACGGTGAAGGCATATGAAGAATTCTTAGAGACCTCATCTTGCAGGCGAGTGATGTACTCATCCTTTTTCTCAATAAGTTCAAGTAGTGCTGCTGCTTGACGCTCTAGGTAATCGGTTGTTGCTGACATAGGGGGTACCTCTTTCGTTGTTGTTATTAATACTAGTCTACACGAGACCTCTGACAAATACAAATCCTGTGATCCATTTGGGCTACCCTGGTGGGTGAGCAGTTTTACAACTTGCTCAGGTTAGTTTGGGGGAGAGGCTTGAACTAGGTATTGCTACCTCTCTCCCCCAATTCTATTTAGAGGTACTGTGCTACCTGCTTGAAGGTTGAGGCATTTACAAACTCCTCATCAGTCATTTTGAGAATACGAATTGCGTTCTCAATCTCTACGATTTCGTACTGACCAAGTTCACGCTCCAAGTCCATTGAAGGCTTCTCAGGAAGTTTAACTGTATTAGCAGGAAGTGTGATAGTTACATTGAGTTCGTTGCGCCAGTTCTCATGTGCAGAAACTTCTGCCTTTGAGATATGCTTGAACACAATATCCGCAACTTCCTTAGCATACGACTTCTCTGTTTTTTCGTAGTCCTTACGCTTCTTCTCGTTAGAAACTTCTGCCTTCTTTGCAGACGCTAACTTATCTTCAAGTGCCTTGATTACCTTAGTTGTTGCTACCTTAACTGAAATTGCTCTTGCCATGTGGGGTCTTTCCTTTTCTATTAGTTGGGGGTTTTGGTGAGCCTTTTAACAACTTGCTCAGGTTGTCCCACTCTATTTATTTAGACACGCATTTCTGTGGGGCGTGGTTGTTTTGGCGTTAGTGCCAAACTTACTTTGATGTCCAAGTTGTGTAACGAACTGAACCATCAACATTTAACTTCACACGAACATTTCCATTAGCCTGTGGGATAATCTCCTGAATTGTTCCTGTTACCTTTGACTTCTGTGTTGTGTAGAGGTCGCCTACCTTGTATGTGTTTGTTGCTACTGCCATTTTTGTATTTCCTTTTCTGTTAGGGTTACTTGCTTATGTATTAAGTATAACATTTCCGACTGACATTTTGCAAATACATTTCCTAATAATCTCATAATATAAGACATTATTCATGTGACTTGCATCACCTGTTTTCCGTGTTTCCTTATATTATAAGTATAGCGAAAAATGTCATAAATAACAAATCTCAAATGGTATAAATCGGACATTGGCTATGTGATAAAGCCCACAAAAATAAAGCGTGTCGTAACTTGACAAACAGGTGCTGGCCGACGTCCCAAAATTCCAGGGGATCGGTTAGGACCCACTGGAACCAAGGAATGCTGACAGTGTTATCAAGAATATGAATAGATAGAATAGGCCACTCATTTCTTACTCGCACTAAATACGATGTCTGCTTTATTATAAACACACAGTGAGCAAGATACGCAGGCGGACCCTGCACTGCTAATAAGTGGAATGGCCTTTTTGTTTTCAGGACATTTTGCTCCTGGCTTACCTGTTAACTCTTTCATATCCTCTTGACCAATTGCAAAATTCTTAGCAAGATATGCTAACTTAATTCCGCTTTCAGTCTTAAGTTTAATTCCAGTTTGCTTGTTGTCGCTATCTGTAGAATAGTACAAAGATAGATTAGGCTGGTCCTTAAGCATTAATGCTGCAGATTCTACACGAGTGTATACCCAGAATTGTACGAAACGGTAATCCATGATAACTTGCTTCCATGCATATGCATACGTATCATTAAAGAAATCTCCGTCCCAGTGAATGCGGAAGAGTAATGGTGCGTCTTTCTTTGCACAGTCTTTGATAAAGTCAACAATCATTTCCTTAAGCAATGTAACCATGGTCTCATAGTCTGCGTCTTTAAGTAAATTCCAGTTATGTAGTAGGTTTACCTTTACAGAAGGAAATACCTTTTCTAACTTTCCTGCATAGCAGACAGACTCGCATACGGATGTTGCTCCAGGGCATGAGTATGCTTTGCCTGCGGGTAGGCCGAAGGTGTTAGCAATTGTGGCAGTCTTACCGTTAGGGGATACGGCATTAGTTACTTTTCTATCTTTAGAACGGAGCAGTTTAGTCATGGGGGTCCTTACTTTAGGTTATACTTTAATTGTAGCATTTCGCTCTGACATTTTCTACCCTTGCGAGAGTAGGCTTTCTTCGAAGGTACGGCAGAAGCAGCATTAGAACGGCGTAGTTCCATTAGTCTGCGTAATTCCTCTGGTGTTTTCTTCATGTATTAATACTAACACACATGGTCTTAAAATGTCAACTTGGATCTATGTGATTAATCTCACACGGGGACGTCCCATTTTTCAGGGGAGAGGTTTAATCCTCTACTTCTTCTTCACGGAATACATACAACTTAATTGTATCAGTGTAGTTATACTCTGTTACATCTCTATCACCATAGTCATTAACATGACCTACATAGTATGTATCACCTGTTGCATCTGAGTCGATACCTAATACAGTTACGATATCGCCTTCAACTTCGATAATGTCTTCCTCCATTAGTTGGTCTGGAGTAAGTAAGTCTGCGTAGATTAGTTCCATGCTGTTTATTGTAGCAGTCATTTTAGTATTCCTCCTCTGGAAGCCATGGTGATAGGTGGTGAGCATCTACGATAGCCGATGCAGGACATGAAGAATTACCCCGCCAGAATACGCCTTCAGGCAATTCAATATCACGCTGATAGTCTTCCTCATAGTACGCATCGATAGCATCGATACATGGCTGCACCATTGTTAGCGGTACAGGTGGATAGTGATTACCCTGCAAGTGGAAACCGATAGCCTGTTCAAGGGTGATATCGATATTCTCTGCCAAATCAGTTGCTGTGTTAAGTCCCATATTACTTACCCCCTACATTTCCGTCACGATAGAATATCTTAGTATGCATTTTGCCATTAGGCTCTGATAGGTTAATTGTGCGGTATTCATTAGCGAATCCATAATCAACACACGCATTAAAGACATTAACTGCCTCTAGTGCATTATCATAGCGACCAATCCAATTAGGTTGTGACGCTCCGTCATAAGTTGAAGTTACTGAGTATTCATAGTCCATTATTTAGCCTCCGCTGTTAAGAATAGTTGGTTGATATAGTCATAGCCTATCATGGCTTCTACCTCACGGTCAAGATAGCAACGGAAGCAATAGAGTTCTGTTACATCTACTGCGTTCTCATTACACTGCATACATGTATAGTCGGTCATGGGGGTTCCTTCTTTCTCTTTAATAATTTAATCCTACACTAGAACGGGGACAAATAGTGGGATATTCTTAAACTTTTTTCGGCTAGAATATGTGAAATAAATCACACTTACTTAATCCTATTTTGATCACTAGGGGGTGGGGTAGGGGGTAGCATGACCAGTCATAGGCTGGGGTACCTATGACCAGTCAAACCTACTACTCTGACTTTACTGCGATAGTACGATAGGTAGTGCGGATAGAGCGAGGGTCTTTAACCTC